ATATTGCAACATGAAGCTGCTGGATAATCAGCTTCTGTATTATATGTTGGTTTCCATGATGAATAATCTTTAGTCCCACGTTGAGTTACTATTTTACTAGTATTTGTGATCCCATTAAAATCAGAAAGACAATTATTTGCTGATGATGGAGAACTTGTTTGATAATAACCAGGGTTTCTACTGCCGTCTGTCAAATATGGTGATGGTGCAGCTTTGTCTGAAGATGAACTCGTATAGTAATATGAATTTGTATCATGCGGACATTGTTTCCCAGTGAAAATATCAGAAGGCATATAGGAATAGTTAGCCTGACCAGTTATTGTGCCTGCTGAATCACCAGGAGAAGAAATAGTGCCGACATACGGTGCATAATTGAAATTAGTCAATGTACTAATATCAGTACCATATACACCCCAATACATACTCTGATAACTTGTACTACCAGTGGTAGGTGTATCACAACTCATCTCAACTAATGACATTACCCCACACTGTCCAGTCCCATAAACATCATGAGAACCAGGAATAACAACAACTCCTATAGGAGTAAATCTACTTGCCGGATAATCTGTTGGATTTACATTATCAATTTTAGCTAATCTTATTTTACCAGATAAAGAATCATAAAAGCAAACATCACCAGCTTTAGCTTCTTCTGAAGTAATAAATAGATTTTTAATTTTACCCCAATTAACAGCAGGATATTCACTTGAATGTGTAATTATTTTTTTGGCATCTTTGACAAATACAATAGAAGTGTCCAAGATATTTCCAGCTTCCTTTTCATTAGTAAAGCTGTCTTCTTTATTAAAATGAATTAATTTCTTATTAATTGCCATATCATTTTAAAATTTATATTTATTGTATTCTTTTAAATATATACACTGATAGATAAGGTGGCATATTATTATGTGCTAATCCACCTCCTACAGATGTTGTATTATCAGTATAGATACTTAGTGATCTGATACTTAAACCATAAGCTGTATCTAGATTACTATTTAAAACTCCTGGATCATTATTCCATAATTGTTGTCTATTAAATTGGTGAGAGTGACTAGGAATTTCATCTGAAGTAAGTGTATGAGATTCTTCACCACCTATTTCCCCTGCTCCATGTATATCACCTGTAGCTAAAAGAAATTTATCTTTTATTTGTTCCCAAGTCCCAAATCCAAATAAACTATTCGGGTTTATAGAGTTTACTGAAATATAAATAGATCCAACTGGATATACCATCTCAAGTATGCTTTGAATAGTATTACCTCCACCTATCTCTATATTATTAATTTTTTCATTAATTTCTTCTATACTTTGTTTAATTTCAGTATATTCATTATTATCTATTCCAGAACAGTTATATAATTGTTTATGTGTATATATTTCTTTTGTTTCTGAAATAAAACAAATACTAGTATCTAAAATATTATTATTAGAAAGTTCATTTTCAAAATCTATCTTTTTTCGAAAATGAATGAATTTCCTATCTATTGCCATATTATTTTAGATTTAATAAAATGGGAGTAGTAAATCTACTCCCATTAATATATTTAAGCTTCATGCCATGTAAGCATATACTCAATCTTGCCTAATGCAGCATTAACTGTATCAGTAGGAGCTAATGCGCCTCCCTTATCAGAAACAGCATAGTTAGTTAATTTAATATCTGCACCATCAATAGTTACAGTAGCAGCATTATTAGCTACAGTAGCAGATACATTATTTACTGTAAGAGATTTTACAAAATTCTCATCCCTCTTAATAGTATCAACATCATCACTTACAGTTTTCAACTTAGCAGCTAATTTAACATCAGCATCGTATAAGCTAGAAGCAGCACCAATAATTGTATCAGTATCATGAGGTACATAAGCATTTCCATTAACACCAGTAACAGCCTTACGATGTGCAATTTCATTAGTTAAATCGTTTGCAGAAGCAATATCATTCTCAGTTACTGTTACAATATCATGAGTATTATCAGATGACTTAGCTACAGTCACCTTTACAAAACCATCAGCTTTTGCATTAACTACAGTGTGAGCACCAGAAGCCTTAGCATCAACCTCCTGAATCTTATCCTCTAATTTACCAAGAGTATTATACTCAGCTGCTGCATCACCAATTAAATCAGATTTAGCTTTATCAATTGCAGCTTGTACACCAGACAACTTAACTCCAGCTTCACCTACAGTTAAGAAATCCTCAGAAGCAGCATCTACTTTTACATTAACAATATGATTAACTACCTCTAAACCATTCTTAAACTCAGACTCAGCTAAGAAAGTAGAAACATCTACTCCTACAGTACTCTCAGAACCATCAGCAAGAATATAAGTAAACTGAAGCTCTTGACCTACTAATTTTACTTCTTTTAAAGAAGAATCCTTATAAATCTTAATAATATCTCCTGCCTGAGTATTATCCTCATCAATTAATTTGTAGGCTTCTTTTACGTTAGTATCTCCAAGAGCAGTTACTTCATCGCCTGTTAATTTCTTAACGCTATAAGACTTAGCATCCTTACTTACAGTATTAATAGAACCAGCTAAACTCTCAATTTGAGCAGCTACTGTAGAACCAGCAACAGCAACATGAGTATCATCTCCTAAAGAAGCAGTAGCAGCTACAGCTTCAGCATTTAAATCAATTGCAGTTGCTTCAATCTTACCGTCAGTCTCAGAAACAGTAGTAATTACCTTACCAGTTCCACCAATCTCAGCTACGTCTAACTTATTAATAGCCTCATTAATCTGAGTTGTTACAGAACCTCCTGCTCCAACAGCAGCCTCCAAAGCATCAACTCTTGCATCCATAGCTGAATCAAGAGAATCAGCATATTTCTTAGCACCTGCAATAGTACTAGAAGCAGCAGTATCACTGTCTGAACCAATTAATTCGGTTTTAGCATCTGCAACTTGCTTAGCTACAGAACCAGAAGTATTCTCATCACCCATTAATGTAGTTAAACCACTAAAGTGACCCATGCTCATTAAACCTGCATGATCAGCAGTAGCAAGAGGAATACTTGTATATTTCTCCTCAGTTCCACCAACATTAGTTGCTTTTAAATAAACAGTGTTATTTTCAACAGACCACTCTAAAGTATCTACTGCTGTATTTAACTTATCTAAATCGCCTTTAGATAAACCGTAAGCTGTTTCATTCAATAACAACTCTTTGGTATCGGTTGCAAAATAAATTGAATCTCTATGAGCCTGACCTTCTGCTCCCTTATAATTAGCTTTTAATCCTCTAAAAAATTTTACTAAAGCCATAAAAATTTAAATTTAAATTATTATTATTATTGTTTAACTACCCTATAAACGGTAGGATCATTACTAATCTTTAATGATTCATATCCATCTGCTACGAAGTTTCCTCCTAAATTATCATCACCCAAAGCTGGATTATAATTCTCAAAGTCACCTCCATAGACTATAAATTTAGTATTATCTTTTACGTTATTCTGAATATTTAATACATAATACCATCCATTAGTATATGGTTTCTTAGCTGCAAAATAACCACCATTAATAGTTACTTGGCCACCATCACTATAAATAACAGAATTTGTATAATCATCTGCATCTACACCACAAGTAAATGTACCTCCATTAATGATTACATCACCTGTAGCTATTACAGTCTTAGAATCTATTCCATCTGCTCCATTAATAGTACCATCACCATTAATTGTTAAAACAGCACCTTCATTTACTTGAAAGACAGTACCTTCATACTTAATAGTTCTTCCATTTAAATTAAGAACTGTATTACCATTTACTTGTAATGGTTCAGACAAAATTAGATTATTAGTTAAGGTTACAGCACCTCCGTTTGCTATATGATTTATTAAAGAAGTAGAAGGAGAAATAAATTCTTCTGCTGATTCTTCCCAAGTAAGCATATTAACATATTCTTCTCTTAATCCTTTAGCTACAGCATGAGTAGAATCAGGAATAACAGTATTTGCAGAATATAAATCATATTTAGTAGTTTGAGATTCAGTATAAATTATTGCTATGTAATCACTTCCTAATACATAAGAAGCATCAGAATTGTCTACTTTATTAGGAGTTCCATAGGAATCTATAAATTCTTGCTTTAATTCAGGAATATACATAACAACAGCATTATCTGGATAAACAGATAGATCAAGATTGCCTGTATCAGACAGATAAGCAATTCTTTCTTTTACTCCATTAGGAAGATCTAATGTAGGTCTATCTAATGAATTAAGACATAAATGCTCTTTTACTGATCCAACTTCTACTTGCTGAACTGCTCCATTTTCATAGATACCTAATTGAATTAAGTTACTTCCATCTCCATCACTTCTAGTTCCAATAATCTTAGAACCTTGTGGGAGAATTATAAGTTTCTTATTATTAGGATCAGTTGTCCATGAAACAAATTTGACATCTGCATCTTCTTTAGAGTAACTATCTGTTTCTCCTCCTAGTGGATCCCAGTTTTCTCCATCCCATGCTACATTAGTGCCAGCAGAGTAATAAGTTCCATCTATAGAGAATGCCTTTATTATATTATAAGTATCTCCTAATTCAGCATTATTAGGTAAATCAGTATAAGATTGTAAAGTACCTCTAAATCTATAAACTCTAGAAGTAATATCTTTTACTTCTTGCTTAGTTGCATAAGTAGAAGGAATACTATTTAATAATGCTTTATCTTCTTTACTAAGTAAACCATCAGTATCTATTGTAGCTATAGGGGCTGTTTGAATTATTTTCTTCTTTCCATTACTTAATGTAAAAGTAAGTTTTCCAGGAGAATTTACTTCAACAGATGATAATAACTCTAAGTCTTCTGACTTTAAATTAATACCATAAACTACATTATTAACTATGATTTCATTAGTATCTTGAGCGAAGAATATTTTTCTTTGTTTTTCCTCAGCAGTAAGAATATTATATAAATTCTTATTACCTCTCGCAAATTGAACTATTTTTGCCATTTTATTCTTCCCAATATATTTGTGCAGTTAATCCTGCACTAGATTTTGATAATAAATTATATTCATTAGGATCTATCTTTACTCCTAATCTAACAGAATTGCCTATATTAGTGATTTCTATTGTATCAGTATCTACTAATGAGAGATTGTCACCGTAGCGTACTTCATTCAAGTAGATGCACATTTCATCTGTGATGAAATAAATTTTACCTAAATCATGTCTTGGCATACTATGATATTCATCATAAGTCAAGCATTTAAATAAAATATTATTACCATCATCCCAAGTAAAACTAGTATCTAAACCATTATCTGTTCTTACTAATTTTAATTGTTTATCACTCTGATCTTTAATAGTTAAATCAACCTTTAATCCAGAATCTGTTATTTTAACATCAACTATAGGAGTTTCAATAGAATTATCTATCTTTAAATGAGCTGATACTTTCTTTCCTAATATAGTAGTTTTAATAGAATTAGTTTCTCCACCAATATAATTAAATTGGTCTAGATTAACATAATATTTATTTCCATTCTTTAATGTTAATACTAGAAGAGGAATATCTAACTCATTACATATAGTATTATCTATCTCTTCTTGAGTAGATCTTATAACTTCTGCATTTATTAGATAATTTTCTTTATCTAATTCTACAAATGTTAATTCTTCTCCCGAATCAGAAAGACCTACTAGTTTTAACTTATCTCCTGCATCTAATAGTTTTAAATTAGTAATATAACTTCCAGTTTCTGATTTAATAGCATCAACTAAAGCTTTTTCTGTTATTAAACTATTAGGATCAGGAGGAGATTGGATTCCTTCAGACACTTTGTAATTTCCAAAGTTAGTCCAAAGGTAATCCAATTGACTCATTCCTCTTGGTAATTTAGTCATTTATATATTAGCCTTGAATAACAGCTTCCTCATACCATGAAAGACTATCATCTGTATACTTATTAGCTTCTTGTACTCCCTTTTCTATAGAATATTCTTGATCTACTACTCCAGCTTTAGTCTGAATCTTATTCAATCTAGTAATAGATTCAGCAGATGTTCTAGGGATTTCTACATAATTTCCAGCTCCTGTTTCAGTATTAGTTACTACCCATCTATAGATTAAGTTAGTATCAGCCGTAACATAAATTTTTCCGGATTCTCCTTTTTCAGGAAGAGCAGATTGAGTAGCAACTTCAACTACATCATCTACATAACTTGGTAATTGAGTAGAAGGAATTAATCCATTTTCATCAAGTTCAGCTAAACCGCTATGCTGACCTTTAGTATTCATGAATGCAATTAACTCATCTTGTACTTCATCAATACCTCCCCAAAGAGTAGCTGCTTGTACATTGCTGTCTTTCTTTTTAGTACCAATCATATTCCAGATTGCATCTAAGTTTGCTCCTTCTCCAGAACCACCAAAGAATGAATCAAACTTAGCTTTATCTTCAGCTGACATTAAACCAGCTACAGAAGAAGAAGCATTATTAATAGTAATAGGAGTACCTACTGTCTTAGATTCAGCATCTAATAAAGTAATAGTATTATTATCACTGATAGTAATATCAGTTACTAATTTCTTTAATATACCTGCCAGATCTGTAGATCCCAAGCCATATTCTATATCATCTACAATGATACACTTGTCATCAATAGCAAAGAAAATACAATGTGGATATTGAGCCTTTATATCTTGGTAAGCACCTTTATTAGCTTTAATAAATTGAATTTTGTTAGTTGATTTTGTAATTGCCATATCAAATTAATTATTATAATTCGTATAAACTCCAATCTATATTCTTTTTTCTATTCCATCCATCTTGTAAACATGTACTAATATGATTAGCAATTTTATTTACAAAGGATGTCATTTCATCTTTAGATTTAAAAGTATAATAGATTGGATTATCAGAAGTTCCAAACTTTACATTTATTGGAAATATAGTAGAATTTGCAAATAATAAATAATTAAGCTGATTATCTCTACTTAAATAAACTTTATTCTCTTTATAAGAGAATCCATTAATTATATTTTCTTCTGTTTGTTTATTATAATAATCCTCTATTATAGATTGAATATCTTCTTTAGATGGTTTATACTTTAGTTCTACTTCTTCATAAGAACCATTAGAGAAATCCCATCTAAGTCTATATATATTACGTAAAGGGTCTAAACAAACTAGACCCTTTACGTTATCATTTGAACTTCTTACTCTCATATTGCTATATATTCAGTACTATTATTTACAAATCTAACTTTATTAGGAACTATAGTAACACGCAATAAGTAATTAATACTATAAGATGTTATTATAGCAGATGCACTAGAAGAAGTAACTTTACAGTGAGTAGTTACATTAGTTTGATTAGCAGCTCCTAAATAACCAAATACTAGGAATCCATTATTATCAGGAGAATTACTATCCATTATTTCTGAATTACAATATCCAGTAGTTTCAGTTCCTGTAGTTGATTCTCCAGTTCCAAATAGATCTAAATATCTACCTCCTTGGATATTTAAGTTATTCTTCATTGTAGTAGAAACAAATAACTTAGCTTTTCTTCCAGTTCTAGTATCTGTATATACTCCAGTGCTTCTATTTACGGTATCATTAGAAGCAGATGTAGCACATTGACCAATAATACCATAATATCCCATCATTGAGGAAATTCCTGGATATATAGTGGCATCACTATTTATATAATAAGATACATAGTCACTTCCATTAGTCTTAGTATCTGTATTACCATAAGTTGTAAAATTAACATTGGTATTAGGTAAATATGCAGATACTCTTATAGAAGACCATTTGCCAGAAGAATCTCTACCAGTTCCTATTACTTTTCCATGAAGATTAGTAGTACCATAGATAGCATAAGCTAACATAAATATATCCTTACCATTATTATAATCAAATGGCTGATAGCCTATTCCTTTATTAGTAATTAAACTAGATAATTCTCTTAAACTCTTTCCATGAGCTTCTGTTGGATAATATCCATTATTAACAGAAGTAAGTAATGCAGAATTTACAGATTCATTATATGGAACAGATATTAATTTACCATTAAATTTAGCCTCATGCTTAACCCAATCTGGCTCAATAGCTTCTAATTCCTCTGACTTAGTTAATAATAAACAATAATCAGTAGTCACATAACTACTATCATTAGATACAGTAAAGTAAATATCAGTGGCATTTTCAGGTAACGTATCAAATAGATAAGATCCATTAAACATACCATAATTCTGACTTGCTTTTAATTTTAAGATTATATTACCTTCAGAATCAGTAATAACACATCCTAAAGATTCACTAGCTACAGTCATTACTCTAAACTGTTTATATCCAGCCTTAGTAATAGAATAATGATATAAATTATAAGCAGAATTAGCTACTTTAGCTGTATCTATATGATTATATAAGTCAGAAGCATTAACTGCATAGCCTTTAGTAACTTCACAGTCGGAACTCTTTACTTTTATATATTCAGTAGTTGTAGGAACTTCTGATAAAGAAGAGAACATAGCATAGATAATTCCTTTCTTATGATCATTTACTCCCTTATACCAGTAAGCTGGCTCATACATACATAAATCACCTTGACTTCCATCTACTTTTGCAGACTCACCATCACTATAAAGAGTACTGTTAGAATTATTTATAGGACAAGCAGCAAAAGCTCCAGATCCATTTTCAGGATCTTGCTTAACCATATAGGCAGCTCTCTGATTAGCTATCTTAGTAATATAACCAGAAGGAACATAATCATTTCCAAAATCATATCCAGTACTATTATCTAAGTTAGTAATCTTTTCTGTAGTCTCTACTCTATTATTAAATTTAATAGTAGTGTATGTAGGCTGAATAATAGTAAGCTCTGGATAATAGTCCTTTAATGTATTAAATGTATTATCATCCAATAATTTAGTAAGTGTATAAGTACCTACTAATCTACAATGATCATTATCATCAACTCCAGTATCAGTAATACCGCCTAATAATGCTTCTTTATATTTAATCAAATCATCACCATTACCTCTAAGATTTAATCCAGTAATTCTAACGTACTTCAAATTATTATTTTCAGTATTTAAAATTCTATCTAATAAAGAAGTACCCTTAATTAAGGCACAATTTTCAATTCTAAGAGATCTAATAGAAGTAATATTCTCAAAATTAATATTATCTTCGGAAAGTTTATTTAAAGATAATAAATTAAGTCTCTGATAATTCTTGGGCAAAGTTACTGCTTTTAAATTACTTCCCAAAGCAAATTGTGCAGAAGTTGTACTATCACATCCAGTTAAATCTAAAGTCTCTAAGTAATTGCAATTTGAAAAATCAAATGATGCAATAGACTTATAATTAATTATAGAGATTTTCTTTACTAATGGAAGATTATTAGAAATAGGAGAATTAGTTAATCCTGAATTACTAGTTGCAGAACTTCCAAGGATTAATTCCTCTAATACTGGCATAGTAGGAATATCTAATGCTAAAGCTCCTTTCCAATTAGAAAGATCTAATTTGCTCATCCATTTACACCCTGTAAAGTAGAACGTAGATCCCTCAGACATATCTCTATCATATACATAATTCCAAGTCTCTCCTTTAGCTACTTTCTTATGAGTTTCTCCTGCTTCATCACTTCTTACGTGGAAATAATAATCTCTAGCAGCAGTAGCTTTAAACTCTTGTACTCCAGCAGTATTTACCTTATTAGGACCTTTTATTTGCAAATAAGAGGATGTATAAGTTCCAGTATTATGTTTTGCATCGAAGAGATCCATTCTGTTAATAATAAACCAATGTCTGTGTGCTTTTCTATCACCTTGTGCTGAGAATGTATAGTTATATTTATTATTTACTACAGAACCATCAATGTTTACATCTACTCCCTGAGTTTTAGGAACTACATATTTATAAATAGCATCCTTATTATATATTTTCTCACAGAATTTACCACTCTGAGTATCATCAAAATAGTAGTACATTCTAAGATTGCTCATGTTAGTTCTTAATCTCTTATAAGAGTCACTTAATTCAGTAGAACATTGCTCTCTTAAATTCTTCCATAAAACACTATCATGTCCAGCAAAAGCATAAGAACCAGTATAAGGATCAAGAGATTCCTCATCAATATCCCAATTAAATACTAATCTACCATCATTACGAACACCTAAGATAGTATCATTATCATAATAAATAGGATAACAGAGTACTCCATCTCCAGAGCCAGAATAATTAGGATCATACCAGAATCCCCACATCATATTCTTAACTCTTTGGTCTACACCAGCTACGCAATCATTAATTACATAATAATCGCACAAGAATTTAACATCGAAGTAATCTTTTAATTCATTCTTAAATTTAGCAGCTCTATATTCAGCAGAATCGGTAGTATAATTAACTGAGCCATAAGTAACAGTAGATCCTAATGGATTATTAGTAGCTTCTTCAGTGTCAGTAGAGTTTAACCACTTAACTACCCTCATTAAATATGTAGGTTTAACTCCCTTCTCAAATGAAGCATTTAAAACATCTTCATCAGGAAATCTTGCTTCCCACATCTGGAGCCACTTATACATTTCCTTACCTGATTCTTCATCTACTATTTTAGCATCAAAATCGGATTCTTTAAATACTCCCATTCTATTATTATTATTTAAGAACTCCCAACACTCAGTAGGATTTCCATTTAATAATCCAAGAACAGCATCCTTATCATAAGAAACTCCATCTTCATCCTCTACAGAGAATCCTTCTGGGAATTGTAAAGAATTAGAAGCTAAAGTATTTAAAGTATCTATATATTCAGAATCAGTATGATAACCAGGAATATCTAAGAATCCAAATACAGCTTCAGTAGATTTATCATTATTAAAGTTATACTTTCCTGCAAATACTGGAGTATCAGTAGGATTAGCTCTATAGAATAATAAGCAAGGATGTCCTTCTACAGTAGTTCTAACTTCATAAGGATATGAATCAGTATTTGCAAACTTTTGAGCAGGAGTTAAATCACCAGTCTTAGTAAGTACTTCTTGAACCATGTTAGCTAAACCTGTATTATGACTAGAAGAAGATTCAGCAAAGTCTGCTTTTAAACAGAAACAATTTACAGGAGCTGCTTTAGCTGACATAGAATAAACTGGCTTAGACTGTAGTTCTCCACCATTTCCTTCTGCGTCACAACCAAGATATACTTGTGCTTTCTTAGTATAAATTCTATAGTTCTTTCTAGGGTATGCTAAAGAAGAAGTTCCTTGCAATCTGATATATGGTTTATTACTTCCATTTGGAATAGTTATAAAGTTATATTCCGGATGTTCTCCATCAACATATAATATACTATCTACAGGGAATGAAGCACTTTTATTATTTATAACTGCTGCATAAGGAACAGTAGCTTGACCGTCATCTTGTTTTCCAGTTACTATTACATAAGGAATTTTACCATAAATAGAAGATACAGAGATATTGTTATTAAAATCTAAAATATCATTCTGATTATATTCAGATTTAAATGTTTCAGAATCTCCTAAATCAATTAAATAACAAGAGAACATTTGTTCATCAGTAAGCTGAGTATTATAAGCTCTTAATGAATAAACATCTAAAGTACAATTGTCAGCTTTTAATATAATATTTTGAGGATCAGCTTGATATATATTATCAGTAGTATCTCTCTGTTCTGCTCCACTAAGGATACCGTTTACATATAAGTAAATCATAGATGTATTTACTTTAGTATCTGAACTACTAGAGTCTGAAGCTACAGGATAAGATACAAATCCAATATTATATATTTCATCAGCAGCGAATTTGGTAGATACTTCTTTACCTCCATTAGTAACGAACTTGGCTTCTTGTGTTGTAATAACGAATCCTGTTCCGTATTCATCCATACAACTAACAACTACTTCCTCTTCATTAATAACATTAGTTACCTTAAATCTAATAGAGAAAGCAAAAGCATTATTAGTTCCAGATGTTTGAGATTTTAATGGTTGATAATTTACGGTTACTTTACCACCATTCATTAATCTTAATCCATTATTAATCCAACCATCACCTCCAAAGTTTACATTTTCAAATGTAGAAGTAATATCTTTATAAGTCCATGTGTTCTTTGTATCACTATTATTTGATTTACCATAAGCATCCAAATAGAGTTGTAAGCTATCTGTAGGCTCTTCTACCTTTAAAGTAGATTCTGCTACATTAATATGGTAATCAAATTCAGTATTTCCACAAACAATAGAACATATTTTAGTGCCATAAGAAGTATATCTATAAGAGAATGTATCGGTAGTGAATAAAGTATTATTAGTACTTACTAATTCATTATCAGAATAGAATTTAACTTCTGCTGTTACATTATTTGGATCATATACAGCATACGGTAAGTTATATGAATCGTATTGTTCTATATTTATATAAGGAACACCAGCTACTAACGAGCCATCTTCATATTCAAATCTAGCAGCAACTAAAGGTTTAGTATTTCCAGATTCTACTACTATTAAACTATAATAAATAGAATTACTATAAATAGTAGTAACTTCATCTACCTTATATTCTGCTCTAATTTGAACTGCATGAGATCCATGACTTAAATTATCAGTAGGAATCTCAAATGTTCCTTGTGTATATGTATTCTTTTCATCAATCTGAGATCCATTTAAATAACATCTTACAGTCTTTAAGATATTACTACCCTCAATAGTAAATGGAATCTTTATTTTATCTCCTTTGATAGTAGCTGTAGCAATATTGAAATTTTCATCCAATAATCTCATACTAACCATATACGCTTTACAACTAAATTGTTCAGTTTGTTCTCCCTTAGTTGTTTCAGCTGTTACTGTAATATTAACTGTAATAGAACTTCCTTCTATTAAATATTCAGTAATATCTGTAGTTGAAATTTCTCCAGCTACTAAATCTTTCTCAATAGTAGTAATTATAATTCCATTAGATGTATTAACTATTTGAATAGTTGCTTTACCAGGAGTTCCTGTAGAGAATCCACTAGAATTTAATACATCATATTTAAATTTAACTTGTGCAGTCTGACCAGACCGAACATATAAATCTCCATGTAACCATTGTACACTTAAACCACTAAGATCTGATGTTCCTTCTCCTCCTATAAATCCAGTAGTCTGACTCAATAATGTATCAGTTCTACTATCATATAATTCAATCTTATATGTATTTCCCTGCTTTACTAACATTAATTTACTACCTATAGCAGTATTAGCTATTGCTGAAGAAATCATATCTTGAATAGCTTTATAGATAGCTCTTCCAGTAGCAGGATTAGTACTATTACTTAATAGTTCGTCATCTACTTCACAACCGTAGGATTTACCATCTACTATGATTTCTCTCTTATCAGTCGCAAAGTAAATACCATTCCCATGCTCGGAAGAATTGTATTTTTCTTTTAATCCTTTATAAAACTTTAATTTATTCATACTTATATATTAAATAGATTCAGAATACCAAACTACTTCTTCCAATAAATCTAACTTCTGTTTGTCTTCTTTAGATAATAAACCATCATTATCTTTAGTAGCTATTGGAATAGTTATACTATATATGACTTGACCAGAATTAGAATTTTGAAATACAATTTCATTTGATTCAGTTTTATAAATTGCAGTATTAGGAAAACTTTTTAATGCTTCTAAAACAAAATCCTGAGTAGCATAACCCTCTTGTATACCATAAGCTATACCATCATGGATAATTTCTGAAGTATTAGTAGAAAAATAAATACCACTTCCATGTGAAGCTAAATTGTATTTTTCTTTTAATCCTTTATAAAACTTTAATTTATTCATATTACTCTACTAAAATCCAGTCAAAATCCTCTGTTACATAAGATTCTCCATTCCATGTATAAATAGATTTAGTATTAGTATCTATATATACAGTATTTTTATTAGGAGTAACTGTAATTCCTAATTCATCCCAAAAAGTTACTTCATCTACATAAGTTCCCTGAATAATAGCCCCTTTCATAGAATCAGGAATCTGAGATTCTTGCAATTTACTATTATCATCTAATGAAGCAATACCTCCTGGAACTCCTTTATTACTTTCTATAATAGAATTAACTTGTCCCTCATCTACGTTTCCAGAACCGATTAATTCCCAAGTAATAGGATCTAAAGATTTTAAATAATATACAGGAGAATTTTCTTCTTCCATTACTCTCACCTCACAACCTACGACTAATCTTTCTGTTGGAATAGAGTCTCGTTCTGCTATTGTATTAACAGAACGATAGCCTCCCTTTCCATAAAGTGCATCATGAGTTGCAAATCTCTCCTCTGTTGAAGCAGGATAGATAGTGGCATTAATTATTGTACCTTGTAATTTACTCATATTAATTTAAGCTTTTATACTAAAATCAAATATTATATCTTCTGAATAATATTTATTATTCATTCTAAATACAGTATAATTTATTGTATTTCCATAATTATTAGTTATATCTACTGTAGATGTAGTATAATCATTAAATAAGAATCCATTTCCATCTTTAACTACAACATTAGCAGCCTCAGAAGTAGGAACTACATAATATATATATTTACCTCCAGAACAATTAAATGTCTTCTTTCCTAAATATTCTTCTACATATAATAATTTATCAGAAGTTAATGCTTTGATTTCATCAGAAGTTAAAGTATTATTAGTAGATACACCTAAATAAAATCTAGGAACAAAATATATTGATATAGTATCCTGAACAGTATTTAATGATCTAGCAACTAATGTAAATGTTGTATTAGTAGAAATATTATTAGCAGTATAACTTCTTAATGTAGTATCTAATGATTCTCCATTAATAGTTTGAGAAGAGATTTTATTAGAAGAGTATTGCCAATTTAATGTAGGATTTATTACTGATCCTATTTCATTATAAATGTCTGAATCAATAGTAAAAGATAATATAGATATTGTTGCGAGATCAGAACTACCACCTCCTCCACTACTACCACCTTCTAGTGCAGCAAGTCTATTTTGTAATTCTTTAATAGTATTATAAAGACTATCTATAATAACACTAACTTTTACATCATTATGAACTATATTATCAGCAGTTCCTCTTACATATAAGCAATTACCTACTTTAGTAAGTATGTTATATTTATCTACTAATAATCTGGCATCTGCTGTTAATTTATCAGCCTCTCCAGCATAACCTTCTATTCTAGTAAGAATAACAGTATCAGAAGCTCCAGAATTATCAGGAGTCCATTCTCTAATTAATAAATGAACTGGAAGTCTAAACTCATCTGTAGTCTTATCTTCCTTTATGAATTTAAATACTAAAGATTCAGTAGAGGGATCATAATACGCACTGTCTATACCAATATATGATAACCCAAGAACATGTTGTCCTATAATATTATCATTAGCATATATAGTAAGAACTCCATCTACATAAGCAGTTCTAATTCCACTATATAATCCATCTCCCTTTATTTGAATAGTATTTCCAGATTCTCTAGATACTAATACATTAGTTTCTACTTCTGTTTTGTCTTTTAACTTATAAATCCTAGTATCAGCAGTTTCAGTTTTAACTCCTTCTAAGTTACAATTATTAATTGCTTCATTAATAAGACTATCTAAAGTCTTTAAAGCATTCATAACAGAAGTAGCATTCTTTAAATAGAATGTCTCTTTATCAGGACTATAAGAACCATCACTATTAAGACCTACCCCAATTTGGGTATTATCTAACTCTCCTTGAATATTATTATCAGAAGCTTCTGAATTAGATTTAAATGCTCTAACAAAATCCTCTATAGCTCTTAGAGTTCTAAACTCTTCTGTAGGAAGAGGATCTCCTAAAATATTAGAAGATAAGTTATCTAATATAGATACTAACTTATCTTTATCAGTATATCCATCTAAAAATCTTAATAATTCTAGATAAGTATCTATAGTAGAATCTTCTTCATTATAAGTATTTAAAAACTTATTTAATTCATTAGATAACTCTGTAAGAGATTTATAATCTAAATTATTTTCTAGATATTCTCTTATATTATCTGATTCTGTACCTACTATAGCTTTAATATCATCTTTTAAAGAATTAGTTATTTCTTGTATTCCTTCAAATCCTTCTTTAATAGATTCCTCTAAATCAATAATAGAATTAGCTAAATCAAATATACTATTTAAATCATCAGGAATTTGAGTTTTATCTTCTGTTCCCCAGATAGCATTATCAGCTTGTTTTCTATTTTCTATTTCTTGATTTAAATTATTCTCTAATTCCTCTAATTTAGCAGATAAATCTTCAATACTATTAAATGATAATAGTTTAGTAAATTCTAAATCATTATTGGTTTGTTTTCTATTTACCCAATATAAATATTGCTCATTAGATTCAGGATTGGCTACAATTCTCAATAATCCTCTATGTAGTAATACATAATTTTCAGGCTGAGAATAAAATAACTTTAATTCCTCTTCACTATTAAATATATAATCAGCTTCTAATGGGAAATTACCCATTCTCTTGAAGCTACCAATTAACTCCGAGTATTGTCCCATTATGCTTTAAATTTAAATATTACTTCTGAATGATACATAGCTAAAGGTTGTCTATAAATATATAATTTATAAATAACATTTTCTTCAACTCCAGGAACTACAAATGGAATATCATTAATTATATCAAATGCTTCTATTCCAAAATCTTGTGCAGGAGTTTTGATACTAGCTAAGTCTGGATAATCTTTAGGAACTGCTACAATTAACTGTTTTAAATCTTCTGGAGTAGTAAAGTTATAATTATGAATAATTTCTAATACATCGTCAGCTAAAGATTCAAATGTATTATTTTCAGGATCAGTTCTAGCTAATTGTTCTAAATAATCATAAGTTACATTATATCCAGAGTACCATCTAGAAAGAATGCCTACAAATACTCCTTGACTAACTTTAGTTAAACAAGAATCCTCATGCTCTACTCCATTTTCCATAGTTACTTTAAAGGTAAATGTAGTATCTTCAAATATAGGCAAAGATACAACAGTTAAACTTCCATCAGTAAAATCTTCAGGATAGAATGTACCAAGTAATTGATCATCTTGATAAAGCTCTCCTTTAGTAAAAGATAATAATCCATGAATTAACATTTCTACTCTAACAGTATGGCCTATAACACAAGATTTAGGAGCATGTACTTCTATAGCTTGTCCATAAAATATAGCATCCATTATTTCTTGGAAAGTTACTTCTGCTTGAGGTTCTGTATTATCTTCTACAAATCCTACTGTAGTTCTAACTGGCCCACTAGTAATCCATATAGGTTTGTAATTAGAAACTTCTTTATTAATACTTTCTTGTATCTCAGAAGATTTCTCATTTAATTGAGATAATGTTATTAACTCATTATCATTAATAGCAGGAACTCCAGCTTGAGGTTGTAAAAATGGGATACTTCCATCTCTCTTTACATAATGTTCTGCTCTTACTTGTTCTAAAGTTCCATGAGGATCAGCAGCATTAATATGATCCTGTATAACAGATTTAGCAGCATCAGCAACTAATCCGTTAATAATAGAATCTATTTGAGATCTAGAGTATGTCTCAGACTTAGAATAAGTCTCTGTTTTTCTATAATATTTAGATAATCTATCATTTAATGTAGTTATAAATCCATGAGGATCTATATCATATAAATGCTCATTAATAAGATTATCTACATATCTTTTGGTAGTTAAATGACCATCGGTTTTAGGATCAACTCCTAATTGTGGTCTCTTAAATGGAACAGTTCCATCATATTTTACAAATTCATCTAATTTGTTATTTATCTCACATTTATTATATACCTCACTTTTTAGATATACTTGAGAAGCTTTTATATATTCTAATAAAGCTTCATTTACTAAATCCATTGTATGATGAGGATCTGATACTTGTAAATGATGATTTAATAAATCTTCAACAAACTTTTTAGTAGTTAAGTGATATTCATTTACAGGATCAACTCCTATCTGTGGAGATTTAAAAGGAGTACTTCCATCATTTTTTACTACTCCAATTAATTTATCATCTACTAATGGTAATATGACGTGAGGATCCTCTTCATTCAAATGTTGCTGTAGAGCTTCTTGGACGATTTGTTTGGCAAGAATACTAGATTCTGATTTATTGTATACATCTTCTAAAGATGGTACTCCTAAATTAGTTCTAGCAATTTCTTTCTCTACGGTAGTTTCAAATTCTCCTAAATAATTATCTTTAATTAGATAATTAGGAGTTTCTACTATCATAGTATTTTCACAAGAATCATCAACAGGCAATCCTGGTGTTAAAATATCGTCTGCCATTTGTTATTTAAATAAAATTGTATTATGAAAAGTAATTCATCCTTATCTACTAAATTATGTTCATATAGATCAATCAAACTAATCATTTCTAGTATAAACCCGTAGCAAGGTTTGTGTCCCTTTTCAGTTAAACATAATAGTTTATTGAAATAAAGAATTACTTTCTTCTTTAATTCATTTATAGCATTTTTATCTAAATTATAACACTTGTTTATATTATTAATACTTCCCATAATGTTTAATTCCGGCAACCACATCCATTAGTTGTTATACTATTCCATTCAGATTTGCATAATCCGTTACATCCAGATACTTTTTCAATAACTCTTTCTGCTTCGGCTAATTGCTCAAATTGAACTAAATATCTTATCACATTTAAAGCCATCCATACATAATCACGTCTAAATATTAAATCAGAATCAATATTATTCTTATTAGTACACTCAGAACAATACTTTAAAGTTCTATCATTCAATATTTTCTGGCACAAAGATATATAACATTTATTTAAGAAACAAATGGAAACATAGTTTTCACAAGTTTTTGATATAGTAGTATTCTCTATATTCCTATTTACAAGTTCATTTATATCAACTAAATAACTTTCTCCATTTATATATTTATAAATGTTATCTCCATCAGAATAATAAACACAATCATATAATTCTAGAGTAGATCCAGATTCTTTGTTTATTTCTGATATTAGCCAATCTTTACTAGGAATAACTAAATGTAATACTGTAAACCATCCATCAAAATTTACTGGTAACTCTATATCAGAAATATTATTCTTTCTAATAGTTAGAATCGGGTTCTGCAATTCTGTTCCAGTACATTTATTATGTTGCAATAAATCTATAGCTACTGTGTCAGAAAATTTAAATCTATTTTTTGCAGCAATAGTAGAATCTTCAGGAAGATAGTCTCCCTTAGATTCTTTAACTATTACTTTACAAGAATGATTAGTACATATATTTATTTCTAAATTCATAATTTTAGTACTTTACTTCATTATTATTTGGATTTCCATCATACATTTGAGCTACTTCTATTTCTACTCTTTTACTATCATTTTCAATAGTACCTTCTTTATACTTTCTATCAGCTTTAGCTTTATACCAATTAATTTCAGAATCACTCTTTATCTTCTGTTGCTCTAATTGTAATTTAGCTTCATTTAAAGATTCTATCTTACTTTGAGCTTGCTGTAATTGATTTTGAGCTTTTTGTAACTCTTGATTTAATTGCTCTACTTGCTGTTGTAACTGACCCATAGTATTAGCTTCTTCTTTTTGTCTATTTAAAGAATTAGTTATTCTATTTTTCATTTCAGTAAGACTTCTAGAAGTAATTGCATCAATAACAGCAGAAGGATCTATAGTTCCAGCTTTTATAAATTCGGGAATTAATTGTTTTATTAACTCCATATCCTGTATTACATTAGTACTAGATGCTATATGTATATCAAAATCAGTAACTGTAAAATATTCAGGAAGAGCAGTAAATATCTTTACTCCTTTATCTCCCAAAATAATAGTTCCTGTCAATCCATTTTCTTTATATACTATTTTAGCTATATTTAAACAATCAATTAGTAATTCATTAGTAAGTAAATCCATTTGTTGATAATATTGTTTAGTAACAGTAAATGAATTTTTAATTCCTACTTTTACATTACTAACTGCATCATGTTGTTCTATTCCATTAAGTCTTTCTCTAAATACTCCAGTAATAGAAGAGCATGTATTTTCAGTTCTTTCTATAGCCAATTCTATAGCTTGTATAGTTTGTGTCTTTACTGTATCATCAAATCCAGCAAATGATGTATTATTATTAAATGCTCTACCTTCTTGTGATGTATCTACTAAAGCTATTCCTCCTTTTTTATAAGCAATCCATTTTTGTAATCTTTCTGGTACATCAGCACCTAAAACAGTTGGAAGCATGGATAAATCTAACCAATCTCCAGCAGTTCCACTGTTAGCTATTATAGAATCACGATAAAAATGTAAGATGTCGTATTTCGTTATCTTCAATGTGAGTCGTTAATTCACACCCGCTTATTAGCTGCTCTATGTTTCCATAGAAGTCGAGACTATATCATATTTAATAGTTACTATTAAATTCCCGCACTTCGATTCACTTGAATCTACATAATAGTCGTTGAACCTTTATTTTAAAATACTTGGCTGCTAGTTGTCCATTTAGGAGTTTCTAGCAATTCACGGGATTTATACAGGACTCATATGTCAATCCTGTAGATTAGCACATGCAAGAACTAAAGAGTAAGCTTCAGCACTTCTAGTTGAATAATAAATTCCACTTGTAGATAATGTACAGAAAGAAGGATTGTCTTTTGTTCTTATAACATTATCAGATATATTAGAATGAACAAATATTGTCTCTCCTATTCTTACTCCTTCATATCTATCCATTATAAATTTACCATTCTCTTTTCTAGTTTCAGTCCATTCAACTTCATATACAGGAATAAGCCTATAATTAGTTATTCTGTATTCATCAGCTGGAAAACCAGGAACTATTTCTTGTCCTGCATCTACACCATCAGTAGAGGGATAACCTGTAGCTGAGTTATTAAAAGATCTAATATAATAAGTAGAAGTATCATAAACTCCTTCATATAGATCTTCTAATTCCTTAACAGCTTCTTTAGTCATAATATCTCCATACATATTTAATATCTGGGTTTTAGAAAGCCATTTTCTAACTACAGCTCTGTAGCTATTCTTTATATATATAGATTCTGGATTTCTATCTATAAATACATTTAATGGATTTAATACTTCTATACTAATATTATTACCTTCTGGAGAAGGCTTTACTCTATAATAAGCATAACCTGTAATAAGTAAATCTTTAAATAGAGTTTTCAATTTCTCCATTAAATCAGTATTTCTAGATTGCATTATATATTCTATAACATTTTGTGCAGCAATCTCATATTCAGAAATATAGTTTTTATCTACATCTTCAATTAATTTTTTCATTTGAGAATCTACTGCTTTATCAGTTATATTCTTTCCATCAATAAAAGATAATATAGAATTATTAAGATGATTCTTTAAATAACTAAATACTTCCTTTACTATCTTTAATTGTTTGTCTCTAGCTATATTTGAAATAGTAACAGAATCTTTACATGTAACTTTAGGTAATATTGGAGTTTCAAGATATTCTCCAATTAAAGCATCTATATGTTTTCTTATTAATGGAATAAACTCTATAGATGTAGGATTTCCTAATCCAAAATTCTCTTCTAAAGCCCTAAATTGTTCTGCATCTCTTACTCCATTATAATAGTTATATGCTTTCTGTAATTTATATTTGGGATAGACTAATTCTGTAATTGCCTTATTAATACAGGCAACCATTTCGTCTTCTGTTTTCTTTTTCATTTTTTGCAACTACATGATGTATCTATACAACCATCATCTATAGGAACTTGATAGCCTTTATAGAAAGCTGTATAATGTAAATGTCTACTCCTTAATTCTTTTTCTATATATTTTAGAAATTGTTCTGGAGTTCCTTCTATTTGCATAGTTAAAGGTCGTTCATTATTATTTAATCCAAGAATTAATTTATATCCTATAGTTTTTCCAGAACAATCTAATATATCTTTTATTTTAATCTTACCTATATATTTAGCTTCATAGGCTTTTTCAATAATACATAGGACGGCTACTTCTAATTCTTGATTGGTCATAAAAATTCATACTAATTTTAGTTTCTATTTGTTGATGTTGTATAATTCCAAATTGTCTATATCCTCTTTCATCAACATACCATCCTATATCTTTCCATTTAGCACTCACTATTTCATCTACTCTTGGTAATACTCCTATAAGTTCTTCATCTGCAAGCATACACATGCCCATTGAAGCTACAGCATCAAACTTTCTTTTATTCTCATAAGAGTATTCAAGTAACTCATTTATAATTTCAATAAACCATATATTATCTCCAAAATCTTGCACATAAGAAGCTAGTAACTCTAATTGATGTTGAATTACCTTTTCATTAGCAGGAACTCCATATTGTCTACTAATAGCATCTGGAGTATCTAATGTAGCTCTAGTTCTTCTCATAAGCCATTTATGTTCTATATGTTTATCTACTAAGAAATTCTTGAATCCAATTTTAGAAAACTCTAGTAATGCCTTACAGTTATAATATTCTAATAGTTTAAGAGCTATTCTATAAGCTTCTCTAACATCACTTGGTCTATCTTTATAAAAAGCTACTGGCATAGGAGGAGATTCTCCTTTCATTCTCCTAAATATAATAATACAGAAATCAGAAGGATCTTTAGTTGCTTCAGAAGTTTCTTTAGCACCTAAATCTATACCATCGATTCCTGCAACATATAAATTCCTAATAGCTTCATTATTATCTGATCTTATAGGATGTTCTAATATTTGTAATTTACTATTATTATTTGGAATAAATTTAAATCCATCCTTAGCTTCTTCTGTATGCTCGTTGTTCTTAAATTTATATTCTAAATAACCCCTTACTGGCCTAGGTCCGGCCTTATGTAATTCTATCTGCGCTTTTTGATTAGCTAGTATTTCTCTATTAAATAGATTATCACCCTCTAATGCTAAAGCATCTTCTGGAGTAAAACAATACTCAGCGCAGAACATTATATACTCTTTAGGATTTTCTGCTAAAGCATTCTTTTTAGTATTATAATATTCTTTTGCTTTCTTAGTATCAGTTACACCCCTCTTATCTATATATCCTTCTCCTGCAACAAAAGTAAATGCAGGAATAAAATAAGAGGTCTCTACCATTTCTCCAGTTTTTGAATAGTTATGTTTAAAAGGCAGTACATTATAACCTTTTGGATTGTAAAATACCTTAGAAAGTCCTGCTAAACTTGCTCCAGAGTCACCTCCTGTCAATTATGTTACCTTATAGGCTTTTTATCCTATAATTCTTAATCTTCGTTTCGATTAAGTTCAGCATATATATTCATCATATATAAATTTATACTTAGATGTCGGACACTCTTGGATAGATTATATTTATTCACTATCTATGCGTTACACTGATTCAGAGCCTTGCGTAATCTCTGAATTTAGCACGGTATTAACATCACAGTCTTCACCGTTTTTGCCCGAATTATTACTATCTTCTTTTGAAGACAGAGAGCACTATTTTACCCCAAATGAGTCTTGTCCCGAATTTGTTTCCCAAAATCTCAACTAAAGCGTTAGATTGTATGTAAGTCTTTAATAAAACAGGATTTGATCCAGCTTCTTCAAATAATAATAAATCTACACGCTCACCTCTAAGTTTATTCGGATTATCAGCCACAATTCCTAATATATCAGATTTCCATCCATACTCCTCACGTTGTTTATTCAACTTAGAAGCTTTTTTATGCATATCATTATTATACTTTTGTCTAACATGACGCATACCATCCTCTGTATCTACATTTAAATATTCTAATTGTTCCCAACACTTTCTAAGAAGAGGAGTTAATTTATCAGTAGAATATGCAGTACAAATAACGTGTGCTTCTCTAACTACAGTGTACATTCTTACAGCTAAACTAGCTGCAATTTCTGAAAATCCGACTCCACGAGCCTTTAAAGCACATACATCATGTTTTGTGTGAGTACATAAATCTATATAATGGAAATATTCATATTGTTTAGAAAAAAATTGAGGAAATGAAGTTTGACGTCCAGAACTAGCTACTTTTACATTAGTAACATCCTTTAGTCTATAAAAATTAAGAAAGAAATAATTATCTCCTGTTATTCTATAACCATGAGATTCATATCCATCTCTACATCGTCTATATTGTTCTGACCAGAAATCTCTATGAGCTTTTGTCCCAGGCCTATATTGAGTATAATATCCAGTAGATTCCTTTATATCTCTAGCTTCAGTAAACCATGATGGATTAAAATCTAATCCATGAGTTTCATCTATTGGTCTATATTTAGTAAGTTCATAAGATTTATCTGCTTGAAAATATTCTATTTGATCATATATAGTAAAATCCCAATCAATATCAGAGAAATCAGAAACTGATTCTACAGATTTTACTTCTTCTGGATTTACTTGACTAAATCCTTCTGAAGCTTCTTCATCAATTTTTAATCCTTCTCCTAGTCCTACTGTAATATTACTAGGTAAAGAATCATTTATTGCTTCTATAATTTTTCCTTCTACTAACTTAGATCCCTTTTTTCTTCCTCTGGCCATATTTAATCATCAAAAGTTCCACTTCTAACATCACCAAGAACGTCATCGCCATCCCCAGATTGTTCCTTTTTAACTTGAAGTTCTAATGCTTTAAGATTATCATTTACTTCAGATAATCCTTTAACTTCTTGCATTATATCTTTTACTTTAAATATGGGTTTTCCAGTAACAGGATCTCTTTCTTGTGGATCAATACTATTAAAATAATCTATAAATTTAATAACAGTATTTTGTGCTGCCTGAAACATTTTAACTGTTATAGAAGATTCTTGTAATTCTCTATATTTTCTGCAAGCAGCTCTAAATAAAGGATCATCAAATTCTTCTTGTGTAAGACCCGCATCTACTAAAACTTCTTTATGCCTAACTTGCTCTGGATAATCAGAATAAGGAGATTTCCAATCTAACATTAGCCATATATAAGTAAATTCTCTAAATGCTTTAGTTTTCTTTACACCAGTAGGATCATCCTTAGTTTTATTTCTTTCTAAACCAAATAATAGAGAAAATTCTTTAATAAGTAACAACTCTGGTTCATTAATTTCTACTCTATTTAATTGATTATTAAAAGTAAACACATTCATATTAATTCATTTAAACTATTATATAAAAGATAATCTCTTTATTAATAATCTAAACCTTTTCTTAATCCTAATCTTCCACCTGAAGTTTCAGCTTGTCTTAAATCTGCATCTAGGAATTTCTGCAATTCTGCATTTTGCTGAGCAGTTCCTATATAATTAGATATTCCATATTGAGTAGCTAATCTTTTTCTTTCTTTAAAAGAAGCTAAAGATTGTAATCCATTATTAACCATCCATTGATACAATCCTCCTCCCATTGGATTAACTCTTTTTCTAGGAGCTTCAACAACTATTTCTGGAAGTACATTATCATATTTAGTAATATAACTAGGAGGTGTTCCAGCGTTATCAATTACATCTCCGTGTGAAGGATCTGGAGTTGGAATTAGATATGTATTATCTTGAACTTTTTTAATATCGTTTGTAGTTTTATTTCTAGAAATTCTATCAGGATGCCAGATGCTATTATATAAGTACGTAAGAGGATTTTCACCACTAAAATCTACATTATCCATATTTCTCTTTATCCAGCTAGGTCCCCCATACTTATATTTCTGAATTAAACCTCCATTAAGATGTTTCTTAATATTCTCAGAAGCTTTCTTTGCTTGTTGAGAAGTTATCTTTTTAGTAGTAACCGTCTTAGTAGAATCATTCTTAGAAGATTCTAATACTCTATTTTGGGGTTTGCCATCTCCAGCAGGTCTAAATACCCATCTTTTAATATCTGGATCCCATGCATGATCTTGGCTAGGTCTGACTTTAGGATTAGTCATATCTCCACCTTCTTGCATTTTTTTCTTCTTAGTTTTACCTCCGCATTTATCTAATACAGTACCATTCTCTGCTTTCTTCTTTTTAGTTTTGCAGCCACATTTAGCAATTTCTGCTTTAATATCTTTTGCTACTCCACCATTCTTTTTAGCAGCCATAGGAATTGCTCCCTTCTGTTTACATCTAGTACAACAGATATTACCTCCTTGGCTGTAATATTCAATTTCATATCCTTCTGGACATTTATTATTTAGTCTTTGAATATAATTTAGCTTAGAACCAAGTCTAGCCATTATAGTATTATTTTCCATTTGTTGATTATATAATTGATCAAATGATTGAACGAGATTATTTAATTCATCTTCTGATAATCCTTGTAACTTCTTATCTAATTCTTCTGGACTATTGCACTTTAAAACTTTAGCAGCATATAATACAAATGCTCTTTGTTTTGAATCCAATTCTTTCATACTAGCTGAATGTCTTTAGTATTGAAAACTGCCTCTTGTAATTCTTTACTATCACTAAACCATCTACATTTAATTCCTTTAAAATAATTGCTCTTAGGATCTCTAAGATAAGATGATACTTTACATACTACAATCATTTTAGGTCTATTAGGAATATCCTGTTTAACAGTAACTATGTCTCCAGGCTTAAAGTAGATTTTTTCTAAATTCTCATTTTCCATAATTATTTCTTATTTTTATATTCTTCCATTCGTTTAGTTAATCCCTTATTAATTATAACTAAGACATTATTTTGTCCAGTAACCCAAAATCCTTGTCTTAAAAATGGAACTGGCAATAACATTCCTGCTCTAATAAAAAGATCATCTCCTGGTTGTATATTTACAACATCTGGGCCAACTTCTATTACATGAGCTATTTCTACAGCCTTTTCTTGTTTTTCCATTTGTCCTGTTTCTCTAGAAAATTCTTTACCATCAAAAGCTGGAAGTATAAGTCCTGAATCTGTTTGAGTTATTTGCTCATAAGGATTCTCATTATATAATTTAACTAGAATATAAGGGCCTGAAGGAATAATTTCTAAATCTTCTGCTCTTTTTTTATTTTCATTAGATTTAGCTATTTGTTCGTCAATATTTTTTCTATAAGCATCTTCTGCTTTTTTATTTGCTTTATTGAACTCTTTAACAGCTTCCTTTCTAGCTAAATCAGAAATACTATCTGTTCCAGCCATTGAAATTGAATTTCCTCCCATTACATAATTCATTTGTCCATTTTCCATAATTTTACCATTTATTTAATTTACAATGTTCATTTTCTATAGTTGTTTTAGCTTTTAAAATACAACCACATTTATTACATATCTTACCTATTTTGAATAAAATAATCTCATGTTCACATTTATCACAAATAAGCATTCTACTATTACTTATTTCTTTGTTTAATCCAAATAAATTATTAATATTACCAATAATTATATTTCTTAGTTTTCTTAATAATTTCATAATCACCATTTTCCAGCAGGACATCTTTCTCCAGAAGCCCTTACTTTAAATTTAAGTACACATCCACAGCCATTTACATAATCTTTTTTAGCGGTAGTACTAACATCATTTGTTTTAGGATTATAAAATAATTTTTGACTGCAGATTCCATTATTATTTAATGGACATACTTTACATATCTTTAATCTCTCTTCTATCATAATATTAAATAATTATAAATAGAATTTCAGCTACTATTTAGTTAATATATTAAAATTTAATACGGGAACTCTTGATTCGCACCATACTCTCAGACACTAATTTCTAAGTAGCTAAAATTCTATTCTTTTTCTTTGTTCTTCTGCTAATTCTCTCTTTCTAATAGTTTTATAATAAGCTAACATTCTTTCTACATCGGATTTTAAATAGTCTAGTTGATAAGTAGTTACATTATCATTATGATCATAATGAATAATAGTTAATCCTTTAATATTAAACTCTGGATTGATTTTTTGAACCATCCAAGCATAAGTACTTAATTGCAAAGTATAATGCCAATAATTAGAATCTTGTATATTATTCAAAGGATATTTCATCATGGCATTCTTCTTAGTAGAAGCGTCAAATCCTGACTTTAAGTCTATTTTTTCATTAGTATTATGAGTTACAATCATTTTCTTGGTACATAAGAAAGTATGAGTTGGACTATCAACTTCTAAGCATTGAGTTGGAACAGTTTCTACTTTTTCTACAGATTTAATATTTCTAAAAGTTCTATTATTCTGCTCAGCAGAATTTAAATCAATTTCTTGATTTCTAATAAGAAATGGATTAAATTCACTAGTAGAAAAACACACATCCCATGCTTTAAATTTTTTACCTTCGCACTTTCTAAAAACTTCAAATACTGTTACTTTACAACCCAAACTAGATACTAATTTAACCATATCATCTTTTTGCCATTCCTGACCAGTAGACATTACATATCTTTTTCTTGTTTTATGATAAAATCCATCAGTATCCATTAATCCTCTAAGAAGATCAAGTCTTTGGTTATATGAAGCTCTCTGATAAATATCAGGAATAAATTTATTATTTAATAATCCTAAATTTTTCAATACTGAAGCTAATCCGTAAACTGTTCTCATTTCTACATTTTCTCTGTCAGGATTATGCTGTGCATTTTCTCCAATTTCATAACCTCTTTTTTTGATTTCATCCCATAAAGGAGAATCTTTTGCTTGAGTTATTATACCGCAAGCTTTTGATCCATCTCCTAACCAAGCACCTAAAACATAAGGATCTATTGGTAAATTTAAGTCTGGCAAATTTAAGGGTTTCGAGTTTAATATTTTAGGAATATTATGAGATATTCTTGGTTTTTCTGCAAGCCATTTAGCAATTTCTTCAGTGGTCATAACTACCTCTTTATAAGTTTTGTCAGGACGTCTAAAAGAAATTTCCCATCTATGTTCATGATCAGCTACTATAGTATCTCCATTATCAAATGTTATTTTATAACAAGGATTATTATGAATTTCTGATTTATGAAGTATTTTTGTTGGATTTCCATTTTTGTCAAAGATTATATCACCTTCTTTAAGATTAGCTATTGTACTCCAGCCATCTATAGTTGGAATATCTGTATCTAGAGGTAATCCTTTATAGTCTATAATAAAGATATCATTTCCATTCTTTATTAATAGGTCTATTTGGCCTGCCAATCTAAGTATATTATCATCAGATTGTCTATATATAAGATATTCAGGAAATATTCCTTTATCTACAGTCTTTAATAATTCATTTTCTGTTGAATTAGTAAAGCATGGTAGATTATCTATTTTATAATTTAGTCTAGGAGCAATCTTTTCTTTAAATTTCCCCCCTTTACTATATGCTTCTAATTGAGCATGAATTTTAGTACCTCTTTCACAAGAGGCTTTATTTTTTTCTTCCCACTCTTTTAAAATATCTTGCTGTACTTTATTAAAATCAGATTCTAATATATCGTAATCAGCTAAACAAGAAATATCAAATCTTTTAGTTTGCAATAGTTTCTTTTTCTCTAATTGAAATCTATCTTTTCCTAATATTCTTTCTAAAGCCTTATATCGGCTCCAGAATTCCTTATCAAATTCTTGTTCAAATTTACCTATTAATGTAGTAACTGATATATACTTATCATTAGTATCAACATCCCAGTATATATGGGATTCTTCTGAAAATGCAACATTTTTGTTTTGTTTATCAACCTTCATATTATTTCATATTTTCTTTTTCCTTTGTATAATTAAGTATACTATATAATTCTGTTATGCAAGGTTCTATAGTTTCCATATAGTAACCTAAATCATATTCCTTAGATTCTTTATATAATATAACTAACATGCCTACTATATTATTTCTACTTTGAATAGGATAAAAAGCAGCACTTTTTGCATCACATTCTCTTAGTTTAAAATACAACTTAGGGTAGTCTTCCCTCATATTCTCAATATTATCTATTCTTAGATATTTTAATTTATGTATTCTATCTAATTCATTGCCATAATTAATTGCACTTAATTCTGTCCAATTTCTTATATATGGTTCTGTGATGTTCCATCTTCCTTCTTCGGTAATACCAGTTATCCATAAATACGAAAATCCTTGCATACTTGATTGAGAATTATGATAACTTAATAATAATACATTACAAGCGTCAGGATCACTCATAAGTATATGATATACGTTTTCATTAATAACTGGAGTCATCTTTTTAGAATAACTTTCTGCTTCTGATCTTAGTTCAATAGTAGATTTAGCTACATCATTAACTATCTTTTGCCCAAGACCATTAAATGATGTTATTGATACTATAAAAAATAATACAATAATTATAAGATTCTTTAAATCTGGGCTTAGTTTAGATAACAATGACCAAACTTTCTTTAGTAATTCTATTACCATCTAATTGTTTTTTTAGTACTGTGATTAATATAAAGTTAATTTAAATTTATTTACTTCTACAATTAATCCATATATCATTATCTGTATTTTACTTGTTTATGTGCAAATTTATGAATAATTTTGGCTCGTAAAAAGTAAAACTTTAAATTATTAAATAGTTATGAAGAATGATGATTATTATAAAATTATTACAGAGACTTTACAGTCTTACATAAGTAAATTATCTTTAGAAGATATTAATTATCTAAAAAATGGAGGAGAAGTAAAAAGATTATTAAAGAAAGGTGGTAAAAATAAGATTCATATAAAGAAAGAGAATAGAGGTAAATTTTCTGAATTCTGTGGAGGTAAGGTAACTTCTGAGTGTATTCAAAGAGGTAAAAATAGCCCTAACCCAGTAATTAGAAAGAGAGCAACCTTTGCAGCTAATGTAAGAAAATTTAAACATTAAATTATGGGAACGACTAAGTATAAAGAATGTGAACATTGTCATAGAAGTCTTCCTGCTAATAGAGAATACTTCAAAAGAGTAAAAGACAAAGAATCGGGTAAGGAAATTTTACTAAATGTGTGCAGGGAATGTGAAAAGCAAATAGAATTAGAGTCGGAATGGAAAGACGGGAAATTATTATGTCATATATGTGGTCAATATTTAGATCCATCCGAATTTCATATAGCTGGAGATAATAAATATACTATTAGAGGAGGAAAAGATAAGAGATGTAAAAAATGTAAAGTAGCTCAAAATAAAGAAGCTAGAACAAAATATTCTCCAGAAAAAGCTCTAGAAAAAGTACTACAAGAAAGATGGTTAGGTGCTAAAGATAGAGCAGAAAAGAAAGGTATAGAATTTTCTATATCTAAAGAATATTTACAAAAACTTTGGGATAATCAAAAAGGATTATGTGCCATATCAAAAATTCCTATGACTTTTATTATGGACAAAGGAAGAATATATACAAATGTAAGTATAGATCAAATAAATCCATCTAAAGGATATACCGAATCCAACATTCAATTAGTTTGTATGGCAGTAAATCAATTTAAATCAGATTTTGATCTAGAAACTATGTTATTTATTTGTAAAAATATTTTAGAAAATGCCAATCAATGCAAGGAAATGGAAACACTAAATTATGAGTATTAATAATCCTGAATATATAGCTAAATCTAATAAATGGTATTCTACTAAAGAATTTTTAGAATATAAAGTAGGAGGAAAATTTACTCCTAAGAAATCTCAATTAGTAAAAAATGCAGAAACTCAAAATACTAAAAGAGATATGAGAAAGAAATTTATTAAATCAGATAGATCTACTTACACTAATAATAGAATTAGAAAAAATCAAGAGGGAGGAATATTAGATAATCAAATATCTATAGATCCTAATTTATTTTCTTCATGGAATGCTATAGAATCCAATATAGAAATACCTACTAATAATACAAATATTCCAGAAACTAAATTAGATAGATTTATAAAATTACTAAATTCTAGACCTAGTATTTCTCCTAGATTATTTAATATAGATAGAATAAATACTGAAATACAAGATAACTCAGAAGTTGTTGAAGATACTAAGTTAGAAACTAAGAAGGATAAACTTAAAATGGATATGACTAATCCAAGTAAAGGAACTGAAGAATTTAATAGAATCTATGATGAAGTAGAAAAAGAATATCCAGAATCTGCTAAGTATAGGGCATTTTTAACTACTGTGGCTAAATATGAAAGTGGATTTAATAGTAAAGCTAAGAATAAAAATGCTCCTGCTTGGGGATATTTCCAATTTATGCAAGATGATAATAAATATAATAATATAAAAACTTATGCAGGAGTAGATACTCAAACCTTCTTAGATAATCCTAAACTTCAAATTATTGCTGCAATAAATTTAGCTAAATCCATGGAAAAAGGATTTAGTAAAGAGGATGTAACCGCTGCTGAATCTAAGGGTATTACTAAATGGGGTATGTTAGGTGGAGCATGGCTTGGAGGAAATGGAGGATTAAGAAGATACTTATTACAAAATGAAAATATCTCTGATAAACATTGGGGAGGAGTTGGAATAGATATGATTAATCAAATTAAAAGGTATAATTTCTAATGACCTTTGATCAAGCTAAATTATATGCAAGTAATGGTTATACATTACTTCTTCCAGGATGGAAAGGATATTTTAATTGGAATTATAAAGATAAAGAATTAATATTTAAAGATGGGGATTATATACTAACTGAAAATCAATTAAAAGATAAAGGAGTTATTAACAGAAATGATTGGTATTATATAATATGAAGTCATATAAGAATAGACCTAAGATTATTAAAGGAAATAGCGGAATTAAAACGGATGATACTGTTGCTACATTTGGACTTCCAGAAGTTAATGTATATCCTAATAATAGATGGGGAGACATAGCTAGAAGCCAAGGATTAGAAACTGCAAGAAATTGGAGAAAGGTTAAAGAAGGAACTACTAAAGGAATTAATGACTTTGCTAATGATCCTAGAACTCAGTTTGTTTCTATGATGTTGCCTTTACCTCAAGGTTTAGAACATGCAGGAGAAACTCTAAAAATGATAAATAAAGGTATTAATAATAGTAAAAGACATATAATAAGTAAAGTTATAGATTCTTTACCTATTAAACCTATATCTAAATCGAATGTTCCAGAAACTACACTTGTTAGCAACAGAATAGGAGATGTTGAAATAGTTCCTTATAATAATTATAGACAAGGGACTATAGGAATGGTAGATGATTTTTTCGATTCTGGCATAGTTAGAACTAAAGATAATCCTAATAAGAAAATACGTACTATAGGTAAATTTACTCTTAGTAAGAGCATATTTCCAAATCCAATGTTTGCAAAAGGAACTCTTTGGTATGGAGTTCCTAAAAAATCAGATAATATGATAGATCTCTTAGTTACATCAGAGCCATTACAGTTTGCTAATAAATATGCTAAGGCTTCTAAATTTGATGATGGAATTCGCAGGATTCCATTTAATATAGATCAATTAAATACTAGGAATACATCTGCTTATAGATATTATCCCGAATATGGATATAAAAGACTAGCTGGGAAAACGTATGATTTTATGTTAAATTTTAATAAATAAGAAACATGAGAAATTTTATGATGGATATTTGGGTTTGGACTAAAGAAACTCATTCCAAACCATTAAAGACAATAAGATTTGAATTAGATCATTTTCCTACTGAATTAGAATGTAGAGAAATATTTAAAAAAGATGAGGATGTTGAAATATATTTAAATAGTAAAGTAGATGTTACTTATACTAATTTAAGAGAATATAATAAATGAAATTCTCAACTTTTTTTATGAATACTATTTCTGAAGGGAAAAATCCTTCTAGTAAAAGAGTAGCAGGCTGTTTAGGATGGATTCTTTGTTTAGTAGCTGCAGGAGTAGCTATATTTAAAATAATTCCAAGTCCTGATATTATAGAAATGTTATTCTGGGCTAGTTGTGCTTTATTAGGAATAGATTCTGTTACATCAATGTTTAAGCCATTTAAAAAGAAAAATGCCGGAGAAAGTAAGATACAAGAGTAAAGAATATAATGAAGCCTATAGGAATAATCAAATAGTTAATGGTTATGATGAGGAATCCGATACTTATGAATATTCTTTACCAGAAGTCTCTGTAAATACTAGAGATAATTTAAATTTAGGACAAGTAGTTAGAAATGGAACTAGTAGAGTTGTTAGACCATTAATTAATGCTGGAGAGGTTGCTATAGATTTTACTGGTATGTCTCCTGCTTTAGCTACTGGAAGATTATTAGCTGCTTATAATAAAGGATCTTTGGGAAGAGAAGTTATAAATGCTACATTTGAAGCTTTACCATATATTAATATGAAAACTTTAAAACTTCCTGTAAGAGAAACAGATAATATAGTTAAAACTATTACTAAAGAGAAATATGGAATAGATAAAATTAGTCTATCTACTCCTAAGAAAGGAGTTATTGCTAATATAGAATTAAGTCCATCTAATGAATTAGATTTTGGTAAGAAATGGATGAGGCCTGAATTTATAAACGTAGTAGAATCTGAACAAGGTAAAGGATTATCTAATGTATTATATAATGAAGGAATAAAACATGCTAAATCTAAAGGATATAATGGAATCATTAGTGGAGAAGTGTTACTACAGCCAGAGAAGACTATTAGAACTCAAAGGAGATTTAATGGGCCTCAAATGAAGCATTTTGTAGAAGAATATAATTATCCTATTAAAGGATTAGAATCAGCTAAAGATCCTAATTTAGCAGATACTATTATTAAGATGTATAATAAAACTAATGAATACAGAAGTACTGTAGGAAGAGAGTTTTATAATATGATTAAATCTTTAGTAAAATAGAAAAAGCCTAACACTAATAAAGTGCTAGACTTTTTATTTATATAAATATAATTACTGTATATTTGTTCTTGAAGTTTCTTTCTCTCTTCCATTTTCATCTATTATTGTTTGCTTCTTTAGATATCCTTTTTCTATTAAAGATTTTTGTATTCTTGATATAGTAGATTTTTTCATTCCTATAAGTTCTGATAGTTCTGTTATAGAATATGGAAGAATATTATTATATCCTTCATAATCTATAAAATAATTATTAAATATATCTATAACTTCTTTACAATTTCTAAACCACTCTCCTCTATATTTATAATCTTTACATAGTTGATGTAAAGATCTTTCATCCCATCTTCCTCCTTCTTTATAACTTAAAATTTTTAATTTTTCTGGCCATATTGATTTAATTTTTAATTATGCAAATATAATTAATATTTTTTACTTCATCAAATAAAATGTACAAAAAATTTAATGACTTGTGTAATATACATTTTTTGTGTAATACTTCTGTATATAGATGTGTAGTCACTCAAATTTTGAGTGTAGGCATACTGGCGAGTGGGTACTCAATCACTGAAGAGCCTATACCCACTCATGGGTGAGTGACCCTATTTATGTGAGGTATATAAATTTAACGTGTTTATGCTTATATAAAGTTTAAATATTTGGGTTTGTTGTAAGTAGTTCCTATCTTATCTAATCAATATTTTTTACCCCTCCCTATATTTAAAATAAAAATTGATTTTTTATTTATTATCCCCCCCCTAGGTGGGTAATAAAAATTTATTTTGAAATAAAGGTTTATTTTTGGATAAGTGAATTAAAATATATAGGAGGGATGTGAGTAGACTAATCCTTAAGGCCCCCACCCTGGGTGACAGATAAATACATTACTAATTTAAAAAGATTTTGGAGGATCGAAAATTATGATTGCTGAAGAATTGAACAACCAGTTTGGCGCTGTATTAAATGAGAATGTGGGTGAGGTGACTAACAACGTAAATGCGAACGCTTTGCCAAAGGCGGCTGGTGCGTTTCTAATGAGTAATAACCGCTATTCTCATACGGTGAGAATTGGGAACGCTGGGGTTACATACCCAACTTTCTTTGTTGCAAGTTTTGATGGTACGGCTCATCATGTGAGCTGTAATACATGCGAAGACAAAGTCATTTATGAAGACGATGGTCACGAGATCAATCGCAAAGTCGTGAAAGATTTTCAGTTATCAAATTGGAAATCTTCAAAGATTGTATTTGAGGAGACGGTTGTATGTACAATATTTGATCCTCAAAAAGGTGATTTCATGAAACGGCGAACGTCTTTGTATCATTGTGACACAATGACGCCAGAGGAACAAGAGGTTGCCAATGCTGTTCGCGAAGCGTGGAACGCAGCACACCCAAAGAAGGCGTAATGATTGAGGGATAGAGTGTACACACACTCTATCCCCATCATGTAGTCATTCATTCACTCAATCATCAAAATCATTCACTAAATTCGTTTAGCCATGCATTCATTCTTTATAGTAATTAAGGTAGGAATGTAGATAATGATGATTGAATTGGTGTTGATTTAAGTGGAGAGGGAAGAGAGAAGTACTATACCGCTCTCCTTCTTCTCCACACTCAAATCAATCTAACTCAAAAACTTCTTGAACAATATTAATATGTAATCTTAAAATATCACTATTAATAAATATTTTGGATTTATATATAGTTATATAAAGAAAATACCCTGACGAGTCTTTGAAAATTAAGACGAAACACTTTTGTGTCGGTATTAATCAAGAAACCTCACACTGTACAGGTAAGTGTAAAAAATAATGAGAACGATTAAAATTAATTCAATCAAAATAACCCTTAGAAGTAATAAGGACATATTGAATGCATATAATATTTGGGGTAAAATCCCAAATATTCCATTTCTTCTGGCCAGACAAATGGCCAGATTTGTACGAATTAACCCAGAACGTCCGGACGAGAGGACGAATCAGTTCAAATTAAGCTACTTTCCAGACGAGAATGTCTGGGAGGCAGTTACGGAGAACATCACCTCCCTTGATGGGAGGAACTATTTTTATACGGATAAAGTAGCTAATTTCTCTCCAAAGGACAATTACCGAATGACATTATAATCATTCGGTTGGCAGCTCGGAACTAGACGAGCATTAAAGAAACTAATAGTTGAGAGAATATCAAGTTGATGAAATGATAGTATGAAGTTCACAGAAAGTAAGTATGTGATGTATTGCTCTACTACATGAAGGATCGTAAAGAATCTTGAAAAGGTATCATTTAACACCAATATTAGTTTCTGTATTTTTAGGTGTTGGCAGCCTGGAATAGACAGGCATATTATATTGCCCTCTAAAGAGGGAAATAATGGTAAATCCTTTGGAGACCATTCCTCCACGCTTTCAATTTGACCGTAGTGCATTCGGAGACCAAGAAGGGAAGAAAGCTAGAGTTGTTAATCGTAATGAAAGTTACGTTCCACCATTGTACGTAGGGGTGTGTGGGTAATCGGCTAAAGGAACGTTCTGTTATGACAACTTGCAACTGTTATAGCACAAGAGATATAGCATGGCTGCTAGGAAAGACTAGCATTTTTTATTTAATAATCAAAAAATAGCATGATAGAGAAAATAAAGAGCGGTGTATACACTGCTAAGCTATTAGCAAAGCGATTGTGTGATGTAAAGATCATCGTATCTGGAAATGGAGAACCAACTTCCATAGAGCAAATAAGCTACGATGAATACGAAGAGATTAAACCTTACATAATTAATAAATAGCGCGTAAAAGCTACGATACTACGTTCAGTATTCTCAAGTTGTTGAGTTAGGGTATTTCGGAAAAACTATTTAATAGTAAGAAAGTTCTACTCTTTCAATACCCACAAATATAATAAATCATGAACAAGCAATCATTATCTATTCCTGCATCAGATGTAGAGGATAGAAGTAAAAAGTACGAAGAGGCTATCTTATTAGATGGCTCAACTATCAAAATTTATGCACCTTATATAGATGCAACATATTTTGATAAAGAAAAGAATGTCTATTGTCTGGAATATGACAACAGATATTTTATTTATTCTGGGCATCTTGATGCCTGGATGGAGCAATAATGCCTCAGGATTATCAATCTACAGTTTCAACTCTTAGATGTCTTTTAGGCTCATTAAGATTTGAGCAAACAGCTGATGTAGCTGGAGTTATTACCTATAAAGGTAAACTAACGGAGGAAGAGAAGAAAGAGTTAAACTCTAAAGTTAGTCATTATGCTTTAATCTTTATTGAGCATGATGAAAACTCTAAAGAACCAGAGACAGAATATTTAACATTTAAATTATAAAATTATGATAGAAATATCTGAAAATAAAATTATAATCTCTCCGGATTCAATTAATATTCCACAGAGAAGAGATGAGATTAATCTAATGAAAGTGTTTGCTCCAGATATTAGAATCTCCATAAATAAGAGAAGAATAGATTGCACTGAGGATTTTAAAAAACATGTTGCAGAACTTACTTATGTAAGTGATCAACATTGTGAGTATGTGAGAAAAGATGGATCAATAGCATACTACAATCCCTATTCTATTAGAAAAATGGGCCAAATTGAAGCTAATTTAGATACTAAAGATTATTATTCTATTTTAGCTGATTCATTTATGTGTAATCAAATTATTAAAGCTTTAGTAAGCTACTTTATTTGTCCAGATATTTTAAAGACACAATATAATGATTTGATTGCAGTTCTCTTAGATCATATGATGCGACAAGGCAAATAATAATTCCATATAAAAATGATTTTAATAGTTAAACAATTATTCATAAACAGTCTATTGTGAAATACACTGTTTATTCTCTTATATTTAGGTATGTAAAGGTTCAAATCCTTATAAGAGAACAATTTTATGTTTTTCATGTAGATTTGATTATATTATTATGTTTATGAAGTAGCTTGTTGTGAAATAAGCTACTTTAAAAGGGCCTATATCTCAATTGGTTAGAGAAACAGATTCATAATCTGGAGGTTGACAGTTCAAGCCTGTCTAGGCCCACTAAACAGATAATTTCGTGTTTTTCATGGTATTAGAACTAAAATAGCCTGTTGTGAAACACGCTATTTTTACCTTCTCGTCTGCTAATGGTTAGGCTCGATGTCTTATACACATCCAATCCAGGTTCAAGTCCTGGCGAGAAGACACTTTGCTTTTTTCATGTTTATTCTAAAGATATTTAGTTTAATTGGTAAAACATCTTCAGAAGATGTAGGTTCGAATCCTACAATATCTACAAATGTATGATTAGAGGTTTATTTAATTGTTGTTATTGAAATAAATAAAGCTGCCTATTGTGAAATACACAGCTTTAAAATGAGTAACAGATCTAATCTGTTACTCAAACTAGTGGTAATGCTAATATAGGTATGAGCGCCATCCTTATAAGATGGAAACAGTGGGTTCAATTCCCACTACCACTACAATATTTATTAACTTAAAAATTATTATCATGAATAAAAGAATCGAAACTATGGCAATTTTAGCTCTCTTAGTAGGGCTAGTTGTTTACGTTTCCTCACTAAATGAATCTGTGAGGGACAGAAACTTCCGATGGAAAGAGGAAGTTATGTACTCTGTAGATGTTCCAAGATTAACAGAGATTTTGGATTCCATGGAGATCTACAGAGAAACTGTAGATGACAATATTTATCAACTTTGTAAAGATCGAATCTACAAACTTACAGAGTATGAAGACTGAGAATACAAATGCGAAACCTCTTCCTCAATTTGAAGAAGAGACTAAAGAGGGCATGTCCTTCTTTAGTAGAGATATAGTCATTATCAATCAGGATATGATCTTTAGTCATCTTCCTGAGTGGAAAAGAGAACAAATTCTTAACATCTTAATGGATTATGTCTACTAGATTTAAGAAACAGAACTGCTCCTCATCAGTTCGAGATTTGTTCACCGACAAGTGGGGTAGAACAATCATAGTTACTGGAACTTATGCTTATGAATGGTCTGTAACCATTAAAAGCAGTACATCAGTAACTACAATGAGGTTCAGAACTCGTATTGAAGCTGTAAAGCTTATTACTGAGTTGAAGAGAAGACGTTGATTAGTACCATAGATAGTCTGCTTTAGTTATATCCATTCTTTTAAGAATTTCAACCATCTTCTTGCTTATGTAACTAAAGTGGACTATCTTTGCATTGTGATTAAAAAATAACAGTAGGATTTTTATTTGTTATCTCTAACAGTAAAATTCTTACTAAAAACTGCTCCGATGACGAAATTGGTATACGTGAAGGACTTATCAGTAAATTGAGTGCTTATGTGGAAACATATAATGTAGAATCTCCCTAACAAACGGAAGCCTCATTTATGGTAACATAAATTTTGGTGACGGCTCTCTAAATTGAAAATGTTATATTTTGGGAAACAATAGAACAAATACTATTGATAACAGTCACAAACTACAGAAATGTAAGGATTAAGCATTTTCATAAATGGCGTACAGACTATATAGGAGACATCTAAAAGAGAAATAATATTTGCAAGATTTCTCTCATGATGAAGAAATAGTCGAGACTACAACGACTTAATTATCAAGTTGGCTTATGTAAAAGTAAGTGTAGTATGAAAATCCTTTGACCAGTAATGGTCGTGTGGGTTCAAGTCCCACTCGGAGTACAAATAAACAATAAAACCTGAACTAATATGTTTAATGAAAGACTGCAAAATTTATTTGGTAATTCTCCTGTTAGAAAAGTAGAATATACTACTAGTGGAAATGGAGCATTAAAGCTAACTTCCACAGGAGATCCATTTGTGGATCAATTCGGATTAATTTCTCAATACAGACAGTTACGTCCGTATTCTTCAATATCTAAAGATATGGAAACATTATGGGATATTGATCCAATGTACACATTAAAGTTATTATTCTATATTAGAATGATAACAAGAAAGGTTAGGCTTCTTAATGGAACAGAAACATCTAAAGTTCAAAAAGGAGCTGGACTTAGATATGAGACATTTATGAGGATGTTATGGCTTGCTATAAATCACAGTGAAGTATTTTATAAGAATCTTCCGCTTTTTATTACAATTGGATGTTGGAAAGATATTATTCAATTAATGTCTTATGATCTTCAATATCATGGTTGGAATGATAAAGTATTAGATTTTGATAAATTATCTGACTTTATTTTAGCAGGATTAGAAAATCCCAATACTTGTAACTTAGTAAAGAAGTTTCTTCCTACTATTAAAACTAAATCTAAATGTACAACTTTAGAATCTCAAGCTGATACTATTATTGGCAGGTTCTTAGCACATAAACTTTTTGGGAATGGTGAGTTTTCTCCCAACTTGCATTCTATTAAAACTTACGAATCCTACAGAAAGTTAAAAGCATCAGGAACAGCCCATCAATGGCAGCAACAGATTTCAAGAGGTCAATTTAATATTGATTTCTCTAAAGTTCATGGAAGAGCATTAGCTTTATTAGTATCTGGCAAATATCTTGCAAATCATGGTCTTGAAAAAGACTATGAAGAGTGGATTAAGAAACAACCTATAGCTAAGTTTACTGGATTTGTATATGAGCTATTTAAAGGATTGAATGACAATAGTCCTCTTTATAAGAGATACACTATTGATAAGCAATTCGAAGGCTTAATCAAAACAGCTGAAGATTCTACACCATCTTCATTCTTAGTAGCTAGAGATACCTCTGGTTCTATGAGTTCTAATGTAGTTGGATTAAATATTAGCAGTAATGAAGTAGCTAAATCAATAGCTTTATACTTTTCCTACTTACTAAAAGGAAAGTTTGCTAATAGTTATATAGAGTTTGATAGTAAACCAGAATTAAGACACTGGGAAGGAGATAGTCCTTCTGACAAGTATTTAAACAATACTAGTTGTGCTTACGGAAATACCAATTTCTTAGGTATTGCAGATCTCTTTATAACTATTTACAAATATACACCTATAGAAAAGTTTCCAACTGGGTTAATCTGCGTGAGTGACGGCGAATTTGATGATTATGGAAAAGATAAGTGTAAAACAACATTCCAACTCTTTAAGGAGAGACTGTTAAAAGCAGGATTTCCTAAAGATTATGTAGATAATTTCAAAATTGTCTTATGGGATATTCCTAATACTTTCTATAGCCTTAAAGAAATTCGACCAAAGTTTGAAAGCTTTGCAGATACACCTAATTTCTTCTACATGGGTGGATTTGATCCTGCTGGAATTACATTCTTATTAGGGGGAGAGGAAAAGGATAAACCTGCTCCGAAAACTCCAAAAGAATTGTTTGAAGCAGCAATGAGTCAGGAAATTATGGATTATATTCAATTATAGTCCATAAGGATTAGGGTAGTAGATCAGTTGATTAGATCGTGACTTTTGGGAAGTCAAGGGCGCTGGTTTGAGTCCAGTCTATCCTACTATGGAGTGCATACAGCAAAATTTAATATTTCCATATTATAATAACATACATTAGTATTAAATTTAAACCAGAACAGATCGACTTAACTCCCTTCTATTTCTATAAATAGCACTCCGATTTAATTGTTTATAGAAATACTAAAGTTAAGTAATGAGGTTCGCAATAGAGTACACACAGCAATAACTAATATTCGATTATCTTCTAAAAATAGCAATAATTATAATGTACTCTGTTTAAATTGATGGGTAGCGAAGTGGTCAAACGCATCTGACTGTAACTCAGACGTCTATAGACTTCATAGGTTCGAATCCTATCCCATCAACGCATGTAAACTCTGTAATGAGTTTAACATTTGCCGTGATAATAATTTAAAGAAACAGTATTAAGTTTGTGAAAATGTAAGTACTGTACGGAAGTGTAGTTAAATGTATAACGCCATACTTGGAATTAAGGTTCAAATCCTTCACTTCCGACTATTAGAAGATTAAAATTAATTTAGGGAATAATTAATATGTCTTTTGTAGATTTTTTATTAGTAGATTCAATAGTATCAATACTATTTTCATTTTTAGTTATTTCAACTATGACTTTATATAAATTATTAAATTAACGTATGCTAGAAAATATAATAGCAGAAGAGAGATAAAATATTTATATCTTTTGACTATTTTTAATCTATAAATATTATGAAAAAACTAATATCCTTAATTAAATGGTTTATAGAAAGAATATTAAGTATTTATGAACCCTTACAAGAATATTTATTAGATGTATTCAGAAAGAATATTCAGATTCCATTATATAAAAAGTTAAACAAACCTATCGAATCTAAAATTCTAACAGAATCTCATTTTAATAAATCCTTTTTGAATAAGTTAAAATCTATTAGTGAGGAACAATTAGATATTAAAGTTCCCAATTGGAAAGATAAAGTAAATAATGGAGAGGCAGTAATAATTTCAGTAATAGGTTCTGATTATGTAGATAATTATGGAACTGTTATAGGATTTAGTCCTAAGAAACAAATAGAATTTGTATTAGGTAGTTTCTATGTAACTGCAACTAAAAGTTATATACTTTGTACAGATAAATATGATTTTAGTTCTAGTAATCGAATTATAAAGAATTTAAATACTAAAGAATCTGATCCAGATAACGAAAAAATACATATAAGAATAAAAATGAAGATAGGATAATCCTAAATATAAAAGCAGTGAAAATTTTGGATCTAAAAATTGTACAAGAATAGATAAAAGAGTTAGATAATTTATGCAGGTATCGCCTAATGGTTATGGCATCACACTTCCAATGTGAAATAATGACGGTTCGATTCCGTTTACCTGCTCCGTTCCGTCTGCCTTATAAGACTGTAAACGATAAGGTGTGATCATACAGTATGTCCTGGCTAGGATTACAGCTCCTAATAGTTGAAGGTTAATATGAACTAGTATTTTATTTGATTATTTCTCAGATACTTAAAGTAGAAATAACAGAGCCTAACGGTGAATAGAAAATACTATTTATTTCATTGTAATTGAACGGTTATTAGTTATAAATTAGTATTTTCTTCATGTGTGGATGTCTGAGTGGTTAAAGAAACAGTCTGCAAAACTGTTATTTCGTAGGTTCGATTCCTACTCCACACTCTATACATTAAATTTAATTCTATGGATGAAAAAGAAATATTTGAAGACCAGATTGCTGATTACTGGATAGATTATTATAAATCAGTAGAATAATATCGCGGAATGGACTGGAGAAGGTTCGAGTCCTGCTTCCACAACTATTAAGGAATACATTAGATAACTTACAGCAATTTATTCACAATATATATTATTGATACTTGTACGGAATTAAGGTAGTTATCTGTTTATAAGAATACATAAATTTTATATCAATATGAAAACATACACTAAAGAAGAATTTATTGAATTAGTAAATTCAGGAGACTTTAATATTATTGAAGAATCTCAATTAGAAGATGAAGGATGGGAATATGATGAAATATCAGGAGATTATACTAATCCGTTTGATGAGGATTCTATAGCTATTAATGATTCTCTATTCTCTTTAGAAACATTTAGTATGGATAACGTAAAGGAAATAGATATGTCAGATAATACATTTAAATTAGACGTAGGAGATACAGAAGAATGGTTTCCTATGGGAATTATTGAGAAAGAAGAACATTTGATTGAACCAATAAAATTAGATATTCCAGATTATGAAGAACTATAAAAACTATAATGTAGGAGATAAAGTGTTAATTATCTTTTCTCACAGAAATGATTTAAATTTAGAGGGGATTATTAAAGAAGTAAGACCCAGTTTTTGTAAAATAGAAACATCAGTAGGAATTAATAACCATACGTATGGACAATTTAAGAAAATAGAATCATGATAACTTTATTATCATTAATTATTCCAATCGCAATTCACTTTGGCTTAAATTCAAGTAAAATAGAGGAATATCAAAAATTAAATATAGAAAATATAGCAATTTACTTAAAAGACAATCCTGATTGTAAATTATATATAATAGGTTATTCTGATTTAGTAGAAAACAGTGATAAATTAAGTGAGAATAGAGCTGAAAATGTAAAGAAGGAAATAATTAAATTAGGTGCTCATGATAATCAATTAATTGTAATAGAAGAAGGAACAAAAGTTCAAAATTATGAAAAGAATGATTGGAATAGAGTAGTTATAATTACTGATTAAATACTAGTTGTGAAACTAGTATTTATTATAAGCTCCTATCGTCTAAAGGTTAGGACAATGCTCTTTCGAAGCATGAATTGGGGTTCAATTCCCCATAGGAGTACAAAATTTTTATTTATATAAGTTAGTCACAGCAAATTACTTGATTTCGAGAGTTGTTAAGGTAACAATACTTCTTTAGAAGTAATATTGGTTCGATTCCAATAACTCCCAAATTATTAAACTAACTTATTATATTGCCTCTTTAGCTCAGTTGGCCAGAGCATGTGGTCGTTGGTTCGAATCCAACAAGAGGCTCAATTAAAATATATAAAGATTATGATTTTACTAGTATTATTTGTAGTAATAATAGGTATAGAATTATTCTTTAATCCAAGAATAGATCTTACTTATAAAGGAGATATTTTGTTATGGTATAACAATTTTAAAAGACAAAGGGATTATATTTTTCTATTTAAAGTAGAAGAATAAATAATATAAACTTATTAAAATTTAAATGATTATGAATAAATTGATTGAGATTCTCGATATGCTTGAGGATTGGGATTTGATTAAAACTGATAATGGTGCAGTTGGTTTAGTTATTGATGGGTTTGTCCATTCTCAAGTTCCTATTAGTATGGGTGATGGAATTAAGGAAATTAAAAGCGGTACTCTAGATTTAGATGAATTGTGGAATAATACTCCTTCTGATAAAGATGATTCAGTATTCATAGGAGTAAGTTATACATCAGACCCAAAAGATCATGAAAAAGTTAAACAACAACTTGAAAGTATTTACACAAATATTGTAGAGTATGATCCCTTCCTATCATTAGAAGAAAATAATAAAAAGCTAATAGAGGCTGAAGACCATGTAATTATTCCTCCTTCTGATTTCCATAATACTCATATTATCGGAAAAGGATTACTTAGTCAAATCCAAGAGAGAGCAAAAGCAGGAAAAACTTCTGATGTTTGTGTAGATGGATGTATATTTCCTATTAATGAAGTATATGAGCTTAAAGGAAATGACTATACTAAAGCAGCAGTGGTGATATTCTAATGTATACAATAATAACTGATGGTGCCTATTCTTCCATGAGAAATCAAGGTGGAGTAGGCATTATAATTTTAGATCAAAATGGTGATGAAGTATTAGAATATAGTAAACCATTTATTAATACAACTAATAATCAAATGGAAATATTAGCTTGTATTATTGGAATGGAATCTATTTCTGAATCGGAAGACATAGTTATAATTACAGATTCACAATATGTAATTGGATGTGCCACTTTAGGATGGAAAAGAAAAAAGAATGTAGAATTATGGGAGAGATTTGATAAAGCAATGAATTTCCACAAATCTATTAAATTTAAATGGGTTAAAGGTCATTCAGACAATCCTTATAATATAAGGTGTGATAAATTAGCTGTAAAAGCTACTCAAATTAAATTATAACAGCAAATTTAATCTAAGGTGTATTTTTGGGATTACATGACTTATTTAACGAAATCAAGCAGAGACACAAAACTTAGTAAAATACTAAAGATATGAAAATTACTCTAAAAACATTATTAGTTTTTGCAGCAATAGTAGGATTATGCACAATTATTTCTCTTTCTTTTACTACAGTAAAAGCAGGCAGTATTTATTCTACTCCATCAACTAGAGAGTTCTACTACAATGGACATCATTATATAACTTTTTTATTAAATCATGCTGGAGCAAATTATGGAATAGTTCATGATCCAGATTGTCCATGTCATAAACATTAAAAATATTTCCTTCTAAAGCCTCTCTAAATTCGGATATAGATGCTAAAATAGAGGAGGAGTTCTGCCCTATCAACGACCGAAGTAGAAGATAGGTCGGGGAACTACTAATAGAGACGTCTATTAGCAAGCCCCGTAATTGCCCTATGGTGTAATTGGTAACATATCAGATTCTGAAGTTGGAGAATCGTACTCTCCTAGAGCAACTATTATATTGTTTAGAGTGTATTATACTTAATAAAATAATTGACAAAATATGTATTCAACGGGTTGTTTTATCGTATTTTTATTAGTACTTCTTATTATTTGTATAAAGGGAAGTATTACAGTTAGAGATTTATTTATATCTCTTTTAGTTATAGTTTCCTCTTGGGCAGCTTTAATACTCTTGGTTGTATTAGTATTTGTTGTACTAATCGGAGAGTTTTGGAATACTACAATATGGAAAGCTAAAAAGAAACCTAAATTATCTAAGACATTAAATGATTTATTAAATTAATGATTTAAAGATGTTTTAATCTTTTAAATCTATTAAAGATGGAGGAATAGCACGTAACTGGAAGCGTAATAATCTTCTAAATTATCGGCATTATGCCCTTCGGGGTTCGAGTCCCCGTTCCTTCACAATTAATACTTAACTTAATAATATGAGGAAAATTTTATTTACCATTTTACTATGTGCAGGTGTATTAAACTTACAATGTAGTAAAATAAGGGAACATAAAGTTCCAGAGTTTATGACAGCTAAGAGACCTACTCCAGAATTAGTATATCAATGTGCTAAACATTATGATTTAAAACATATAAATATAGTAGTAGCACAATCTATACTAGAAACTGGACATTATAAGTCAGATAAATGTATTAATCATAATAATTTATTTGGATTATATGATTCTAAGAATAAAAAATATTATAGATTTAATACTTGGCAAGAAAGTGTTAAAGCCTATAAAAGCAAAGTACAATACAAATATAATTCAGGAGATTACTACAAATTTCTAACAAGGATAAAGTATGCAGAAGATCCTAAATATATTAGTAAACTAAAAAATATACAAAAAAGATATAAGTTATGAAAATTGTTAAGATTCTATCATTTGCGATAGTAGCTATAGCTACTATATGTATAATTAATATTGGTTTATATTTTGTATCTATGGCTAGCACTATAGCTAATGTGTTTGGAGCACTACTAATTATATCATGGATATATGTTTTATGTACAATTATTAAGTATATTAAGAAGCCGTTTGAATAAGAATGATCTTATTTGAGCGGCTATTTTTGTTTCAAGAATAACTATACTAAATTAAATTAGAATAATCTTATAATAATTTAAAATTAAAATGAAGAAAATTTATTTATTTATTTTAGCTCTTGTAGCTTTAGTAACATCATCTTGTGGTTATGAGAGAATTGATGCCGGATATGAAGGAATCAAAGTTAATCTTTATGGTGATGGTAAAGGCGTAGATGATGTTTCAATGGTCACAGGAGCAGTCTGGTATAATCCTTTTACGACGTCGGTCTATGAGTATCCTGCATTTGTTCAAACTATTGATTATGAAGGATTTGAGGTAAATTCTAAAGATGGAAGTAAATTTACAGTAGATCCTTCTGTTCTTATTAAAATCGAAGATGGTAAATCTCCTGCAATCTTTAAGAAATATCGTAAACCATTATCAGAAGTAATTGAATCTACTATTTACGTATTTATTAAAGACGCCGCTCGTATTGAGTTTAATAATTATACAGCAGACGAGATTGTATCTAATAGAGCAGCTGTTGATAAATCATTTGAGAATAGAGTAAAAGAAGCTTTGGCGCAAGAGCATTTTATTCTGGAGCAACTTACTCCAGGAATTAAATATCCTAGTTCTTACGAAGATGCAATTAATGCTAAAAATAAAGCAATTCAAGATCAAATGAGAGTATCTAATGAAGTAGCTGTAGCTAAAGCTGAAGCCGAGAAAATTCTTGTAGCAGCTAAAGCAGAGAAAGAGGCTAATGAATTAAGACAACAAGCTTTAACTCCTGCTATTCTTCAAAAGATGTGGATTGAAAAATGGGATGGACATGTGCCAACAGTTCAGACAGGGTCTAATTCATCTATGTTTATGGATATTAGTAAACTTGTTAAATAATGATTTGGGTAATAGTATCTATTATAATATCAATAATATATTGAATAATATGTAGATGTTTTACATATTATGATAGAGAATGGCGCTCCTTTAAAACGATACATTTTATATTAGGAGTACTACTTTCTATAATACCAATTCTTAATGTTGCAGTATTTATAATTATAAGTTTAACATTATTTTATCTTATATTATGTGATAATGTAAGATTGAAGAAAATAGACAATTTTTTTATTAGATTTCTTAATAAGGAATTGTAAATAATAGGCTACTGAAAGCGTCGGATGCTTCTAGGTAACTTGGTTCGACTCCAAGAGTAGCTTCTAAATATAATTATTATAACTTATTAAATAATATAATATATGGAAAAATATAATATTTATGCTGGATTAGGCGGTAGCTTTGGAGGAGCACAATATCTATATACAATAGAAGCCAATAGTAAAGAGGAAGCTGAGGAGATTGCATATCATGAAGCTGTAGAAGCATATCAAGATTTTGAAGGAACTTATGGTATTATGGACTGGAATAATTGTGCAATATCCCTAGAAATAGATCCTTGTACTGAAAATGACAATCTTATTACAGAAGTAGATGAACTTTATAATGAGGAAATGGAAAACTGGATTGAATATTATGCTATATTAACCTCAAAGGATAAAGAAATCTCAAAAGAAGAATTAATCTATGAAACTATAGAAGAAAATGAAACTAATTAAAACAGATTATAATATATTACATAGTAATGATAGAACTATATTAGTTAAACTAATAGTTCCTTACTATAAAATAGCAGAGTTGCAATTAATGGGAAGAATTATAAGCTCTGAAATGCTTCCTATTAATAATTCTGATGAAGGAATAAGTTTTATTCTTCCAGAAGAATAAAGAAATGTTTGATAAAATTATAGATTTATGTTAGATTTAGTTGAGATTCTGAAGAATTGTCCAGTAGGAACAAAACTATATTCGATCCTGTTTGGAGAAGTCGAATTTGAGGGTGTACACAGTGGTAGTTGTGCTGTCAGATATACAACAAGAACAGGTAGACGTTTCGATGTAACTCGTGAGGGGAAAATGTTCGAAGATTATGATGGAGAATGTACTTTATTCCCCTCTAAAGATCAACGAGATTGGTATAAGTTTGTAGTTCCCCAGAGCAAGAAGGAGAGGTTTAACCCAGAGACACTGAAACCTTTCGACAAGGTTATAGTCCGTTTAGATGAACAATGTATCTGGTGTTGTGATTTATTCTCTTTTGTTGAGAAGTATTCAAACCTGGTTAAAGGTTGTGGAGCATATTACAAACAATGTGTTCCGTGTAATGAAGAAACAAAGCATCTTATAGGTACAACAAACGAAGCACCTATACATTATAGATATTGGGAAAATTAATGTATCTAGTATAATGAAAATAGAAGAACATGACTTTATCTTAGAATCTGTAGATGATGTTAGCCATTTCTATAATTTACAACTTCAAAAAGTAGTAAATAAAGGAAAAGCTAACGAAAGAACTACATTTGGAGATATTATGTATGGATTAACTTTAGAAACTGCTATAGAATTTATAGCTAGATATAGAGTTAATAAAAAATCTCCTGATTCTATAGATATGAAAACTTATCTAAAAGAATTAAAAGAGGAAAGAAGAAAGATTATCAACTTTATTAATAATTAAAGATATGCAAAAGAAAAAAGAAGAGTCCGTAAATGTACATGATCAAGCATTAATGATTGAGTTAGGTATTCATCCTCCTTATAGAGAGATTTATGATTTCAGTAAGACTCCAAAAGAAAAAGCAGACTTATTAACTTATAAACGTAAAGATGGAAGAGGTTTTTACACTAGAGGTGTTTATAAGAAACCTTATTCTATCCCAGTATATGATAAGTTAATTATATATGTAAAAGAGGATGGAACTAGATCAATTAATTGTGGGCAATCAGATATTCCAGATATTTTATTTAGATTAAAGAAGGACAAAAAGACTGTATTGAAATATCAATGGAATGGAAGAACCTATCAAAGTAATGAGATCCCCTTCTGGAAACCTAAAGTGCACAGTGGGACCTCGGTTTCTGTACGAAGTTACGCTGTATAAAGATTACAAAGACAGATCTGAATTAGTAGATAATAGGTTTTATTCTTCAAGTAAACCTATTAAATACAAAGAAATTCAGATCTGTCAAATGGATAATTATTTATTATCTAAATGTATAACTTTATTAGAAGCTCCTATAGATTATTTATTAACAAATGGATTTAAAGAATGGACAAATGAGAAAGTTGGACGAAAGAGGAAATCCAATTCAAACTGAAACTCCTGACAAAGGAACAGTTACACAAGGTGCAGAGAATACTATGACTTATACTAATAAAACTATTGATAAGTCGAGAAGAATCTGTACACTTAGTCAATCAATGATTGAAATGTTAGTCAAGCAATTATCTGCTGAATTAGCTAATCACTCATTGTATAGAACTTTTGCCAATTATTTTGCTGTAGAAGGACTTCCAAAATTAGAAGAGTATTTTAAGGAAAGAGCAAAAGAGGAATATTTACATCATGATTGGATTTACAATTATCTAAGTGAAAATGATGCAATTTTCCAATATCCTCCTGTACCTCCTATTAATGTAGATATTATTAATAGGATTATGCCATTTGATGCTACAGTAGATAGAGAGATAGAAACCACTATGTCTATTAATCTTATTGTAGAGCAAGCTAAAAAAGAAGGAGATTGGGCTACATTCCAATGGTTGCATGGAAATGATCCTCAAGGTGGTATGTTGGTAAGAGAGCAGGTAGCGATTTCTGCCTGACTGCATAGAAATATGTAAGTAAGAACAGATCAAAATCGGTGGAGACTGAGATGTTAATACCGAGGTAAATATAAGCTTTAAAAGGCTTATATCACCGTACAGCATAGAGATTGAAACTTATTATAAAAATAATAAGAATAAAATATCTCCAAGAGTGATCTGCCCTAAGTTAATTTTCACCAAAATTTGTAATAATATAAGATATAAAATTTAAATAAGTAGTTGAAAATCAATTACTTATAGAATTTCCCTGATTTGGACTTCACACTAGGATGAACTTTTAGCAAACTAGGATTGAATAATATCACATTTCAAATTGAAATAGTTAAAAATTGTTAATTAAATCCATAATGTACATTTTTCATTTTGAAATGTAGTTAATATTTATTAACTTTGTAAAAGATAATTATGGAAATAACAATTAAATTATTTAATAATATGAGAGAAAAATTAATTCAATCTACAACAAGAGAAGTAATAGATCCTGAAACTGGAGAAATTACTACTTTAGAATCATCTAAAGTTATAAGAAAGAGAGTAAAGGAAGATTCTTTTTATATGACGTTTATAGATTTTATATCTCCATTCATAGACAATCTAAGGACATGTGATAATGCAAGAAGAATCCTAACTTGGTTATGTATGAATGCAGAATTTAATACTGGAAAAGTATTTCTAACAACTGGGAATAGAGCAATTCTATGTAAAGATTTAAATATATCTTCTAATACTCTTACTAATAATCTAAGAAAACTAAAAGATGCTAATTTAATTAGTGGGGATAAAGGAGACTTTGTAATAAACCCACAAATCTTCTGGAAAGGAGATTTAAGTGTTAGAAAAAAGCTTTTAGAAGACTCAGAAATACAAATTAAATTTGAAATAACTCCAAAAAGTGAAAATTAATAAGGTGAATATATATGCGGAACTATAGAGAATAAAATCTATAGAATCTAAGGATAAAAAGCTTTAGAGATAACATTATTGGGAAGAGGAGTCTGTATCACGTACAGTAGCTGATATGGCAAAAGAGGAAGCCTCTTGGCTTCGTAAGCAACAAGCTATTCTTGATTTTTATAAAGATTTAGGTAGAAGTTAAAGAGATTAGGAATTATTATTTATTAATTAAACCTAATTGGAAGACACATTACGCGTTAAACTAAAAGCATTTAGAGACGACTGTGGATATATAAAATATGTGTTTCAAGATCTAGATAGAGAAGCTCATTTTATATTATGTACCAAATTTCCTAATTGGGATACTCCTCTTATTAAAATAGATGATAGAGGATTTCTTAGATATAAGGAAATTTATGCAGGTAAGTCTGAATGGTATGATCCAGAAACTAAAGATTTCATACCATATAAATATGATGCTATTCAATTTCTAGATTTTGTACATGAAAATGAATATAAAGATAGAAACGTTTTAATTTAAAAGAATTATGAAGAAGATTATTAAAGAAGGAAAATTTGTTGATTTTAAAGGTTTAGAGAGAAATTATACTATTTGTGCTGTTATTCAAGATGTTTACAATAGAGAGCATTATTGGGAAGTACTAGTTTTTCCAGATCCTAAATATGTTCTCTCTATTGGATTAGCTATTTGCCATGAGCAGGATATGAATAATTATAATCCAAATATTGGTAGATTACAAGCTGAGGGCAGAGCACTTAAATGTAAGAATGTAAGTGTAATAATGACTCTTGATAACTATAAATTTGCAACAGATGATCTTCTTAACAGTGTTGCAGATACATTTGAGAAAGACTTTAAGAGATGTCCTGGCAAATATATTAAAGGATATAATGATGCTGAAATAAAGTGGAGGAAGAAACATGAACAAAAAGCTGTCAATAGTTGTGATTCTTCTTCTAGTAATAACTAATATAGTAGTTATATATTGTTATTATAACGGAGAAAAGAAAATTAATACAACTAATGTTGATTCTTTATTAATAATTAATGACTCATTAAATACTGTTAATAAATTGCTAAATAACAAAGTAGATAGTTTATTAATAGAAATTAGTAAAGTAGATTCTATTATAGTAGAAATAAATAATACTTATGAGAAAGATTCTAATAATATTATTAATCAGCATATTTCCGAAGATATTATGTTTTTCTCAAATTACTTATCCAAGAATAGTTTCTGATTCCTTAGTATTAATTACTTCCTCTCAATTAAAGCAGACTAATTTAATTTTTGTAGAGCATCAAAAATTGAAATCTATGAATATTCAATTAGATTCTAAATATACTATACAAGAAGAGATTAGTTCTATATTAAATCAATCTACAATAGTAAAAGACCTACAAATAACTAATTTACAGGCTATTAATAATATTAATAAAACTACTTTATTAAATACTAATAAAGAATTAAGTCAATATAAAAAAAGACAAAATATATTAGTTATCGGGGGATGCACTATAGGTGTATCCCTTACACTCTTGTTATTATTTAAATAATTATGGAAATAGAAGAGTGGGAGAAGAAGGGATTTAGAATTGGGATATTTCCAGTTCTACATTTAGGTAAGCATGAATGGACGGCTGGAGTAAGAATAGGCTCTGAAGATAAAATGACTTGGCTTAGTAATAAAGATGAAGGTTGTACTTATAGTAGTTTCACTTCATATAGTAATGCTTTATCAAAAGCTATAGATTTCTGTATTAATTATAAACCTAAAAGGAAATCTAAATGAAGAAAAGTTATAAAGAAGATCCTATACTTATAGGTAAATCCAAAGAAAAAGAAACAAAAGATTTACATAAGAAAGAATGGAAATATCCAGCTAGAGGATGTAAAATATGTTTACTTTATCCATGCTTTAAGGGACAAGAAAATATGGTAGCAGATTATGCTAAATATGGGTGTGTAGATTATCAAGAAGATGAACTAAGAAAACTTTGAATGAGAAAAAAGTTTATGCTAAATTATTAGCAGGGAGAAGAGAATTAGGAGGTTATGTAAAATATGTATTTCAAGATTTAAATACTGGTAAATATATATTATGTACTAAGTTTCCTAACTGGAACTCTGAGCCAATTAAATTAGGTACTATTGGGTATCTAAGATATGAAAAAATATCAGCTGGAGAGCTGTACTCTATACGTAATGACTGTGTTCCTTATAAATATACTATTGATAAATTCATTAGTTTTGAAAAAGAGGAAAAACGTAACAGTATTATATTTATTTGAGATTAATAATTTTAAAAGATATAATTATGAAAAATTAATAATTAATATTTATATATGACAATTATAAGAGAGAGATTGGAAGAGGCAATGGCATCCAAGAAAACAGACATTAAGAATTTTATTTGGAAAGGTGAGAAAAAAGAGGTAAATGGTGTAATGATGCAAGAGGAAATTAGACTTATTGATGCTGATGAGAAACAGCTCAAGAAGTTTTATAACCATTGTATGTCTATGTTATATAATCAGGATAAACAAAATCCTGGAAGATATTTACTTTTGGATATTATTAAGGATCAGATTGCAAGATGTAATTGTGAGTTATTCTTACGTTGGTTAGAGCAGGAAAAAGGTAAACCGCGTTTTACATTCTTATCTGATGTAAGAACTATCTTAGATAATAACAAAGATAGTATTCCTGATACTAATAATATACCTATTTCTACAATAGTAGGTGGATGCCCAGATGAATTTAAGGATATTCCTATCAGTTTAATTATTGATGGATGTATTGATCGTTTAGGTTATTTCAATAAACAACATATCACATTATCTTTCATTCTCAAACAAGGACTTTGGTTTACTCAACAAGAACTTAAAGATTTAACAGAGAAAAATGAGGATGGAACTACTAGGGATAGAGTTGAAGTAGTTAAAGAGAGATTAAGTTTAACTAAACCTAATATTAATATTTATATTACTCCTAAAGGATTAAGCTTTGCTCAATTAAAAGCAATGACTTCCCTAAGAAGTAAGAAGTATTCTGAATTAACTACAGATCAACTTAAAACTCTTAGAAATATAATCTTGTTTGCACTTAGTGACGAAGTACGATTTCACATTGGTCAGTGGGAAGCTAGAGTTAGTCAGCTGGATGAAGTCGCTAAGTTTAAAGGAATTACATTAGAAAAATGATTTTAAACTTAAAAATTAAATTATTATATTATAGTAGTTTAATTTATAAAATATCACCTGAACAATATTCTATGTTTATGGTGTTTATCTGAATAAAGGGCTATAGTAGGAATCTCCCAAACCTGAGCCCTTGATCCAGGAACGGAGACAGACCATTGGGTAATTCCATAGGAGTGCAGTTAGGGGAGATATTTTTATTATGACTAGAGACGAAAGACAAAGTTTAAGTGTTCAAAAATGGATTGATAATAAATGTAATGGAGTAGTAATAGCTCCCACTGGAGTAGGAAAGACTCGAATTGCTTTATTATCTATAAAAAGATTTATTAGTAAAAATCCAACTAAAAAAGTCCTTATAGTAGTTCCTAATGACGCTCTAGTAAAACAATGGAATGCTGAAATAACTGATTGGGGATTTAGTTATAACTGCGAAGTTGTAACTATGTTTAAAACATCTAAAGAGGAAGATTATCATACTGATCTTTTAATAATTGATGAAGTTCATCGCTGTTTAGCTGAGACTCTGATAAAAGTGTTTTCTGTAGTTAAATATAAAATGTTACTATGCCTTACAGCTACCTTAGTAAGAGTAGATGGAATGCATAATTATTTATTGCAATTCTGCCCAGTGGTAGATACTATAACTATGGACGAAGCAATAAGTAATAACTGGATTTCTACATTTAAAGAATATAAAATATTATTAGATGTAGATCTAACAGAATATAATGAATATAATCAAAAATTTAATGAAGCATTTGCATTTTTCGATTATAATTTCTCTTTATGTATGAGTTTTACAGGGCAAGATGGGTGGAGACATATGGAACAATTCATTAAAGATAGATGCCCAGAATATTCTAAAAGAGAAGAGTTTAGAAAAATAGTTAAGCCAATGGTTTATCAATTTACTAGTAATCTTCAAAAAAGAAAGAAATTTATATCTAGTCATCCTAAGAAAATAGAAATTACTAATAAAATCTTAGAAGCTTATAGTAATAGAAAATGTATTACCTTTAGTAGTACTATAGAAATGGCTGAAAAGATTAAATATGGTAAAGTATATAGTGGTAAAACCTCTAAAAAAGAAGGAAGGGCTACTTTAGAAGATTTCTTAAAACCAGGAGCTGGAGTAATAAATTCTATTTATAAACTTGATGCAGGATTTAATTGCCCAGAAGCTTCTATTGGAATTATCCTCGGTTATGACAGTTCTCAAACTAAAAATACTCAAAGAGTAGGTAGACTTATTAGAATCTTTGAAGGAAAAGAGGATGCTAAAATATTTACTTTAGTGTTAAAAGGAACTGTAGAAGAAAAATGGGCTAATGATAAATCTACTAATGGATATATAACTTTAGATGAAGAAGGATTAAATAAGTTATTAGCAGGAGAAGAATATACTCCAAAGAAAGAAAAACAAACTCAATTAACCTTTAGATTTTAGCATGATAAAAGTAACATATATTATTAATAATGTAAAAGAAGAAGATATAGAGTTTTCTCCTCCATCATTCTTAGATTTATTAAAAGATGACTTAGATGGGAAACTATCTATAATTAGAGCTACTATAAATGATTTTGAATTAAATTGTATAGAATTACAAAACAACTTAATTCTATAATATATGCAGTATTTAACACTCTGAAAAGAGTTTACTCTGATGCAGTTAGTAAGATTACTATATGTAATATCTAATCTAACTATTTACTTGGAAAAATTAAGTTTAATTATTGAGGATGAATTGTCTATCCTTGAAAAATACCATCTAACAGTAGAAGAATGGTTCTTTACTAAATTATTATTTCTGGCAAGTGCTGAAGAAAATAATCCATTACCTTTAATGAAGTTTATACAACTTTATTCTCCAGATTTAAGAAGTTTACTACAATCTTTACAAAATAAAGGAATTGTATTAAAATCTTATAGGATTCCAAATAAGGGAGAACAATTTGATCCAGAGAATGTAGAGTTTAATAGTTTATTTTTAAAGAACTATATGAAATTCTCATTAGAAATGGGTCAAGAGTTATTTAATAATTATCCTGTAACTATGATAATTAATGGAATAACTACTTCTGTAAGAGGCTGTGGAGATAAATATAAGGATCTTGATGCTATGTTATTAGCTTATGGCAAAGCTATTGGAAATAACCCTAAACGTCATGAAGAAGTTATGGAATTACTACAATGGGCTAAAGATAATAATGTATTATGCAAAGGTCTTAGTAAATTTATAGCAGATAGAGAATGGCAAAATCTTAAAGCTATGCAAGATGATCCATCTATTAACTATAATTCTATAAGATGTCTATAACTTCTTCATTATTAGAGCAAATAAAAAAAGGAAGAGAAGGTAATAATGAAGGATTACCTATGGGATTGCCTAAACTTGAAGGAGTTATTGATGGAATCCTTCCTTCTACGTATTATCTCATTGCTTCTGGAACTGGAAATGGTAAAACCAGCTTAGCATTGTATTCTTTCATCTATAAACCTCTTATGGAGAATTTAGATACTGAAAATTTTAAAATAATATATCTTTCTTTAGAAATGAAGGCAGAAGAGTTATTTTTGAAATTATTAAGTATTTATATTTGGGAAACTTATGGTAAAGAAATCTCCTATAAAGAGTTATTAAGTAGAAAAAAAGGATATAAATTATCAGATGAAGATTTTAAAATAGTAGAAGAATGTACTCCTTGGTTAAATAGGTTAGAAGAAGTTATAACAGTTTATGATAAAACTCTCAATGCAGATAAAATGTATGCTTATTTAATTAGTGAATTAAGTAAGTATGGGTCTTTTGAAGAAACTGAAACAAGAAAAGTATATATTCCCAATAATCCAAATAGAACTATATTAGTAGTACTTGACCATATTTTATTATTAAGAAAAAATAAAGGTAGAACTAAAAAAGAAGAGATTGATTTAGCTTCTAACTATCTTATTACCCTTAGAAATAGATGTGGGATAAGTCCTGTAGTAGTAATGCAGACTAATAGAGGAGCAACTAGTATGGATCGTAGGAAGGAAGGCTTATCTGAGTTTAAATTAGAGGATTTAAAGGAATCTGGTACTCCTGCAGATGATTCAAATATAGTTTTAGCTATATTTAATCCATCTAGAGAGAAATTAGCTTCTTATAGAGGATATAAAGTAGCTAAAGGTCTTGAAGATACATTAAGATCTATAATCTGTTTAAAGAATAGGTTTGGGCAATCTGACTTAGCTATACCTGTTTCCTTCTACGGGAAGGCTGGAATTTGGAAAGAATTACCGAAAGCTGAGGAAATAAATGATTATGAACCATATTTAACTATAGATGGTAAATGTAAAGATAAGAATATAAATGAAGAGATTAACAAAAAACAAGAAATTAAAAATGATTTTAAAATTATAATGTAGAAATATGGCAGAATTAGTAGCAATAGTTGGAAATTCTGGAACAGGCAAAAGTACTAGTCTTAGAAATCTTAATCCTGAAGAAACATTCATTATTAGTACTACTGGAAAACCACTTCCATTTAAAGGATTTAAATCTAAATATACTGTATTAAAACAGGATTCCAGTACTAAAGAATGGAGTGGTAATTATTATGTTACTAGTAACGTCGATAAGATTGGAACTGTTCTGAAGCTTATCAATAATAAGCTTACTAACGTAAAAACTGTAGTTTTAGATGATATGCAGTACCTTATGAGCTTCGAAGCGATGGATAGGGCACGAGAAAAGTCCTACGATAAGTTTGTTGAGATTGCACAGCATATGTATAGTGTGTTTAAGGAGGCTATGAATATGAGAAGTGATCTAATCTTTGTAGTATGTACACATAGTGAAAATGCTGGAGATGAAATGAACCCTAAGCTTAAAATGAAGACTGTGGGCAAAATGTTAGACAATGTTATTGTCTTAGAGGGATTATTTACTTATGTTCTTTATACTACTCTTTCTAAGAATGAAGATGGAATACTTCAATACCAATTCATGACTAATACTGATGGAACTAATACCGCTAAGAGTCCATTTGGATGTTTTGAAGATCTTTATATAGATAATGATTTGAAATATGTAATTGAGAAAATCAGAGAATATAATGAGGGTTAAAATGCTTATTGAATTTGACTTTGATCCTGAAACTGGAGAATATACTCCAATTAGTAGAACAATAGTCAACGATGATACAAAAAAACCTAAATCTGCTATTAAAGATGATGGTAGTACAGAGCCTATGGTTATACTGGAAGATAATAAATTAGTTTTAAATTCTAAAGCAGTAGAATTATTAGGTGCTGAATGGGAAGACAGAATTTCTATTATATACCAGAAACATGAAAATAATTTAGTTCCTGTAATAGGAAAAGATGAAATCTTCGGTTGTAAATCTGGTAATAAATTAACTAAAAGTAAGACCGTCTCATGTAGAGGAAAAGCTAATACAGAGTTATCTAAATATGGAAGTGAATTTAAACTTATTTCTCTAAATAATGGTACATTTATTATGGATGGAGGAGTAAAAGTTCCATATATAGAAACTACTAAAAAGAAGCAAGATCCAAAAATTAAGGTAGTAGAAGATGATAATCCAGAAGTACTTCCATTAGAAGCTACTTTGGATGCAGAAGGAATAGATGATGTAACAGAAGAATTTAAGTTTGAACTTTAAAAATAAATAAATATGGATTTGAATATTGGATTTAAAGCAGATGAGAAGTATGTATCTACTAATTTACCTCAATTAAAAGCATGGGAGATACATGATGTAAAATTTGATGGTTTTGAATATTCTAAGTTTGCAGGTCGTAAAGATCCTTCTGCAACTTATGAGGTTTTAAAAATCAAATTTAAAAATGATAATGGTCAATTTGTTCACACCTTGTTTGCACCTAAACCTGGAGACGAAGTAAGATCAAAAAGAACTAATAGTAACGGTCATGAAATGGAGAATCCATCTAATTTAGAGACTTTTACTAAGACTATTGGTCACGTGTTAACAGAGGTTTGTCCAGAAGCCTTAAATAAATTGTCTGGAAAGAGTACTACATTTGAGAAGCTTTGTAAATTCTTGGAGAAAGAAACTGCTTCTAAAGTTGGATTCGAAACTAAGATTAAACTTATTGGAGACAAAGATAATAAACCTAAATTCCCATATTTATTATCTGTGTTTGAAGTAGGAGGAGATGCAGTTATTACAAATAACTGTGTTGGTAAAAATCTTGGATTCACTGCTTATGAAATGGAGCAAAAGAAGAAAGTAGAGAATGCCAAGCCAACTCAAATGCCTTCTTTAAACTCCAATTCTAATTTAACAACTAATAATGATTCTCCTATTAAAGAAGAGGAAAGTGATGATTTAGATTTTAATTTGTAAAATAAATTACTATCTTTGTGGGTTAAATGATAACTTATGGAGATTAGATTTGACCCAGAAATAACTAAAGAACTTATATTACAAAATATATCCCAAGAAGCCATTATGGAACACTATTTAGGTGTCCATATTGGCAAGGGATTATTTTGTTCTCCTTTAAGAAATGATAAGAAGCCAACTTGTTCATTTTATAAGAATAGAGCTGGTGATTTAATATTTAAAGATTTTGGCGGATATTTCTATGGTAATTGCTTTAATGTAGTTATGTATAAATATAATTGCTCTTATCACAAAGCTTTAGAAATAATAGCCAATGACTTTGGAATAGTAAAAAACAATAAATTACAAAGACATGAAAAGTTAATAGATTATAGCAATAAGATATTAGAGAAATCTGAACCATGTATTTTACAAGCAGAAATAAAGGAATTTTCTGACAAGGAACTTAAATGGTGGAATAACTTTGGAGTATCATTAAATACTTTAAAACATTTTAATGTATTCTCTTGTAAATCTATATTTTTAAATTCTAATTATTATGGAGGATCTACTGATAAAAATTTTATCTTTGGATATTATAATGGAAAGGATGAAGATAATATAGAAAAATGGAGATTTTATTTTCCATTTAGAAGTTCTTATAGATTTTTATCTAATTGGCCTAAAGATATGATTCAAGGATACAGGCAATTACCAAAACAAGGAGATCTATTAGTAATTACTAAAAGTATGAAGGATGTTATGTGCTTTTATGATTTAGGAATTACAGCTATAGCTCCAAATTCTGAAACATTGTTTATTTCAAAGGAAGAATTAGAAAACTTATCTAAGAGATTTAAGGTAATATCTGTATTATATGATCAGGATAAGGCAGGAAAAGTTAATATGGCTAAAATAAGAAGAAGTTATCCAAATCTTTTTTATTTTGTAATTCCTAAAAGTTTAAATGCTAAAGATATATCGGATTTCTATAAAAAATATGGAAGAGATAAAACTTTAGAGTTAATTAATAACGGAATACAATGGCTAAATACACAACAGAAGACTTTATTGAAAAATGTAAGTTAAAACACGGAGACAAATATGATTACTCTGAATCTAAGTATGAAGGATTAGAAAAAGATTTTACCTTTATTTGTCCTATTCATGGGCAAGTAACTCAAAAAGCTAAATCACATTTAGTAAGAAGTGGATGCTATTTATGTGACCAAGAGAAAGCAAAATCTAAAAGAAGAAAATCATCCTATTCAAAATCTAAAGGAAATGCTTATGAAGTACAAATAGCTAAAGAATTAGCTTATTGTGGATATCCTGAAGTTGTTACTTCTAGAAGTGAATCTAAAAGAATGGATGATAATAAAGTTGATTTAATAGACAAGGAAGGTAGACTACCTATAAATGTTCAATTAAAGAAGACTCAAAATATTCCAAGTTACTTTAAGATAGCAGAAAGTTGTCCTTTAAAAGACAAGCCGTTTTGTTTAATTTGGAATGCCCAAAAATTAAAAGAAGGACAAGTTAATATTAGTAGCTTAGGAGAAGTTGCTATTATTCCTAAACAGTTCTTCTATGATTTATTAAAGGCGTATACAATACAAAATAATATTTAAGATTATGAGTATCAAATTAAAAGATATTAAAGAGAATCAAGATTTTATTGTTCTTGAACAAATTGATTTAGGATTTAAAGGAATTATTGTTGTACTATAAATTTTTCAGAATATGAATAACTTAATTATAATCCCAATTCAATCATTTAGTGATATTATCACTAATTCTAGTTCTGAGTTATTTGTATTGAATACTGATAATACAATACAGAAAGTAAAAGAAATATTAAGTAGTATAACTTCTGGTTATATAGATCCAATTATATTTAATTTGGAAAACTATAATAAGTGGAAAGAAGATGACTCTTTTGTTTCAAATCTAGAAAATACATATTTCGATACTGTAAAAGATTGGCTTACGGATTTAGACGACGAAGATAGTCTATTTGAATACAGATTGCGGGCATTTTGTAATATAATGGAATATAATTCTTTAGAAGTGTGTTACTTTAGAGAAAACAATATACCGTTTTATATAGAATTTATGAAGTTTGCTAAAACTATAGGTCTAGAGAGTATTAATAGATTTAGTATATACAGAGAAAATAAAGAGGAAAAATGCAAAGAATTTTTCAATCGGTTTGAGAATTCAGATAATACGCTTCCTTCTTGGTGGAATCCAAAGGAGGAAGATACTATACAAGGACTAAGTGGAAAAGTATTATTACTTAGTTGTGATGAAAATTCTATTCCATATAAATCATTTGATTTTATTAACGAAATATTAAATGGATATAATTTACATTTAGGATGATTATAATTCAGTCTTATATTGATTTAATTACTAATAGTTCTACATCTGTATTTCAATGGGCTAATAATGTAAATGGAGTTAAAAAAATAATAAATGCTATATTAAAATCAGCAGGGTCTGATTTAACTTGTAACGATCTTTTTAATATTGCTATACATTACGATATAAGTATTGATAATGCAATTGATTATTATTTTGACTTAGCAGACAAAGTAATGCAAGAAAATCCCGATAAACATCCAGTGTTAAAGCAATTATTAGAAGATTATGATAATTGTTTTAATTCTGCAAAACTAGTAGAATTAGAAAAGGAAATCTATGAATATTTAATTGAAAATTGTGGAGCAGAAACATTAGATGAATATGCCAAAAGTTATAATGATGATTCTGATGAAGATATGTATAGCTCATACTATTCAATAGAAGCAAAAAATCCAGAAAATGAGAAATATGCAAATATTATTCATAAAATAAATAACTTATTTGGATACGATGCTTGTTATTGTTGAATATGAAAGTAATATTCAAAATAAAGTATCTAATTTACTAGGTTATACTCCTGTTATTTATACTTTTGAAGATATGTTTTCCAAGTATAAAAATTCTACTAAGAAAAAATATCTTGCAACAGAAGAAATATTTTCATTAGCTTATGATACTACATTATCTGATTTAAAGAGAAGTGTATGGATCTCTATAAATGAAGAAGATCTTTTATTAGTAGATAAAAAACTAAAGATATTAGAGATATGCAATTGATAGTAAAAGTTCAATCTGCTTCCGATATAATAACTAATTCCAGTTCAGAGATATTTAGTGTAAAAACTAATTTATCTAAAGAAGCGATTACATCTATATTAAAAGAAGTTCATAATCAATATAGATATACTGGAACTTTAGAGGACTGGAATAAATTATCTAAAGAAGAGAGAATAAAATATGAATATGAATCTGGATTAGCTGGAATATTAGAAATAGAAACCTTCAATGATGGATATAAAAATATGCTTCAAAATATTCCAGATAATAAGAAACATCTATTTACTAAGAAAATATATTCTATATTCTTTAAAAAATCATTAAAAGAACTAGAAGAAGAATTAACTATAGAAATTGATGAGAATTTTACACATACTATAGATTGGATCCTTACAAATCTTTATGTGGTAGATTCTTGTCATCATCCCTCAATTAAAAATAAGGAAGGAAGAGTTATTAAATTACTTCCTTGGGATGAGGAAGATTATGTAGTTGATGATAATGGTAATAAAAAATAGAAGAATGAAATTTATAACTCCAATTCAATCATTTAGTGATATTATCACTAATTCAAGTTCAGAAGTTTTTCTTATGAACAAAGAAAATGCTGATTATTTCGATTCAATGAATAATGGGTGTATTAGTATACTTTTAATATCTAGTTTAGATGACATAAAATTTTACTGGTATTATTCTGATTTATTATGTAATTATCTGGGAGTGACTTGGGATAAATTAATTGAAGACAAGTCTAATTGGGAAAAGTTAATAGGTTTATATATAGTAAATATAGAAGACCATTTTGAGAATTGTGATGAAGTATATGGCGAAGCCAGAAGTAGCTGTTTTGCATCTCATTAATATAGTAATATAATTACTAATAGTAGTGAATTATTTTGCACTATATCTGGAAATGAAGATGTAATAAAATCCATAAGAGATATTCTTTTTAATATATTTGATGGAGAAGGATATGATGAAGATTATCCATATTTTACAGTATTTAAGAAAGAAGATCTTTGTGAAAATGATTATGATAAAGAAACTTGGAAGAATATGCCAAAAATTGGTATAGAATTTTACCTTCCCTATAATTTTAGTTGTGGTAAGGTATTCTTTAAAGAGGGATTAAAGGCATTATTAGAAAATTCTGAAGTTAAAGGTAAATATAAATTAGATTTCAATGGATAAGTTTAAAGATTTATTTAGTAAGGTTAAAGTAAGAAAGTTTCCTGATAAAAACTATCATGCAATCTGGAATAATCTTAAGACGGTAAGACTAGGTCAAGGAGTAGCAAAAGAGTTAGATCCTGATAGAGCTGAGTTCTATGATGTAGGAATTAATACTAAGTGTAATGCTGAATGTAAATTTTGTTATGTGGGAGCATCTTCTAAAGGAGTAGATTACGAAGGAATCTGCGAGACTTGGAATAAATGGATGAAAACATTCCCAGAAGATAAAATTATAGAGGGAACTAACATTATTAACACAGAAAAACCGTTTCAAATAGCCTTGGGTCAAAATTAGGCTAAAAAGTTGTCTTAAAATTAATGTTGATTTGTTTTGTGGGTTCATAATAAATTCTTATCTTTGTATCATAAAACTTAAATGGTATGAAGAAACAAGGTATTTATTTAATTCAAAATCTAGAAAACGGTAAGAAATATTACGGATCTAGTTTAAATCTTGATAAGAGATTGTATGAACACAAAAGAAATCTTAGATTAGGACAACATGATAATAAACATTTACAAAGTTCATGGAATAAATATACAGAAGATAATTTTGAATTTGAGATTGTTGAAGAAATTCCTATTATAGAAAATGAAGAAAAGAATAATAGAAATCTAAGAAACATAGAAACAGAATATATACAGAAGCATAAAACATATTTACCTGAATACGGTTATAATTTTATTCCTGGAGGTATAGGAACTCAAGGACTAGCTTGTTCAGAAGATAAAAAGAAGAAAATTTCTGAAGCTAATAAAGGAAGAACTGCCTATAATTTAGGTATTCCAATGAGTGAAGAACAAAAAGAACTTCTTAGAAAAGTAAATTCTGAAAAATATGGAAAATCTATAGATATTTATACATTAAATGGAGTTTTTATTGAAACATTACCTTCAATCAGAGAAGTTAGTAGAAAGTATAAAGCAGGAAGAACCACAATACAAGATTGTTGCAATAATTTAACTTCTCCTAAAAATCTTATATATAGGTATCATGGAGATTCTCTAGATACTATTGCTTCTAAAAAACCTAGTTCTAACAGATTGCAAACAGAAAAATCCGCTAGAGAATATAGAGAGTCTAGAGGAAAAGCAATAGATGTATATAATCATTTAGGAGAATTTATAAAAACATATCCAGCAGTAGTAGCAGTATATGAGGATTTAGGGATCTCTGAATCTACTATTAGAAGAGGGGTAAAAGAAAAAATATTATGCGGTAAACATTTCTTTCGCTTACATGGGGAACCTTTGGGAGAGGTAACTATTAAGGAAATAAATCCTAAAAAGGCTTCTCATATACCTATTACTTATAATGTCTATAAAGATTCTGTATTAATTAATTCTGTTAAATATAAAAAAGATTTAGAGTATCTAGCTAGAAATAGGGAAAAATCTAAACTTCAACGATTAATAAAATCACTATCTTCTATAGGAGATAAAATAATATATAATGAATTTGTAATTGAATTAAATCTGGCCCCTAGTAATAGTAATATTACTAGCAAATCGCTCCAATCTGAACTAGTTTCAGAGGTATTAGATAATGCTAACGGTGAAGCCTAAGTCGTAAGATATGGTAATACCGTGCTAACTACAAAGGTAATATGTTGTAGTAGTGTAACGAGTATGGATGAACCTCTATTTCATTAATAGAGAATATAAAACTTTGAAGGGAGCGACATCCTACGGGATGAAAATGTACTCTAGAGTTATAGAAATATAACTATCCCCACTGTCAACTGGGGAGCCTACGATTAGTCTTCAATTCTGTAAATTCCTTCAAACTGTATATGAATCGGGAGTAGTACCTAATTATACTACAAATGGAGTAATTTTATCTTATTGGGACAAGCCAGGATCTAAATATTATAGTAGAGCTAATGAAATTCTATCTTATACTAGTCTATATTGTGGAGGAGTAGCGGTTTCATTCGGAAATAAAGCTCTAAGAAAATACGCTACTAGTGCTATTAAAGGATTATTAGAGAAAGGAAGATGCAAAGTAAATATTCATCATATTATTTCAGATAAACAATCTGTAGACGAGTTCTTTGATATTTATAACAGCTACTTAATTGATAATCCCAATTATTGTATAGATACTGAAGACGTTAATAAATTTGATGATCGAGAGAAAGTATCTCTTATTCATAATCATGTATTACTTCCTTTAATGAAGCATGGAAGGAGTGATCATGGTCTAGAGGAAGGTACTTGGGAATATTTAGAATCAAAATTATTAGAGCATGATTATAGTGATGTTTCTTTTGGAGCACATTTTATTGATTATTTAAAGAATAGTAAAATCAAAACTTGGTTATATCCAGCAGAATCTTTAAGTAAGAATATTATCTTAGAGAAAGATTGTGTAAAGATTACTCCAAGTTCTTTTAATTTAAATCCTATAAAAGAAATAATTTTATGAATTTACAACATGTAGTAGTTCCAGATACAGCAATAACATTATCAGATAGATATGCTGATGAAGGTCTGTTCTTTGTATTTGATGTTTTAGACAATCTCATTGGAGTAGTACTTTATAATTTTGATAAAGATTGCTATTACTTACAAACAGTTACAAATTCACTGATCATACTTGACAATGGACCTCAAAAAGAAACTTTAGAGGATTTCTACTATAGGTTACAAAAGGAATATAAATATTGTCACTTAATGTATATAAAAACTGGAAATAAATGAATACCTACTTATTCGCAGTATATGATGGGGAACCTCCGTATATTGATTCCATAACTGCAAGAAATTTAAATGATGCAAAAGATCATATTATTCAAAAATATACTTTTGAAGACGATGATGTTTTTGATGATTGGAATGATTTTGTAGACTATAAAGAGGATAAAGGAATTATTATAGGAGAGCCTTATGAAATATCTGAGTTCTAAATTAAGAATAGCTTGTGACATAGATCAAGTATTAGCTGATTTTGAATCAGCATATAATAAATATTATAATACTGATATATCTAAAGAAAATAACTATTATATTACTAAGAATGTCTATAAATTGAGACGTAATAAAGAATTTTGGACAAATCTTGAAGTAATAGATAGACCTAATTTTATTCCTTATATTTACGCAACTAAAAGGATCAATTTAAAGTCTTATACGAGAGAATGGCTGCTTAAAAATAAATTTCCAGATAGACCAATCTATCAAACAATCTATCAATATGGAAATAAAGCAGATATTATTAAGGGATATTGTGATGTTTTAATTGATGATTCTGTATCTAATGTTTATAAATGTATTAAATCTGGAGTGCCAGCTTTATTAATTGATAGACCTCATAATAGATCTGCTGGGCCAGAATTTAGAATCTATAATTTAGATATAGATGAGATTAGAGAGGGTTATGAAATTATATGTAAATATTATAAATAGTGCATTTACACGAAATTAAAATAATTCCTATTTTTGAATCAGTTAGGGCTATAGATATTTCAGATAATGAATATTTTGGCCCTAACTATAAAAAATATATAAGTAATTCTAGTTTATCATTAATAAATCCTGCACAAGGAGGTAGTCCTCAAATTTATTATGAAGGTCTAAGTGCTCATCAAAAATTTAGTGATTCTTTAGTGTTTGGCTCAGCTGTTCATTGTCTTACATTGCAGCCAGATGACTTTATTTTAGTAGAAAGTGTAAATAGACCAACCGCTAAAGCTGGATTAATGGCTGATGAATTATATTCATCTTTCCGTAAAGGAGAAGAAGTTTCTTTTGAAAATATAGTAAAGGCATCTAAGAAAGTAGATTACTATAAAGATAGTATGGATGAGAAGAAAGCTGACGCTTTAAGAAATAAGATTGCTGATTATTACACACAAAGGTTAGACTATGAACTTTATCATACTGATAAAAGAGAGCCTATATTCTTAGATGAAAAGTCTAGAGTAAAATTAAAGAAGTGTCTTGAATCTATTCAAAATAATCAAGATATTCAAAGGATTTTACATCCAGAAGGAATAATAAGTAATCCAGAATCCAATAATGAAATCTGTATTTTATTAGATGTAAAAGCTATATATCCAGATGGAAATGAAAGAATCTTATCTTTAAAAGCTAAAGTCGATAATTATACATTAGACGAAGAAGCTAATCTATTAGTTGTTAATGATTTAAAGACTACAGGTCATGATGTATCTGAGTTTCAAAATAGCTTCTATAAGTTCCATTATTATCGTCAAATGGCTATGTATGGTTGGATGCTCAGGATTTTACTAGGTAAAGATGAATCTATAAATATAAAATCTAATATGCTATTAATTTCTACAATACCTCCATTTAATTCGGGAGTATTTAAAGTATTGAATACTCATATAAGTAGAGGTATGAAGGAATTTTCTGAACTATTAAAGAGAGTAGCATATCATGAGCAATATGGATACGATATTGAAGAACCCCAGTTATGAAGAATTAAGGAGTATCTATGCTAAATATTTCAGTCTTAGAAATATAGGAGCAGATATTAATAATAAATTCGGATTAATCTCATTAGTAGGATTTTTAACTGATAAAGCTAGACAAAAGAATCCTGATGCTAGCTGTTATCAGGTACTATTAAAAGTAACAAACGGAAGAAACTTTCCAGATGATTATTTAAAGTGTTTAGCTATAGTTTGTGAAGACTTTATGTATAATGTGAAGATATTTAATACATGTGGTTGCAAGTCAGCACAAGAAATGGTAACACAAATAAATAATATTTTGGATAATTGGCTTCCATTTTAAGTAACAAGATTGTCAGACAAAATTTTTATTTAACGAATTTTTTGTCTATTTTATTTTGCCAGATCAGCACTTTATAGTATCTTTGTACCACTCTTCAAAAGTTAATAGAGAAGTCAAAGAGATTATAAATATTTAACATTAAAGATTAGGAAATTATGCTTTTATGTATTATCTTTGTAGCATAATTAAATAACAAGATTACTAAATAATGAATTAATGTTAAAAATGTAAAACTATGGCAAATTTTAAGAGAGTAGAAGTAAAGGCGTATACAAAAGCAGAGGCAATTGATCAAGTAAAGGATACATTTTTCGTACAACGTGATGCAACACAAGCATGGAGAAAAGCAGGAGAGCCTTCTCCCTTGGATAAAGAGTTTAAGGTATTCTGTGCTAATTATTTGGAGAAGCATACTAAGAATGCTCCAGGTACAGCTTGTATGATTACTTATCGTGCTGGTTCTGCCGACACAAGAGAGCGTCCCTATAAGATGAATGATGTAGTCAATGAGAAAGGTAAGCGTAAGTATGTAACTACTTATATCTTGAAGGATAAGGAGACTGGAGAGGAGCTTGCTAAGACTACAGAGAATAAGAAGAAAGCGCAAGAGCTTGCAAAGAAATTATACACTGATGGAGGTTTCAGAGGTTCTATCATTTGTACTTACGCAAAGGAGGTATTAGAGGGCGAGCCTGTGGCATTCACAACTGATTATGCTCCATCTAAGAGTGCAAAAGAGGGACATTACATTTTCTTTGGTGTAGAGAAAGACTAATTTACTTCTCTCGTAATAGTTTATAGGAGGGTTATCTAATTTTAGGTAGCCCTCCTTTATTTTTATAATATAATAAGATTTTTAATATGGGTGTAAGATTGAGTACCTATCATAAAGTGATAGATTTATTAAGAGAAGCAAAACAAAATAGGTTGAGTATACAAGAAATTAGTATTAAAAGTAGACATTCTAGTAATTATATCTATCAAACAGTCAGACTTATAAAACTAAATCATGATGTAGAGAATGCTCTATATCAAGAGGTAATGGAACTGTATGATGATGTAATAAATAAAAGATGGAATACTCCAGATACCAATATTGAAGAGTTATTAGAAAATACTCTTATTAAAAGTAATCAGCAATTTAAGGAAGAATATACAGATGAACTTCCAGAGCCTGACTTGAAGGCAAAATTGAAAGAGATTCTTGCTGAATACAATGGAGAAGAATTAAAAACAGAGATTGAGAAATTATTAGATTAAAAATTTCTCTATTATTTATAAACTATAATAAAACAAAGAAATTTGATAAAATATGAGTACATTTAATGAGGAAATTTGCACAGAGGTAGAAGATTTTAATGAGTCAGAGAATTTAGCATCAGTAACTATTGTTAGAAGCAATACAGTAAAGTTAGATTCCGGAATAGGTAAGATAGTAAAATATAAAGTAAATGTAAAAGTTAGAGACTCTCAGGATTTTAATACAGAGCTTTCTAGAGATGATGCAGAGAAGATTTTCGGACTTTATACTTATTATGGAGGAAATATTACAGCAAGAAATGTAGCTAATGAGTTTCCTAGATTTACATTATCAGAAATCAAGAAAATATTCAGAGCATTTAAACTCACTAAAGATAGTGCTTGGTTTGCTCCTCATATGTTAGAGGAAATGAATGAAGAGCAGTTGTCTAATTATAGAATGAATCTTAAAGAGAGAGCTGCGTTTAAATATGCAGATGCTAGACAGGAACGAGACTTTAAGAATAGTCTTAATAAGATGGCATCTGAAATTAATTCTCTTAAAGATTATAGAGATTTCTTTGAATCTATGTTAAGAGAGTCTGCTGAAAATCCTATTAAATTTAATAGACCTCCCCTTAAAATTACTAAAGCTGATAATAAGAAAACATTAATGTTATTCTTAGCAGATATGCATATTGGAGCTAAAGTAGAGTATGGATCTTTATATTCAAATAATTATGATTTAAATGAAGTTTATAATAGATTAGATATTATACTTCAATATATTTCTAAGCTAGGAAGGTTTTATAAGATTGTAATTGTAAATGGAGGAGATTGTATCGACGGAATTGACAACCAAACAGCGCGTAGAGATCATTATATGCCACAATCAATGGGAAACAAAGAACAAATTAATAATTTCGCCTATGCTATTACTTATTTCTTCCAAAAACTTATGGAGCTTGATCTAGCAGAGAATTATTCTTATCAATCTGTAGTAAATGGAAATCATGATGGAGATACTGGATGGATTACTTCTAAGTATGTATCTACTCTATTAAAGATGCAATATCCTAACATTGAGACTAATGTAGCTGATTCATTCTTTCTTAGATACGATGTAGATGACTTCTCATACATAGTAAGCCACGGAAAGGACAGTAAATACATGAAAAAAGGTTTACCTATGGTTATGGATTCAAAGACTGAGGTTTTTCTTACTCAATATATCAATTCTCAACATGATCTTAAGAAGTATATAAATGTGGTAAGTGGAGATCTTCATAATGAAGCTATGACAAGAGGAAAATTATTTAAGTATTGGAAAGTAGGATCATTTTTTGGATCATCAGATTATTGTATGTATAATTTTGGAGACACAGCTCCCCATGTTAATTATCATATTGTAGAAGGAGATGTATTATTAAATGGAACTATTGAGTTAAAGAAATGAAAATAAGTATTGAAGATTTATTAAAGGGAAAGGCAACTATCATTAAAGATAGAGAGTATTTGCCAACTAGAAGTTATGTAGAGCCTTTCTTAGAGAGAATGAGTAAGTTCACTGATGATTTCAGAGTAGAAGTAAGATTACCAGATCAAATCACTAAACTTGATTCTACTGAAGATATTACATATAATAGAGTATGGATTCAAGCAGTAATGCCTAAGGAATTAGAATTTGAAAATCATTACGAAGCAATACATTTATTATATGCTTTAGATTCTAGAAAGCCTTTATTTAAAATAGCCCGTTCAGCAATAAATGGGGCCTGTTTAAATCAATGTGTGTTTAGCCCAACATTTATAAATACACAACTATTAGAATCTAATACTCCTGCAGATTTTAGTTGTCTGACTAGACTTATGGAACAAACTAATGATATAATATCATGGCTTAATAAATTAAATTCTATTAAAGTTCCCTATGATAATAATATCATTAACTTAAATCTAGGATCTTGGGTTAGAAAATGCATAAGTAATTATGTAGATTCAGAATTTGGAAAAATTAAATTAGCAATATCTACAGCAGTAGATGCTTATAAATTATTGTATGAAAAAAAGGAATCTCCGTATTATATAAGTAGAGGAGAAGAATCTACAATGTTTAATATTTATAATGCTTTTACTGATATAGTATCCCATGATAATAAGGATATAACTAATCCTTTAGAAAAAACATTGCTTTTAAAAGATATTCTTAGTATTGTCTGAATTTATTTGTTTTTAATCATAAATCTATGTATTTTTGCAAAAATATAAAATATATAGGTTATGACTAAAGAAGAATTTATAGAGAAAGCTAAGAAAGTACATGGTGATAAATATGATTATTCTAAAGTAGAATTAAAATTAGTAAAAGATAAAGTAACTATTATTTGTCCTAAACATGGAGAATTTGTCCAGGAAGCTAATTCTCATTTGCAGGGAAGAGGTTGTGCATATTGTTCTGGAAAAAAATTTAGTTTGAAAGATTATATAGAGAAAGCTAATATAATTTGGAATAATAAATATGATTATTCTAAATTTAAATGGCATGGAATGAATACTCCAGTATGTATAATATGTCCAGAACACGGTGAATTTTGGCAGTTACCAAATAATCATCTAAAAGGAGAATGTGGATGCCAAGAATGTAGAGGCAAATCTAAAGAATTTAAAGTTATAAGAAATTTTGAAGATTTTAAAGAAGCTGCGATTAAAAAGTATGGAAATAAATTTGATTTTTCTAAAGTAGAATGGAAAGGTTCTAGAGAAAAAATATGTATAATATGTCCAGAGCATGGAGAATTTTGGACTCTTCCAAGACAATTTTTACTTAATAGAGAAGGATGCCCAAAATGTTTCAATAAAATAGAAGTTAATTCCAAAGATTTTATAGAAATATGTAAGAAAAATCATAAGATAGATTATGATTATTCTAAAACTATTTATACTGGTATATTAAATAATATAATAGTAACTTGTCCAAAACATGGAGACTTTAAAATATTAGCAAGTACTTTTAAAAATGGAGGAAACTGTCCTGAATGTAATTTAGAAGGACTGCGTTTATCTACTGAGGAATTTATTAAAAGAGCTAAAGAGGTTCATGGAGATTACTATTCTTATGAAAAAACTAACTATATTAATAGTAGTACAAAATTAATTATAACATGTCCTAAGCACGGAGATTTTGAATGTTTACCCTTAAATCATTTAAAGGGGTGTAACTGCCAAAAATGTGCTTTAGAAAATAGAGTTCCAAGTATAGGAGAAACAGTTATAGAAAATATCCTACTTCAAAATAAAGTTCCGTTTAAGAAACAATTTGAATTAGAACTTCCAGATATAGCAAGAAATAGTAATAAAGTTATAATAGATTTCTTTATTAAATACAAAGGAAAGCAATATTTTGTTGAATATAATGGACTACAACATTATCAATATATTCCATTTTTTTATCCTACTGAAGAAGATTTTCAAAAACAATTACGCAGAGATAATTCTTTACGAAATTTTTGTGAACAACATAAAGACAAAGTTACTTTAATAGAAATAAAAATGATAAGAGATAAAGATAAAGATAAAGAAAACATAGAGAAAATTCTAAAAAATATACTTGAATTATAATGGCAAATGCATTATCAGAATTTATATTTCAATCAAAATATGCTAAATATATCCCAGAAAAAGGGAGAAAAGAAACTTTTGAAGAGTCTATAGATAGAATACTTCAAATGCATATGAAGCATCTACAAGATAAATATCCACAAGCTATAGAAAACTCGGATTTTTGTAATGATTTTATACAAGCTTCAGAATCTTGCAAACAGGGATTGATTTATGGGTCTCAGAGGGCATTACAATTTGGAGGAGAACCCATTTTAAAGCATAATGAGAAAATATATAATTGTTCCTTTTTATATGCTGATAAGCTGGATGTATTTAAAACAGTAGAATGGCTTGGGCTTAATGGTTGTGGAGTAGGTATATCTGTAGAGAAAAAACATATTAACAAATTACCTCCTATGTGTCAATATCTTAATGAAAATACTTACAATCATGTTATTTCAGATGATATTGAAGGATGGAGTTTTGCAGTAGACGCTTTAATTAAATATTTCTTTGATTCAAATTCTAAGTATCCATTATTTGATTTTTCTTTAGTAAGACCAAAAGGATCTCCTATTTCTAATGGATTTTTAGCTCCAGGACCAGAACCTCTTAAAGCCGCTTTAAGAAAGATGGAGGATCTTCTTAGGAAAGCTCATAAAAGAGAAGATAAAAGACTTAAACCTATAGAAGTTACTGATTTATTAGCTTTAGAGGCAGATAGTATTATCAGTGGAGGAGTTAGAAGATCTGCATTATCTATATTATTTGATTCTGATGATGAGGAGATGTATAACTCTAAAATAGGAAATTGGTGGTACGAGAATCCGCAACGAGGAAGATATAATGCTTCTGCTGTTTTAGAAAGACAAAGTACTTCTAAAGAAGTGTTTAACAAGTTATTTGAGTCTACTAAACAATTCGGAGAGCCAGGGTTTGTTTGGAGATCAGATGATATGGAAGGATTTAACCCGTGTTTTGAAATAGGATTTAAAGCTGTAGATGAATATGGAAATACAGGAGTACAATTTTGTAATCTAGTTTCTATTAGTGGAAAAGATATGACTAATGAGGATTATTTCTATAAAGCATGTAAAGATGCAGCTACAATAGCTACTATACAAGCCTCTTATATAGAATTTCCTTTCTTAGGAGAAGTTACTGAAAGAATAGTTAAGAATGATCCACTCATTGGAGTTTCTATTAGTGGAATTATGATGAATCCTGCAATATTGTGTAATTCAGATATTCTACAAAAAGGAGCAGAGATAATTAAGGAGCAAAATGCCAAAATAGCAGCTATCTTAGGTATTAATCCTTCTTCTAGATGTACATGTGTGAAACCTGATGGCAATCTAGGAGCTATGACCGGTAATACAAGTGGATGTCATGGAGAACATGCTAGGAGATATATTCGTAGAGTACAAGTAAATAAAGAAGAGGAAGCTGGACAAATATATGCTAAATATAATCCTCGTGCTTGTGTAGAATCTGTATGGTCTAATAATCATTCAGATAATTGTTTAATGTTTGCAATAGAAGCAAGCCCTAATTGCGTACTGAAAAAAGATCTATTAGGAGTTAAACAATTAGAGATTGTAAAATTCCTACAAACTAATTGGGTTAGAGCTGGAAAAAGAGATCCTAATGCATCTATAGAGAATAATGTATCAAATACAGTTCAAGTAGATGATTGGGAAGCTGTAAAAGAATATGTTTGGAATAATAGAAATGATTTAGCTGGAATATCATTTATTAGTAATGATTTTGGAGAGTTAGATTATTTACAACCAGCTTATTCTACAGTACTTACTCCTTCTGAAATAATAGAAGAGTATGGAGAAGCTGCTATATTTGCTAGTGGATTAATAGTTGATTCTATTAAAGTATTTGGAGATTTATGGAAAGCATGTGATGCTGTAAAAGGTAAAGGAAAAAAATTATTTAGCACATTAGAGGATGCTGAATCTTTTATAAAAGATTTTGATATTGCTTCTAAAGAGGATTATCTTGATAGAACTGTTAGAGAATGGGAAGAAGCCCAAAATAAACAATATAGTAAATGGGTTCAATTATTAGTTGAAATGGGATATTCTGAGGATTTTGCTGAGAACTTATTAGATAATGATATTGAAATAAGTTCAGTAGAAATTCAGAAATATCTTGACAAGCAAATGTATAATACAGTCTCTCATTTATCAGAAAAGAGAGAGATTGTAAGACGATTATTAAAGTTTGCTGATAAATATTTTGATGGAGAAGTATCTCTAATGGTTAATATGCTAAAACAAGTTCAACTTTACCATGATTGGTGTGATATTACTAAATATTATCAACCTATAGATTGGTCTTCAGTAAAGTGGAAGAAAGTACCTAAAGTTAATGTAGATACATTAGCAGCAGCAAGCTGTAGTGGAGGAGCTTGTGAAATAAATAAGATTTAAGTTAAACATGTTTCCTTTAGATAGTTTTAATTTTTTAATAAAACCAAAAACAGAAAAATTAAAATTAGGAGAAGAACAAATAAATGCTCTAAATAGACTAGAAGAGTTTGTATCTGGACTGGAAGATTGCATTACTCTTTCTGGAGGAGCGGGAACAGGAAAAACAGCGACTTTAAAGGAATTTATAGAGTATTTAGATGATGAAGAGGTTCCATATGTCTTAGCAGCACCTACTCATAGAGCCAAACTAGTACTTGAAGCTCTAACAGATGCTAAAAAGACATATACTCTTCATCAACTATTATCATTATCTCCTAATATCGAAATTTTTGAATTAGATTATAGAGATTTACTATTTAAAGTAGAAGAAGCTTTTGATAGTAAAAATAGTGCAATTCCTTACAAAGGAATAGTAATTATAGATGAAGCGTCAATGATTAATGATGATTTATTTGATTTATTGCTAAAGAAATGTAGGGAATTTAAGTGTAAAATAGTTTTTAGTGGAGATTCCCAGCAACTACGTCCAGTTAAATCAGATCATATATCTAAAGTATTTACTTTAAATAACAAAATAACCCTTACTAAAATTTACAGACAAAAAGAGGATAATCCAGTATCTAATATATTAGAAGTTTTAAGACATAATTCTCTAGATTCTTCTAATTTTAAAACAGAAATAGGTACTGATAATTCTTTTATTGTTTGTAATACTCCAAATCAATTCCTTGATTGTGCAACTCCTTATTTTAAAGATATACTATCTAATGGTAATGTATTAGAGTGTAAAATGCTAGCATATACTAATGCTAGAGTAAATGCTTTAAATAAAGCTATTAGACAACGTATCTTAGGAGATAATGATAAAAAAGAATTTAATAAAGGAGAGATTTTAGTAGGAACTGATAACTTTGAATTTGATGGATTTAAATTTTATAACTCATTAGATTATGTAATAAAGAATGAGCCAGTTAAAACTAAAATAATAATCCCTCACTTTGAAGAGATTGTAAATGGATATAATTTAGATTTATATGATTCTGTATATAAAGTAACTAATAGTATATTTTTATTATCTAGAAATAACGATAATAAGAAACTTATAAGATTGGCAAACTTTATAGAAACTACTAGACTTAGAGCAATTTCTTTAAAAAAAGAAAGAAGAAAGGCTGCTGTAGTATGGAGAAAGTATTTTGATACTATAAATAGCTTTGCTACATTATTTGATCTTTATTATGATAATAGAGTAATTAAAAAGAAAACATTTAATTATGGCTATGCTATTTCAGTACATAAATCACAGGGAACTACTCTAGGCAATGTATTTGTAGATATAGGTAATATAAACACAGTTTGGGATAAGAATGAGTTACAACAATTACAATATGTAGCTCTATCTAGAACAAAAGGAAATGCTTATATACTAATATGATAATAAAATTAGCATATTGTGAAGGAAAAGGAGATGTTCTCTATAAGCAATTATTTAGTTATACTAATAATGCTAATATAGAATTAATCTCTTATGATGAAGATTACTATAAAGAAAAGAAAGATTCCTTTAAATTAAAAGGGTCTTGTGGAGCTAGATTAACTCCATTTTGTGCTATTTATAATGACAATAAAGATCTTATAAAAGCATTTTATAGTGAAACTGGAGAATGTACGTTTAATAATATAAAAGATTTTATAGATGATAGTAGAAAAATGTCAAGCCAATATACATAGAGATTATCCATATTTGGGCACTTATAATAATTATGTAGTAATGTTTGTTAAACCCAGATCTGGATTTTATATATTTATTCCAAATGGGAATGAAGATGATGACGAGGAGCCTACTCCTTTAGGATATTATGCAGAAAATATAGTAGAGGAATATTTTTCAATATTTGAGGGATCAATTACTTTAAGCAATTAAACGTATGAAAATATTAATTAATCCAGATATTCATGGTAGAGTATTTTGGAAATATTCTATAGAACATAAGAATGAATTTGATAAAATTATATTTTTAGGTGATTACTTAGATGCTTATTCTCCTGATTTATTAGTAAATGAAGAAGATAATTTTAAAGAGATTATTCAATTTAAGAAGGATAATCTAGATAAAGTTATCTTACTTCTAGGTAATCACGATTGCAGTTACATAAACTCTAAAATACTTTCTAGTAGTAGATATAATCCATTTAAGGCTGATATTTATCACAAATTATTTAATGATAATTTAGATTTATTCCAGCTTATTTACATTTATGATAAATATTTATTTTCTCATGCTGGAGTATATGAGGGATGGCTAAAAATGTGTCATATAAATTTAGATGATTTAATTAATTACAATTTAGACAGACTAGCAACCCCTTTAAATATACTAGATTATCGCAGGGGAGGATATGGAGATATTGGCAGCTGTATATGGGCAGATGTATCGGACAGCGAAACTCAACCTTTAGTAAAGGAGTATTATCATATATTTGGACATACACAACTTAGATTCCAAGTAATTACTAATGACTTTGCATGTCTAGACTGTAGAGTTCCTTTCTCATTAGATTGCGAAACAGGAAAAATAGAAAAATTAATGGATATTCCAACAGAATGGTAAATTTAAAATAGATTTTATTATGATTAATTGTGTTCCAAAGCAAGTAAAAAGAGGAGCTATTCAATTTGGCCCTCATAGTTATATGGAAATTAGATCTCTTATTGGGGATTCTAATATAGATGACCATAAAGGTCAAGCTTTGGTAAATACTAAAAGACATGGTTGGCAGAATGTAGATTTTGGTGACTATTTAGTATTTGATGAAGATAATAGACTTCTTAAAGTATTATCTCCTGAAGATTTTGGTAATAACTATACAGTAGAGTAATATGAAACTGAATATTTAAATGTAAATAAAGTTATAGATATAAAAGATTATACAAGTCAGAAAAATTACAAAATGAACTTAAAGACTCGAATACGTTTGTGGAATGAGTATTATAATCCATTCTATATATGGTGGAAATGTAGAAAATATTTTAAATTCCCCAATATTAAGATACATACTGGAGGATTGACTTGGTTTTTTGGTTATCCTATATGTAAGGAGTATCTAAATAAATTTATAGATTTTAGAATGTCTGCATTAGGATGGAAGGACAAATATGATTCTCCTAGGCATGAATGGGATCCATATATATCAATAGCTTTATTTAAAAAATGGCAATTGATTATATTTTTTGGTTATTGGGGAAAAACTAATGATGGAGTAAAAGATTTAGCTACATGGGAAGCTATGTTAGATTATCTTTATTATAATATCCCGTTAGATAAATTAGTAGATAGGCATACTTGGGGATCAATAAACAAAGATAAAGAATTAACAACTATAAAAGAATTTATTAAATGGAAGTAAAAGTAATTAACAAATCTAAAAATAAATTACCAGAATATGCAACTTCTGGTTCTGCTGGTTGTGATTTAATGGCAGATTTCTCTAGTGCAGATAATATTATGGCTCATAATTCATTTATTACTTGGAATAATGATAAAACTATTATAGAGTCTGTAACTATTAGACCTGGAGGAAGAGCATTAATTCCTACTAATTTATTTACAGCTATTCCAGAAGGATATGAGGTACAAGTAAGAAGCAGAAGTGGTTTAGCTATTAAAAAAGGTATTCTAGTTCTTAATTCACCAGGCACTATAGATTGTGATTTTAGGAATGGTTGGGGTGTAATTCTTGCTAACTTTGGTATAGAAAACTTTGAAATTAAGCAAGGAGATAGAATTGCACAAGCTATTCTTAATAAAGTAGAGCAAATTACTTGGAAAGAAGTAGAATCTCTAGATGACACTGATAGAGGATTAGGAGGATTTGGAAGTACTGGAGTTTCTAATACTAAAAGTCCAAATATAACTGCTAAAGAAATTTTAGAAGATAATATTGAATCTAAATCTAAAAATAAATCTAAATCTAAATGATTGGAGAGAATGTATTAATATCTAGAGACTCTAAAGGAAAAATTAGAGTAGTTGAAATAAGTTATCAGTGGGAAGACTACTATAATGGATTTGTGATAAGAAGAAAAACTTATCAATATGGAGGAAAAGCTATAGATCATCCAGAGATAGTTATTACTAAAGGTAAAGCTAAAAGAACTGTAACTGAACAAGCTAGATTAGAGTATAATTCTCATTTAAAGAAATATCAAGATAAAGGATATAAATTACTAGAAAAAGATATTAATACTTATTCCTTAGAAGATCTAGATAATATTCTTCCAGAATTTACTACTGATGCTAATGGTATGATAAAACCAATGTTAGCAAAAGATTATCATAAAGTAGCATCGTCTGTAATGGATAAAAATTATTTAGCATCAAGGAAACTAAATGGAGTCAGAATGCTTTTATATTTAGAAGACGGAGTAATAAAATCTGCATCTAGAGGAGGAGAAAATTATGATTACTCTACTAATCATATAAGATCTGATTCTAGATTAGTTTCCTTTTTTAATAAACATCCAGATGTTATCTTAGACGGGGAACTTTTTCACAGATTTAAAAAATTAGAAGAAATTAGCGGAGCTGCTAGATTAGAAAAGAATGCTTATGATTGCGATTGGCTTCAGTACTGGATTTATGATTGTTTTGTAAAAAGTGATACGGAATTATCAGCAGAAAAGAGATTATCACAACTAGAAGAATGGTTAGAAGAAGAAAATATTCCCACTTTTGACAATAATGAAGAATCAGATTTTATATTTAGACTGCCACATGTACCTGTAACTGGATGGGCTTTTATCAAAAACCTTCACGATAAATATGTATCTGAAGGTTTTGAGGGAGTTGTAATTAGGGAAATTTCTAAACCTTATAAACCTAATTCCAGAACAAATTCTATGATAAAAATAAAAGAATATTTTGATGATACTTTTAAAGTTATAGGTTATGAATTAGGATTAAGAGGCTCTGAAGATATGGTTTTTATATGTGAAACTAATGATGGAAAAACTTTCAAAGCAAGTCCTTTAGGAGATAGAGAAACTAAAGCAGAATATGTAAAAAACTTTGAAAGTAAATACAAAAATCATTTAGGGGATTGTAAATATTTTGAGTATTCATCTTCAGGACTTCCTCAGCAACCGAAATTTCTAACATGGAGATTTGATTTAGAGTAAATTTATAAATAATCATCTTTTTTATAGATTCTGAATTTTAAATTCGTTACCTTTGTATTGAATTTAAAATTAGAAATTTATGAAAAAGAACAAATTAAAATTAAAAAACTAGAAAAAGTAAAACAATGTAAATCCTATAATAAAATAATAAATAATTTAAATAAATTAGATGAATAAAAGTCTTATTCCTAAATACTTTGATTTTTCACAAGCATTAGAATTTCTAAAAGATGGACTATCTGTAACTAATACAAACTATAATCCTTATTTTAGAATATTATTAAAAGATAATAAATTCATATTAACTAACTTTACTAAGGTCTATAGTGATGATAATGGAAATCTTACTTATGTTGCTGTAGATGGAAAAGAAGCAGTTTATGTTGAATTAGATCACATAGAAGTTTATGATATTTTAAACGAAGAATGGTATATTTATAATTAATATGACAAAGTTAATTAAATTCTATACACAAACTTGTGGACCTTGTAAGGTTATGAAACCTATTGTTGATAAACTAGTTCAAAATCATCCAGAATTAGAATATCAAGAAGTAGATTGTGCAGAAGGAGTTCCAGATAAATGGGTTCAAACAGTAAGAAATGTTCCTACAATAATTATTATTAAGGATAATGCTCCTAATGAAAAAGCTGTAGGAATTAAGACTTATGAATATCTGGAAAGTCTATTATGAAGGGAATATATTTAAGCGATGATTGTGATATTAATTACGTAGCAGAATTTATAGAAATTAAAGAGTTTAGACCTCACTCTAATCCAGAAGTAACTAAGCTAAAATGCTGTAAAGTTAAAGGCTTTAATGTTATTACTAATATAGATTCTAAACCTGGAATGTATATTTACTTTCCGGTAGAATGTTGCATTAATAAGAATTTTCTAAGAGATAATAATCTTTTTAGAAATCCAGCTCTAAACGAAGATAAAACTACAATAGGAATATTTGAAGATAGAGGTAGAGTTAAAGCTATAAAACTTAAGGGAGAAATTAGTGAGGGATTTATAATTTCTGCAGATTCATTATCCAGATATGTTGATAATGTAGAGTCATTCTCTAAATATCTAACATTATTCGATATGATAGGCGATATGATTATATGTGAAAAGTATTCTTCAAATAAAAAAGAAGATTCATTTAAAAAAGATAATATAATGGAAGATCAATTTCGTTATCATGTAAATACAATACAATTAAAGAGAATGCCTCACATGATAACACCAGATTCTTTAATCCAAATTTCTATTAAAACTAATGGTTCAAGTGGAATTTCTGCTAATCTAAGAGTTAAGAAGCCATTAAAGCAATCATTTCTTGATAAAATACTAAGAAGAGAACGATATAAAGAAGGATATTATTCTTTCTTTGCATCTAGAAGTATGATTCAAGATTCTGAGTTAGTAGAAGAAGTTGGAGAATACAGTGAGGATAGAAAGAAAATTCATAATTTGTTGTTTAAAGGTATTCCTAAAGGACTTTCAGTTTATTATGAAATTCTAGGATATTGGTCTGATGGAACTCCTATTCAAGGAAAATGGGATTATGGTTTCACTAAACCTGAATCTTCTGACTCTTGGGCGTATAGAAAAAATTATGGAGTTGAAGTTTATCGTATTACATATACTAATTCAGATGGAATAGTCTATGAGTTTAGTGCAAGGCAGGTTAGACAGTACTGTGAGAGGATGGGGTGGAATCCAGTAGAGCAAGTCTATTATGGGTATGCAAAAGATTTATATCCCACCTTAAGTACTCAAAATGACTGGAATGACCATTTCCTAGAAAATCTATCTAATGACAAAAGATTTTATATGGAAATGCCAAGTCCCAGATGTATTAACAAAGTGCCTAACGAAGGTATTGTAATTAGAAATGAAACTCTCAATATTGAAGTTTATAAAATTAAATGTTTTAATTTCCTTCAAAAGGAAAGAGAAATGTTAGATTCTGGAGAAGTTAATATAGAAGACGTATCATGATAGAAAATATTTATGATATAATTTCTGACTATAAACAAATAGAAAGAAATATAAAAAATATAGTAGAGAATATCCTCTCAGATGAGGATATTCCTCTATTAATTAGAGCTGATATTTTAATAAAATATAAAGATGATTTTAAAGAGAATCAAGGAGTATATACTAAATGTACTACTATCTACCAAGTATTAGATGCACTATCTGATCCTGAGTTAAATGATTCTGAACTAGAATCTCTTTATAAGTTATTAGAAATGTTTGTAAATGAAAGAATAACAAAATATTACGAATTTACATATGAGTAGTTATTTAAATATATACGGAAGATTAAGATCTGATCTCTATGAAGTCAAAAGACTTAAAGATAGAGATTATCATAAACAGGATGATGTTATCTTATTTGATTCTCATTCAAGAAATTCTGAAATTTATAGTATAGTTTGTGATGCTATAAACCCAGTCTGGGCTGGTGATGAAGAAAAGTATACTGTTTTGTCAGAATCAGATATTACTTCCTGTATAGAGGAATGTAAAAAGAGAATAGCATTTTTAGAGAAGTGTATTGATAATAATGCTAAAAGAAAGAATGAGTATATAAAGTATTTACAATCTTTACCTAAAGTCCTTACTTATGATGAATATGTAGAGCATATTACAGAAGAATATAATGACTATGATGATACTAAAGAAGAGATAGAAAACTGTAAATATTGTCTAAGTCAATTAGAGATTCTTTCTTCGTTAATTAATACATGTAGTATTGGATGTTCAGGATTCTCTGAAATATTATGTAATATAGATTAGTATGGAAGATTATAAAATACCTACGGATGATGAACTTTATGAGTTAGCAGCTGATTATATAGAATCTTTAAACGATGAAGATTTTCCCTCACATCCTAGGTTCTGAAAATATAAATTTCTGTACTATACAAACAGGATTTTAATGAGTAAAATAAGAGAATTAGTAAATAATCTTCTTAAGAGGCAAGAGGAGAAGGTAAATTCTCTAATTGCCTCTGATTCAGAGGATATTAAAGAATTTGATAAATTAATCTATTTAAAAGAAGTAAGTAGAGAATTAGATTATTTAGAGGATATAGCTAAAAAATATGATTAATAAAATCAAATTAATAAATAATCTATGATAATTGAAGTATATGACATAGAAACATTATCTAATTTATTTACTTATACTGGATTTAATGCTAAACAGAAAGAATGGTACCAGTTTGTAATATGTAATTGGAAAAACGAAACAGAATTATTATATAATCATTTATTTAGAGACAAAATATGTCAAGTAGGATTTAATAATGAAGGATTTGATTATCCAGTTTTACATCATTTTATAAATCATTACGGAGAATATAAAACTATGAGTGGGCAAGAAATTGCTCAAGATTTATATAATAAGTCTCAGGAAATAATAAATCAAGAATTTTCTGTTATATCTGATAAGAATAAATATATTAAGCAATTAGACTTATTTAGAATTTGGCATTATAATAATAAAGCTAGAGCAACTTCATTAAAAGACCTTGAAATAGCAATGAGAATGAAAAATGTAGAAGAAATGCCTATTCATCATACTCATTGGTGTAAAGAAGGTGATGAAATTCAAGTATTATCTTATAATAAAAATGATGTTGAAGCTACTTATAATTTCTTATTAACTACTTTAGGTAAAACAGAATATTCTTTATATAAAGGAAAAAATAAGATTGAATTAAGACAAAAAATTAAAGCTAAATTCGGAATACCTTGTTTAAATTATCCTGATGTAAAAATTGGAGAACAATTAATTTTAAATCTTTATTGTAATAAAACTGGAAACAATCTATATGATATTACTAAACGAGGTGGAACTAATAGATCAAAAATAGCTTTAAAAGATTGTATTCCTAAATGGGCTAATTTTGAAACTAAAGAATTCAATAGTATTAAAAAAGAATTTCAAAATACTGTTATTTCTAATATAAAAGGAGAGTTTAGTAAAAGTTTAGTATTTCATGATACTAAATTAGATTATGGAACAGGAGGATTACATTCTTGTATAAAATCAGGAGTATATAATGCAGATGATTATTGGACTATTATTGATGAAGATATAGGATCTCTTTATCCAAGTATAGCTATTCAATTAGGAATATATCCAGAACATTTAGGAGATCAATTTTTAGACATTTATGATACTGATATTGTTTCTGTTAGATTATCTGAAAAAAGAAAACCTAAAAAAGAAAGAGACATGGTCATTATGGAAGGATATAAATTAGCAGCTAATGGTATATATGGTAAATCTGGAGAAGAAACATCACCATTATATGATCCTTTATATACTATGAAGACAACCGTAGGCGGACAAATGTTTCTTTCTTTATGGACAGAAAAGTTAGTAAAAGCTATTCCTGAAATAAAATTTATTCAACATAACACTAAATATTATCCATTGGTGTTGTAAAATCTCGTTAATTGCGGGAAGTTCCTTAGAGCTTTAATAACCACACTTACTAGTAATAGATAAGATTAGTAGATAACGTAATAATTATTGGAAGGTAAAATTATTAAAGATTGGATAATCCGCAGCTAAGATTCCTTATATTATTAAGGAATAAAGTTCATCGACTATCCCGAAACGGGAGTACTGATAATCAAATTATTGGGAAACACGAGATATATAAGTTTATAAAATTTTTATTAAAAAGTTATTCCATCATTTGGCGGTATCATTTTTATTTATTATATTTGCATTGAAAATAATAATGTCAAATTTAATAATATTAAAAATGAAAACTACTAATGAAAGGAAAATTGTATTTGATTTAAGTAATGTTTCTGAAGAAATATTACAGAGTGTAGGAGTTTATAAAATTCTAAATAAAATTAACGGTCATTTCTATATTGGAAGTTGTGATCGTAATTTTAAAGAAAGATTTAAAGAACATTGTAGATATTATGAAATGTATAAAGAAGGAACTCGAAATAATATGCACCCTAAATTATGGGCGGCGTATGATAAATATGGAATAGAAAACTTTTCTGTTGAAATAATTGAGATATTAGATGGAAAAACTGATAAAGAAATATTAGTTCGTGAAGAATTTTTTATACATGAATTAAAACCTGATTATAATATATCATTATATCCTACTTGTGGAGGTAAACCTAATTTAGGTAAAAATTAACCGAAGAATGGAAACAAAAAATAGGAGAAAAATCTTCACAATATAAACATTTAGAAGAAACTTTAAAGAAAGTTACTGAAAATAATAAGAAAGGAGCTGTAAAACTTAAAATGATTAATATTAATACTGAGGAAGAATTAAATTTTAATTCATGGGTGGAAGCTTCAAATTATTTTAAATTAAAATCATCAAGTAGTATTCAAAATGCTTTTAAGCGAAAAGGTCAATGGAAAGATTGGAAAATAGAAAAACTTTCAACTCAATCTAAGAAAATAAAAGTATTTATTGATAATGAAGAAATTATTTTTAATTCTTATGGTGAATGTGATAGATATTTTGATATGTGGAAAGGATATACTTCTGAACTCTTACAAAAGAAATCAAAACAATTAATTAAAAATAAATACGATTATGAAATTATATAAAGATATAGTCAGACTTTATATGAAAGTATAAAGAGTTTTTGGATGGAATTACATATTTATGTCCTAGAAAGGATATAGATAAAGTAAAGGAAGTTGGAGAAGAAATGACATCTTTAACAGGGTTATATATTGAAGATAATGTATATTCTAAGTTTGTAGTACGTGATGTAAATAATTATTTAGCAGTATATGAATCTGGAGATATTAAATATAAAGGTTGTTTTGAAATAGACAAAGAGTATCATAAAGATCCATCGATGAGAATTGTTCCAATTTCTTTAAAACGTTATTATATAGATAATATTCCTATAGAACAAACTATTAGAAATCATACTGATATTTTTGATTTTTGTTTACGTTTAAAAACTAATTCTAAAAGTACTCCTTATTTTAAATATTTAGAAAACGGAAAAATAATTAGTAGAAAATTAGATAGAACTACAAGATATTATATTTCTAATTCAGGAGGAGTTATCACAAAACAGTTTGATGAATCTAGAATTTCTGGAGTAAACGTAGGATATTCTGTAACATTATTTAATGAATATATAGAAAAACCTATGGAAGAATATAATATTAATTATAATTTCTATATTACAGAAGCTAACAAAATTAAAAATGCTGTAAGTGACGGTCAATTAACTTTATTTTAATATGAAATATAATTTGCATAAAGATTCTCTAATGAAAGTATGGGTTAGAGATTATTATGAGGTAGAAGCAGAATCTCTTGAAGAAGCTATTGATAAAATAAACGACGGTTTTATCGACAGCGTAGATTCAGTTACTTTATGGGATGATATTCCAGAAATAGTGAGCGTTCTTGAAAATGGAAATAATCCTACAGAAGAGATATATGATGTTTTTAATAATTTAGTATGGCATAATGACTAAAGAAGAATTAATTAAGGAAATTGAATCTCAAGAATTTCCAAAAGAGTGGAGAAAAGGACAATCTGTATTTAATTATATAGATGCTGTATATGGAGTAGCAAGAAATATTCAATTTGAATATGGAATTGATTGTTTCTATAATGATAAATATATTGATGATTTTTTAGATAAAACAATAGAATTAATTAATCATGGGAACTAATTTTTATTGTAAGAAACTTGATAAGAAACATCGTAAAGAGTTTTCTGATGACTTAAATGAATTAAGTCAATATATTACATATAATATTGATAATACAGAAGTAAACTTAGTAGAAAAAGTAAAGGAATTTATTGAGTCTAATTCTGATTTAGAAGAAGAAATTCATTTAGGTAAAAGATCTTATGGATGGCAATTTTTATGGGATTATCATAATGGAAAATACTTTAAACCAAACCTAGAAAGTATAAAAAATTTTCTATCACAAGACGATATAGCTATTTATAATGAATATGGAGAATATTTTACCGTAGATCAATTATTTAGTGATGAATTGAATAATTCTTTATATAAAGATTCTACACATGACGACGGAATGAATGGAGGATATTCTGAATATTATTTTAAATCAGAAGATGGATTAAGGTTTAGTAAATTTGAAAATTTTAGTTAAATATGGAATTAATAAGAACAAATTTATATATTGCGACTACTTCAGATAATTCATATTACTTAGAAGCTGAGTCGTTAAAAGAAGCTTTAGAAATGGTCGGAGGAATAACTACTGAGTTTATTAAAGAAGTAAGATATATTAGTATGAGGCTTTATAAGAAAGCAACTAAAACTATAACAGTAAAAGTATGAAAAGATTTTTAATATATATAGATACAGAATGGGTTGGAACTAATGAAACCTATAGAGCAGAAGCTGAATCTGAAAGTGATTTGAAGAATTAGCACTAGAAAACTTTCAAGAGTATGGATTTGATGATACTATAGCAGAGGAACATAATTATAATCCAGACAATATGACAGACAAAGACTGGGAAGAGTTATGGGATATTGTAGGTAGATCAGAATACTATAATTGGACTATCGAAGAATTTAAAGGTAATGATAAAGAATGGAAAGAGTATGGAGGACAAGTTTATAAATAAATTAACTACGTTTGACCTAATTATTTCTGATTATAATATCGGAGAAGTACATATCTATAAAATAAATAAAGGTACAGATATAGAAAGTTTTGCGGAATCGCACGGTCATAATACTGGAGATTGTTATTATATAGTCGGACATTTTATTAATATAATTGATCATAGAAATGAAAAAGATAATATTATGTAGAGGGATCCAGGGAAGCGGAAAGACCACGCATGCTAAACAGTGGGTATTGAAGGATCCAGAGCATAGAGTAAGATTCAATAATGATGATATACGAAATATGCTAGGAAAATATTGGGTTACTAGTAGAGAACCATTAGTTTCTAACTTAAAAAGAGCTTTTCTAAATCATTCTATGCTTAAAGGATATGACATTATTATTGATAATATGAACCTTAATAACAGAGAAGTTGAATTTTACCAATCTGTTGTAAAAGTTCATAATGATTTAGTAGAGCAATATAGAAAATATAATCCGGAAGAAGGAAATTCTGAGTTTAAATATGAAATAGAATTTAAGGATTTCTTTATTCCTCTTGAAGAATGTATTAAAAGAGATGCTCTTAGAGAGAATCCTATTGGAGAAGAAATTATTAGAAATACTTACAATAAGTATAAACATATCTTAGAAAATAATCATGAAACTAATTAAACCATCATTTGAAATTATTGAGCAACAACCTGGTTTAGATGGAATGTTTAAACAGATTGAGTTAGCAGGGAGAAATTGTTATAAGTCTGAAGGTAAAATAACAGAAACTTCCGCTAAAGAGTTTGTGGATAGGATAATTAAGTTGAATCACGGGGCGGTACTAGAGCACGGAACTGTTTATTTAAGAATTCCAGTAACATCTGCCTTTAATTATCTTGGAAATTTATGGGTTAGTGAATGCTATACAGAGCCTTATTCTAAAGTAAATATATGCAATGACAATTACTATGTAACCACGAATTATAGAATATTATTACAGAAAAATTTACTTGATGATCTCAAATATCTCTGTGAACCTACAGAGCATCACGAAAAGAGAGTCTGTGTAAGGTTTATTTGTGATAGAGGAGTATCGCACGAATTTGTAAGACATAAAATTATACTTTGTGTCGCCTAATGGTAACATTAGGGCAATAACCCAGTGAATTGCTGGAAGACTAAGTTTAAATAATTAAATATGCTAATCAGCAGCCAAGCCAACCTTTAACAAAGTTGGAAGGTTCAGAGACTAATAATTGAAACTATGATGAAATATATATTTAATTATGTGTGGTATCTAATTCAATTACCCATTTATATTATACTGATGTGTTGTGTATTTACAATACCATTAGCTGCTATGCTATGGGGATTTGAGTTAAGAGGTCCACGGAAGCCTCATAGAATATAATATTAACAAGAGTGCTGGGCATCCTGTAAAGGATGATGATATAGTCCGATACTCCTTGGAAACAAGGAGAGTTAAGGATAAAGAGCCTTAACATAACATTTGAGAGTATTCAGCTTTGCTCAAGAGAGTACAAGGTATTGTAACTATAGTAAAAATAAGTTTAATGATGAACTTACTTTTATTGAACCTTGCTGGAATTGGGGTAATATAACTAGAGATGGATTTTCTGTATTTAAGACAGCTATGAATGAAGCAGAGAATACATATTTATATCTAATAGATAATGGTTGGAAACCTCAACAAGCAAGAGCAGTATTACCTAATGCGTTAAAAACTGAATTAGTAATGACTGGATTCATTTCAGACTGGAGAAATTTCTTCAAGTTAAGATGTGATAGTTCAGCACATCCTCAGGCGAGAGAGTTAGCTATTCCTTTAAGAGAAGAATTTATTAAAAGAGGTTATGTGGACTAAAGATAAACTTCCAAATAAAGAAGAGGAGATTTTATTAAATACTAATGGAACTATTAATATAGCTAAATTAGTAGTCGCAACTCCTGATGTTTTGGACGCATATAAAGTAAATTATCCATTTATATGGAGTATTAGAACACAGCGTGGGTTAAATACATTGCCTATAACTATTTATGATAAATGGATGGAGATTCCGAAATGAATAAAGATAAGAATAAACTAAAGCTAATTAAAAAAGTCAAGAAATTTGAACCATTTGATTTTCAATATCTTCTAGAAGTTGAAATAGAAGCATTAAAACAAATGGCTGAATATCAAAAAGCTAAAGGACTTTGTGTAAATAGTAAGAGATATGCAGAACAAATGGAAACTACTATTAAAGTTCTTAAAATAGCTTTAGACGGAAATATTCAGCATGATGAAGAATATAAACAATGGTGGATGCCGGTTTATGTTAATACTAGAAATTATAGGAGATTCTTCTCTAAAGATATTTCAAATATTGATGAACCTATTGTAAAATGTAGTGTAAGAGAAGAAAAAGCTTGGTGTTTATATTGTAAGATTAGAGAATATTTTATGAGAACTTGGTGGGATTAATGGGATTATTTGATATATTTAAATCTAAGGAAAAAGAAACTGAAGAGATAACACAAGATGATGATATTCAAGAAGATAAATTAATAAAAAAGGAAACTTCAAAAGAAGGATATGTATACGTAATATCTAATAGAGGTTCTTTTGGTTCAGATGTATACAAAGTAGGAGCCACCAAAAAGAAGGATCCACAAGATAGAGTAAACGATCTTGGAGATGCTTCAGTTCCATTTAAATTTGACGTTCATGCTTTTATCTATAGTGAAAATGTATTTGAACTTGAAGCACAGCTACATAGATTTCTCAAAGAATATGAAATCAACAAGGTTAATCGTAGAAAAGAATTTTACAGAGTATCACTAGATACTATAAAAGAGATAGTAAAAAAATTAGGATATAAACCAAAATGGATTGACGAGGCTCCAGCTATAGAATTTGAGAGATCTAAAAATTTATAATATAAAATGACAACTTATACAGTAGTAACGTGGCCAGAAGTACAATTACTTATGGACTTAGAAGGATTTAAAGAGCACTCCTATTTAATTAATGATGAGCAAGGTCTCAATGATTTTGGAAGTAGTGCTTATTTTGTAGAAACAGAATGGTTATCTGAAAATCAATAGTTATGAAATTTAATGTAATAGTTCAAGATTTTAATAATAAGGAATTTGTATCATATGATATATTTCCTTATTTAACTCAGCAGTATAAAGTTTCTAGAAAGAGACCGAAAAGCTATGATGAGTTTAAAGAATTCATAGAATCAGAATCTATGAGACAGTGGTGGTCTAGGTGTGAATATGAAATTATCTTATGTGGTTGGCCTAATACAGATACTTCTAAGAAAATTGATGTCCGTTGGCAAATTATGAAGAATATTGATATTATTACTGAATTATTTATGAAACATATAAAAAGATGGAAAAGAGCACTAGAAAATCAATAAGTGATGAATTAAAAAAATATGATTGCTTAGCTAAAGAGCATGATTTTATAGAAGTGACAGAATGGGCCAACGGAGAAGGTTGGGATATTTGTATAAATGATAAAATAATACAATTGACATTTGGACAATTGGATGCTATTAATTATTTAACTAGAGCATTAGATTATGATGATAGAAAATAAATACAATATATTTAATAAATTAAAATATATTCAAACTATTATATTTACTGTAAATGTAAAATGGTTTTATGAAGGAATTAAATTTTACTCTAACTGATAAAGAAATTTCTGAATTAGAAAAATTCTATAATGATCATCAAGATTGTCCATTTGCATCAGCTTTAGGAGGAAAATACACTTTTATTATTACTCCTATTGGAATTGGTCAGTGTACAATAGTAAAATGTAATTCATGTAATGAAAAACTAGATATAACTGATTTTGAATCTTGGTAGAGTATGAAAGTTTCTGATATTAATATAGAAGAATATAACAAGGTTAAAGAAGAGGAACAGAAAAAGGCTATGGATAATCTCTATAGCCTTTTTAAAAATAAACCTTATACAAGAATAAAAGTTCCATCTAGGAATGATCCATGCACTTGTGGTTCTGGAAAGAAGTATAAAAATTGTTGTATGGAAATTGACAATAAATTAATAAATAATTATGACAAGAGAAGAGAAATATAAAGCGTGGGAGGACATATTTTATAAATATTATATATATAAATCAGATAATTCAGGAGAAACTGGAAGTAATTTACCATTAGCTAGCGTAAATTTTGACAATTTAAGTGGATTTTCTGGAGATGGAATTATAGATTTATCTTATTATATTCAGTATGTTTATACAAAATATTGGTTAGATTCTAATGAAAATGAAAAAGAATTAAAGAATGCTATCGACTCTTTATGGAGATTGCATAAATCTTGCTATAATTTATTTATAGATAAATATCCATATATTTATTTTGAAGAAGAAAAGGGATTTTTGTTAAGAGATGATATAAAATCATCTGATGCTCCTAAGTTTCATTTAAATAGTGTAGATACTAGCTATACTAGAGGAGAGGAATTAATCAATGAAGACCCTTGTCATTCTATGTTTATTTCTCAAGATCAAATTTGGAACATTCTTCCTATTTTAGTAAAAATAAGTAGTATATCTGCTTTTTCATATCATCTAGGATTGTCTATACTAGATTATGTTATAAAGAACAAACATGTAATTTATAATCCATATTATAGTGCATTATATCATCATTGGACCTATGTTCCTACTTTTGATACTAATAAGGTAAAGCCTTGGGATAGAGTTGAAGATAGAAATAAACATCTTAAATATAATATAAAGGTAAAAAGAGGAGCTAATAATTGGTATTTTGCTTATGGATTCAGAAAAGCATATCAAGCATTAGGAGGCAAATGTAAAACATTCTGGCAAAGTTTATGGTATAAACCTTTTATCTTCTTTGCAGATAGAATCTATCATCCTTATATTTGTAAATGGTTTAATCTTCCAGTTAAGAATACCTCTTATTATAGTTTAGCTGTAGCGGGAGGAGCATGGTATTTTGGAGATTATGAGACAAGACTTATTGACAAGTTTAATAAATCTTTAGAATCTGGAGAATTATTTATGCCTCAATTAGTATTTCTTACTAATAAGAAAGATAAAATAAATCTTAATTTATTAGGTAAATGGCTTGATAATTATCCAGAACCAGAAGAAAAAGGTACTATAGAAAGTCCTATTATGTTTTTATTACTATATAATTGGGATAAAATAATGAAAAATAATGTTTGATTTAGAAACTACCTATAAAAAGATAGCAAGAAGTAATCAGGTTGATATAACTGAAATACTAGAATATATAGAAGAAGCAGCCAAGCTTATAAACCCAGATGTTAAGTATAATTCTGAAACTACAGTATTAGCTTTACAAATGGGATTAATACAACCAATAATAGGGATGGTTACTGAATCTATAGAAAAGAATCCACATAAAGTAGGATTTCAAGTAACAAAAGTTTATGATAGAAACAGAAGTTTAATTAAAATAATAACTAAGAAATATGACAGCAATAAAGAAGTTTCAACAAATTAATGACTTAACAGTATATCCGAGTACAAAATCAACTATTGAAGTGATTCCTACAGATGGGTATAATGGAGCACATCGTTATAGAGTACAATTATGTAACGGATTTAATTCTAAGAAAAATACTCATGATTATGTAGATAAAACAACTACAATTCAATTTGTACAGAAGAATGATGATGGAAGTTATACTCCAGGATTACAATCTGAACAATTAGCTTTAATTCTATTAGATAGAGTAAAGAAATTAAATGAGCGTTATCCTAGTCCTTACAATGATATACAAATTGAAGGATTGACTATGTATCTTCAAGCATGTAGAGATAGAGTAGAGGAAAGAATTAACAGAGGAGTAATGGGAGAACTTAAGAAATAATTATGGTATATGTAAGTAATGAAATAAAATATCCTACATATGAATCTACTATTAAAGTAGTTATTGGAGATACCTTAAAAGAGTGCTGTGATAAAGAAGATTTACCTTGGGATTCTGGAATAGATAATATATATGATGCTTATGTAGAAAGAGTAAGAGATATTGTCTATATAGTATTAAGAAGAAATAATACTAGACAAACAGTACTACATGAGTGTGTTCATGCTATAAATCAAATGTATGATTATATACAAGTGAAGGTAGATCCTAGTAATGATGAAATCTATGCTAGAGATATATCATATCTACAAGAAGTAGTATTAAAAATATTTGAAAATGAAGTTAATAGCAATAAGTGATCTACATGGAACTCTTCCAAACATAGAGGAAAAGGCAGATATAATGATTATTGCAGGAGATATTAGTCCACTATGTATTCAAGGAAGGAAATCTGATATGATTAGCTGGTTAAAGAATGAATTTATAGACTGGATTAATACTTTAAATGTAGAAACAGTATATTTAATTGCAGGTAATCACGATTTCGTATTTAATCATTGCTCTGAAATGCTACCTTTAGAATTACGTATGCTTTCTAAATATAAATTAATATATTTATGTAATGAAGAGACTAAATATTATGATTCTGAAGGAAAAGAATGGAAAATATTTGGAACTCCATACTGCCATAAATTTGGAAATTGGGCATTTATGAGAGATGATGATACTTTAGAAGAATTATATAAAGAAATGCCTAGAGATATTGACATATTAATATCTCATGATGCTCCATATGGTTGTAGTGATATATGTTTTGATAATGTATATTGGAGAGGAGAGAAACATATAGGATGTGTACCTCTTAGAGATATTATCTTAGAGAGAAGTCCTAAAATTGTACTTCATGGACATTTGCATACTTCTAATCGTGAGATAGAAATATTAGGTAAATCTAAAGTAAGAAACTGTAGTCTATTAAATGAAAGATATAAATTAGTGTATAATCCAATAATTATGGAATTATGATTTATCTTATAATTTATGTTATATTTTTAGTATTTGATTTATATTTAGCATTATCTAAGAAAGTTCCAGATTTCTTCTTTACTACTGATACGGAATCTTTAGTATGTAATGTAATATTCATGTTTCTTCCTGGCATAAATATATTAATGTTCTTTATATTTGTAATAGGAATAATTAGTGATAAAATAAATAAACTTTATAATGTTAATAGGAATTAGTGGTAAAAAACAAGTAGGAAAAAGTACATCTGGTATTATATTAGATTATATTTATAAATTATCAGATTATATTTATAAATATGCTGGGGAGGATCCTGCATTTTTATCTCCTTATGTAAAGGAAGAAGTAATAAAACGTATATATCATACAGAGCATTATCCACATTATATTAAGTCGTTTGCTAATACATTAAAAATAATGGCAGCGCATTTATGTAATGTAAATGAATATGATTACGAGGATGGAAAATTTAAATCTGAAATAGATCCTACTACTGGATTAACTCATAGAGAAGTACTACAAAAGATAGGAGAATCAATGAGAAATACTTTTGGAGACGATATTTGGATTAAAGCTTTATTTAGTGAAGGATATGATCCTAAATATGATACTTGGATAATCACTGATGTCAGATATAGAAATGAAGCTGATTATATTAAAGATAAAGGAGGTATTCTTATAAGAATTAATAGAAATACTGGATATAATGATAATCATAAATCAGAAACGGACTTAGATGATTACGATAAATTTGATTATATAGTTGATAATAATGGAACTATTAATCAATTAATAGACAAAATGGTAGATATATATAATGATCTATCTAAAAAATAAAAATAAGGGCAATATTTAAAGAGCAATCTTTGAGTATTGCCCTTATTTTTTTATAAATGTGTTATATTTCTTATAATAGCAATTTATTTAATTTCTCTTTGTTTCTCATATATTTATATGTAAATTTGCATGATTATGAAAGTTGAATCTATTGCAGATTCAGCAGGTTAGTACTAACATTTAAATTTATAGAGAAATGAGAATTAATTCAAAAATCGCTAAATTTCAAGAGGGTGGAGTAGCACCTGCTCCACAAGAGCCTGAAATGGCTCCAGAACAAGCACAAGGTGGTGGAGATCCTATTATGCAGTTAGCTCAGATGGCGCAACAAGCATTACAATCAGGAGATGGTCAATTAGCTTTACAAGTATGTGAAGCATTCTTGCAGCTTATTCAACAAATGGCTGGACAACAAGAAGCAGCTCCTCAAGGTGAACCTGTTTTTAGAAAAGGTGGAGTTATAGTAAAGAGAGTTTAATCTATAAGGAGTGTGTGATAAGTTTTATTACATACTCCTTTTTTATTATAAGAATATGGCACAAGTAAGAAAATATAGTACTGGTGGTGAAACTTCTCCTAAATTATTGAAAAGAGAGGGCTACGGAGACTACAGTGTAGCTGATATAGAATCTCAGTATGCTAAAAACTTAAATAGCATATTAGACGAAATGGGACTTGAAGGAGAAGATAGACAGAAAGTAATTGAAACCACTAAGAACATAATGTCCAATATTACTAACGGAACTATAAATACTATAAATAGTAGTGGTCAATGGATAGTTCCAAAAGAATATAGTAGTACTGGATATAATACATACAAAAATGCTGGATTATTTGGAATTAAAGGTAAGAAAGTAGTTAGAGATCAAAATTATTATAATAATGCAGCATATTATATATTAGATAAAGTTATTAATAGAACTAATACATATAGTCCTAAAAAAGAAGATACTAAAGAGAAAGTTACTCCAGACCAATCATTTGAACAATATTTGAGTAAATATTATTTTAATAATGATAAAGCAACTTTCGATAAGAAATTATGGGATTATAGTACAGCTAAACAAGGAATTATTGATAGATTAAAGGAATATAGAGACTATATTTCTAAATCTGATATGACTGATGCAGCTAAAACTGACTACTTATCTAGAATAGATTCTGGAATTACTGGATTAACTGATAATATAGATACTAATGACTATTCATCTTTAGCTAGATTAGGTTGGAGTAAACCTTATATATGGCTAGATGAAAAATTCGATGAAGCTCCAGAAACAGCGGAACAAAAAGCTGTTAGAGAAGCTAAAGAGAAAGTAGAAGCAGAAGCGCAGACTAAACAACAAGCATTAACTAATCAAGCAGCTATAGCAGCAACTACAGGATCACAATATAGACCTGATTTACAAAGTCATTATGATAGTAATACTGGATATACCTATTATGGGTCTATAGATAATGGGATTTTTTATCCAACAAGCAGAGTGGATAAAGGAGAATCTAAAACTGAAACATTTAATACTCCATTTGAAATATCTACAAATGTACCATTTGTAAGTTGGCAAGCGGCTTCTGATAAAAAAGTTAATCCTGTTGATACACTAGATAAACTAAAAGAATTACTTAAAACAAAAGAAATAACTAGTGAAGAAGCACAATCAATAATAGAAGAATATCAAAATGCTTTTGATAAACTTAAAGGAACAGGAAAACTTACAGATCAGCAAAAAGCTGCTATAAAAAATATAGAGTATTGGTTAGAAGAACAGCTTAATAAACCTGTAAGTAATAAATCTGGAGGTATTATAAAGGCTGAAGAAGGAACTTCTTTACTGGAAAAAAATAGAAGAAGACTTAAAAAGACTTTATCAGAATATCATGATGAAGAAAGAAAACCTTATAAAGAAGCAGAATCTCAAGTAAAAAGAACTGGAGATAAAAAAGAATTATCAACAGAAACTATAGAAAAAAGAAATCATCCAATTGAATTTTCATGGAATGATTTATCTGCTACTGAAAAAGCAAGAATGACAGCTATAGGATTGGATCTTGCTTCTGCTGCTAGTGCTTATATACCAGTTTATGGTACAGCAATATCTGCTGTATCAGGTGTCGGATCTTCTTTAACTAATTTTGGAACAGATTTAGCAGAAGGAACCAGTCTAGGTAATGCTGCTGGAAATTTGGCTATAGGATTAGGAGCAGATTTGGCGGGATTAATTCCTGGATTAGGTACTTCAGCTAAAGCAGCAAAGACTATAAAGGCTTTAAAAGGCTTACTTACAACTGGAGGAGCCGTAGCTACATTATTTAGAACTTTTGATGATGGGCCTGAATTATATGATAAAATAGTTTCAGGAAAACAATTAACAGCAGAGGATTTAAGAAAAGCTGCATATATAATTCAATCTGCTGCCGGATTTGGAAGAATGGGAGCAGGAAAAATTAAGAGTAATAAATTTAAAAGTAAATATGGTGATACTAAAACACTCTTAACTACTAAATCTGGAAAGCAAGTAGAAGTTACCAAAGAACAATTAGAATCTCTTAAAAAAGCAAAAGGTTTAGAGGAACAAAATAAAATATTAGAAGGAATAGCTCCAGGAGAAAAACTCCAAACTGAATTTAATGACTATAAAAATTTCCTTTCTAGGACAAAAGATAATATATTTAAAGGAAAGCCAGATGTAACTACTGAGACTACCTTTAGAGAAAATCCCTTTAGATATCAGAGAGATGGACGTGAGTATAAACCTAGAATACTTACAGATAAAGGTATCTATGATAGAACCAGACAAGTATCTACTGGTATTGATATATTTAAATGGTTTCCTAATCTTAGAAAATTAATTCCAAAAATTAATAATACAATAGAAACTATAGGATATTCTAGCACTCCTATTTCATCTAATAAATATGGAGGTATTATAGAAAAATATGGACAAGGAAATATAATAAAATATCAAGGTGGAGGCGGAGTAGCATATAAAGAAGGTACATCATGGTATAGAGATGTATATCTTAAAATGAGAGATGCTATGTCTACTGCATTAAGTAATGGAGAAATAGATGCTAAAACTTTAAATGATTTACAAGTTGCTCACTCAGCTTTATGGAATACAGCATCTATGGGAGGTAGAGATTTCTATATCAATCCTTATATAAACAATACTGTTGGAGATTACCAGACTAAATTTAATGACCTATCATTTGGAAATAATATAGGAATTAAATCTGCTTTTAATAGTGGTAGATATAATGTTGCATCTAATAATCCTACCTCTGGAGATAATCCTACTAAAAGTTGGATTACAGACAATAAATTCAGTGGTATTACTGATGATAGAAGAGTACTAGGAAGAAAAGGAGATTTTAATTCAACAGAAGAGTTAGAAGAAAAAGCTTTCTGGAAAAATAAAGGATTTGATTTCTATCTAGATGGAGATGGTTATTATAAACTTTCTCCTATTAAGAGAGACTTAACTACAACACAACCTCCTTCAAGTACTCAGTCAACTACAGGTACTACTCCTACAACTTCTATAATTAATCAAAATACAGATACTGGAACAGGAGTATATGATACAGATAAGGAAAGGGAAATTAAAACTCCGTATCTTGATAATTTGTTAGCAGCAGGAAGATTAGCTGGAACATTATATACAAATAATAAAGTAGAAAAAACTGTTTCGAAGTCTCTAAAGCCTTTAGTATTAACTCCTTTAAGAATAAGAAGACAAGTTTATGGAGATCTTCCTACTAGAACTTTCTATGAAAATCAAGCAGCTGAATCTAATAGAATAGGAGCAAGACCTATAACTTCTGATGCTAATTTACAATTAGCTCAACAGTTAATGTATAATGATAGAGCATTAAAGTTAAAAACACAAGGATATTTAGCTGATAAACAGGCTATTGATAAAACAACTTTATTAGCTCAACAAGCTAATGAACAAAATCAGGCTAATGCAGTAGAAGTTGCTGATAAGAATAGAGCATCCATGCTTGGAATACAGCAAGCTAAAGCTAATATTGAAGCATCTAAAAGATCAGCTAATTGGCAACAAGCATGGAATCCATTCTTATCTTCTATCGAACAGAAATATAATAATTATTCTAATCAGTTAAATGCTCTTAATAGAGACGCTGCTAATACAGTAGAATTGAGAAAATTAGATGCTGCATCTAAACAAGCTCAAGGTGCTTTAGATTTAGCTAGAACTAATTGGTTAGCAGCTAATTCAGGTAAATCTGAATATGATTGGCTCAATTCTGATGAATATAAAAGTGCTCTTAACGATTATACAGAAAAAGTTACTAATGCAGGTAATATTTATAAAGATACAATGAATAAATATGACTTGAATAATCTAAGAAAACCTTTTTCTTTCTTAATGTTTAAATCAGGAGGTTCTACTAAAGATATAGCTATAGAGAACATGAAAGAACTCAACAAAACATTTAGACAAAATGAAGAGTTATTTCATAAAATTATAATGGATTCTAAGAAAGAAAATAACAAATTAATAATGAATCTTTCTAGTCTTACTAAAGAGTTAATAATTAAATCTATGACTATATAACCCAATAATAGGATTATACAATGAAAAAGATAGTAAGAAATAATTTTCATACATTAACTGAATATTCAGGAGAAATTATTAATCCAACAATTAATGATTGGATAGAAATATCTGATTATATATATTTAAATTATCAAAATGATAAATCTATTTTTTATTTAGAAGAGATTCCTTTAAATACATGTTATATAACTCATGGTTATTATAAACCTAAAGAACTTGATTTGAGTATTATTAATAATATAAGAAGTTTATATGGGGTTCCCATATATGAAGATGATTATAATATAATATGTATTAAAGGAACTTCAGAAGAATTAAAAATAATAGAAGAAATAATTAAAGCTATTAATGAAAATACATTCAAATATACCTAAGTTACAACAGGGAGGGGCAGCTCTCCCTTTTGTATCTTGGACTCCAGTTCCTGATACTCCTTATTCTCCTGCAACAGCTTCAACAGTTTCTGCACAAGAGAAAAAGGAAGCATTAAAAGTAGAAGATGTTATTCCAAAAGAAATGATAGAAGCACTAAAACAAAAAGGACTTCCATCTGATATGACTGTATTTACAGAATCGATAATGTCTTTATTTAATGACCCAGTATATAAAATGACTGGGCAATTAAATCCAGCTACTTTAAGTACAAGATATTTAAGTATAGTTAATAAAATAAATAATATAGCATTCAATAAAGAACTATATGATAAAAGCATAGATAGATTACAACAAAATGGGGGATTATATGATGTTGCTGTATCAAATACAGGCAGAATGGTAGTCCAGGATTTAGAAACTGGGCAAATAAAACAAGTCAGTCCAGATGAATACTATGAAAGTTTAGGAAGTTATAAAGCTATTAGTAATGGAGATTTAGCTCACATTAGAGCATATAATCCTTCTATGGCATTTAGTAGTGATGTATTCTCTGTTCTTAATAATGGAATGGGACAAGAAACATTACAGAAGTATATAAATGAAGCTATTTCTAAATTAGGATCTTCTAGTAATAATATAGAGGGATATACAAAAGTTCAAAAGGATAGAATACAGAATGGATTATCAGAATTAGTAAGTAATAATACAGTAGCTGCTGCTATAGTTCAAGATGGAGTATATAAGTTAACTCATGAAGAAAAAAGTAATGCAGAACAAGCTCAAGAGGCATTAAAATATTTATATACTTCTCTTCCAATGGCTGCTAAGAATTATTTAAGAGCTAAAGCGGCAGAACAAGGAATTAATCCAGATGAAGCGGCAGAGAAAATACTAGTTCCATTTATTAATAGTAAAATTGAAACAAGTAGAACTATTAAATTTGATTTTGATAAACAAGCTACTGATGCTAGTAGTTCTGGAGGATCTGATAAGAGTACAATAAAAATAGATCAACAAGATCAGATATTTGAAGGAGTTCGCTCTAGTGGAAGTTCTAAAGATATTATAGTAAATATAGGAAGTGAACATGAATTTAAACTTCCAGCCGTACATATTAATGCCCTTAAAACCCTTAATCAAGAAGAAATAACAGGGCCAGAAAGAATGGATAAAGTACTACAAAATAGTACATTATCAGCCGGGAATCAAGGAAATATGTGGTTTGGCGGAAAGAAAATATCTCCTAAAGATACTGCAAGATTAATTTATGATCCAGAAGCAGGATTAAACGCTGCATATGTTCCAATTAATAGTGATGGATCTCCTGATTTTGAAGCTTTAGAGACTATAAATAGAGTACAAAATGATATAAAGAAAACTCCAGGTATATCAGAACAAGAAAAAAGACAGAAATTTATAGATAACGATATAGAACAATATTATGATCTATATAAAGATGAAAAGGCCTTATATAATTCTAATAAAGTAAAGTTATTCTATATAGTTAATGCTGCTGGAATTAGTGACGATTTTGATAATCCATATGTAGTAGATCAAAGTGATGACTACGATTCTTACTTTGATTACATAGGTAGAATTATTAATGCAGATGCTAAGAAAGGTAGTGAAATAGATTTAGCTGGAACTAGATTCTTTACTATTGGAAATTTTGGAAGAGATAATATATATAAAGGAACATTCTATATAGAAGCTCCTAATGCAATGGAAGCAAAAGCGACTACTGGATCTATATATGTTCCTAAATCAGATAGTTATGCCTCTAATTTTATAGGCAGAAGAGAAATTAAAACATCTGGTATAGGTAATGAATAAAAATTATGATTGGTTTGATGTAATGTTTAGTAATCCAGATTTATCAGTTCAAGATTTCTCGATAGCTGGAATAAATGATACTAATACTACTTTAAAAGATGCTGATTATTATAAAGATTTAGATGTAGTAAAGAAGAAGTTTATAGATCCCGAAACACAAAAATTTGATACTAAAGCATATAATCAATACTATGATTCTGTAGCTAGAGTATATGATAATTATATGCAATCTACATTTAATAAAAGAGCTATTGATAAAGATTATTCATATCAAGAATTAAAAGATATGATGAAACTTGATGGTTCTGTATTTTTAGAGAAAGTTCCAAATCCTACTAAAGAAAAAAGAGGAATAGAAGGAGTATTTACTACTACAGCTGGAACTTTGAGCATGAGAGAATCTGCCCAAAATAGTAGAGTATATGATTATAATACAGGTAAATTCTTAGACTGGACTCCTAATGATGATGATAAAAGAGGATTACTAGACTTTTTGAGTATTCCTTCTTTAGTAGAGGCTAGATGGGAGGAGGATGGATGGCATACAGATCCTTTTACTAACAGAAGAGTTAAACATCATAAAGGAGAATGGAAGTTAGACAAAGACGGAAATCCTTATTATGAAACTCTTGGTAATAGAGATTCATCTGGAAGAAACTTCTTACATTATATGGATACTCTAACTGTTGATGGTTCTACTTGGAATAAATTAGATCCATTTGATTCAGATGGAGTAAATAAAAATATAGGAGGAATTATAGTAAAGACAGCAGCTAGTATAGCTCCATTACTAGTTCCTGGAATTAGAGAAGTCTATGGAATAAGTACAGCAGCCTTCTTATTAAGTCAAGCCTTAGCCACATTTGGGAAAGCTGGAGTAGAAGCTATTGATACCTCTTATAAGGATAATAAAACTTGGAGAGCATTTAATAATTATATAGGATATACTAATAGATTTGATTCTTCCTTTTCAGACGAGGGATCAGAATCTTTATTCAATTTAGAACAAGCATCTGCTTTAATAACTGATGTAGCATCCCAATTATATCAACAAAGAACTATAGCTAAGATACCTCAACTACTTGGGTTAAATAAGGGAAATGCTAAGGCTATACAAGCATACATTGATTCCAAAGGAAGCTATTATTTAAAGAAGTATGGTAAAGATTTAAATAAAGCACTTCAAGATGGAGATATGTCAGCCTTATCTTTATTAAGAACTGGACAAATTGGAGCAGATCTGGTTAGATGGGAAAAAATACAAAAGAAAGCTGCTGATTTATCTAAACTCTACATGGTTGCAACCCAAACTGAAGGAGTCTATGATACATTTAAAGAATATGGATTTGATGGTACTAGTACTGCTATTGGGTTACTTGGAACAGCATATGGATTTCATAGATTATTTAAAACTAGTTTAGGTGATGTTGCTCTTAGTGGATTAGGCTTAGACGGAATAAAATCTTTAGTAAAGCCTATTACTAGAAAAATGGCAAATGAAGCTAAGGAATCTTTTAAAACATTAGTAACTGATGCAGCAGAGAAAACCGCAACAGAAACTCCAACAAAATTATCTAAATACGCTATTATAAATAGAGTAAAAAGTTATGGAGATAAATTCTCTAATTATATGAAAGAAGCTTTAGAAAATAAAGAAATAGCTTCTAATATGTTAAAAGAATCATTAGAAGAGGTTTCTGAAGAAGCATTACAAGATGCTGTTCAAGGTAGTATAAGTACTATAAATGATTTCTTATTTTACAACGGTTTAAAAGAAACTAATGATTCTTATCAATGGTCTAGTACTAAACCTTTAGAAAGGTATATAATGTCTGCTTTAGGTGGTGCTGTAGGTGGAGGTATATTTCCATTAATGACAAAGTGGGAAAACTTTACTAATGGCACAAAAGAAGTACAACAGCTAGATAAATCTGATGTAACTAATTGGATTACTATTTTAAGGTCTAATCCATTAGAAGCAGTACTAGAAGAAGTTGATAAACAAGAATTTGCTTCTAAAAACCTATCTGCAAGAATTGCTAAAAGAGGAGAGAAAGAATCTTATTTCGAACCTGCCAAAAACTATGAAGATAGTCAAGATTATTTAATAAAACAACAAGTAAAAAATACTATAAGAGCTATAGACTCTATATTACATGCAGAAATTCCAAATTTAAGTAATGATGATATAATAGAAGCTGCTGTAGGTAGAGAAATGAGATTTCAAGCTCTTATGAGAAATACAGACATTGTATCTAATATAGCTCATGACTTTAATACCTTAGCTACAAATCTTGTTCAAGCTAAGTCTAAAATAAATTCTGTTCCTGATGGGAAGACTCCAGAAACTAAAGATGTAGAAGCTTATAATGAAGCTAAAAGACAAATGGATGATTTTCTTCAGGGAAAAAGAAGTGCTGATTATACAGATAAATTAGCATTTTTATTAAATCCTTCTATTAATGCCCCATTCTATAAATCTAATATAGAAATATTTTCTATGTCATTAGGTAAAGATTATAAAGCTTTATCTGAAGAGGAGAAAAAAAGAATGGATACTTTATTTAATCTATATAAAAGAGATTCAGCTATTGATTCCAACAAAGCATTTGAAATATTTAAATTCTTTAGAGATACTATAAGTACTGATTTAGATAATTACTCTAAAGATGGAAAATATAGAGAAATAATGAGTTCTATTGAGGTCTATCAAAAACAATTGGATGATATTTATCATAAAATGATAGAAGCTACAATAGGAAAGGATGCAATAGAATTAAAAAGGGCTGAATTATCAGAAGGATTATCCTATGATGAATATATAGCAAAATATAAACTTGATGAACATGGAGAACTACATACTGAAGAAGATAAAAAAGATGTAGTAGAAAAAGATATAAATAAAAAGTTAGAACAGTGGTATAAAACATCTTTTAATAAAGCTCAGTGGGCTAATGTATTTAGTAACAGGCAACTTGGATTTAATGTAAAATTACAAGTAGGAACTTTACATGAAATAGAACAATTTATAGACAATTTATCTGAAGCAATTAATGCTAATCCCGAGAGTGGTTTAGTAATATCTTATGCTATGAGAGATAGTTTCAACAATATTCTTAGTATGTTAAACTTTATAACTCCAGATAAATCTATTAAAACTACAACCGAACCTGTAATTACTGTATTAGAATCTTTTGTAAAACAATTAATGTTATCTCCAGAAGAAAAATATACTACACATCTTAAAGAAGGTTCTAACTTAATAAAATATATAAACGACGCTTTAGGTGAAAACTATAAATTATCTAAAGGAGGAATTGATATTGACAAAGATGTAATAATAGTTAATGTAAATGATGGAAATAATGAAAATATTATCTATATAGATAAACAAGGAAATATTTATAGTCCAGCAATAGATGAAGATGGAGAAGCATATTTTGATGAAAAAGAAAGTGAATTACTAAAAGAAGCCAAAGATATAAGTTGGAATATAACAAGAGTAGTATCTTTAGATATTAGAGAAAATCTAAAAGATGTAGAAACTACTCCTATTATAGGAGGATTTTTAAATAGAAATTTAGAATTAATAAAGCCTCTTAATGAAGGTTCTGTTTCAGTATCTAATAGATTTGGAAAACATTTAGAAGAAGTAATAAAAACTTCAATTGAAGGATTCTCCACTTTTAAGAAAGCTATAGATTTAAGTAATAAACTTTCTAAACAAAGTCCTATAGAAGCCATGCTATCTAAAATATCTAAGGCTTATGTTGGGGAAGATATATTTGATGTCTTAAAAAAGGAATCTGATGCTTTCAGTTTAACAGAAAAATTAACAGAATTTACTATAAATGATGAAATAGCTAGAAATCAACTTGATACAATGCTACAGGTAATTTCTATAGCTAAAGCAATTATAACATCATCAATATCTCCAGAAAATTATGTATATGATCCATTATTAGATCCTACGTCATTTGTAGATATGGTAAATGCCACAAGAAAAACCTTAGGAATTCAAAGTTTACCATCTATTTCTGACCATGATTCTAGAATAATGTTGGGAGAATTAAATGATTTAGAAGCCAATATTAAATTAATGCTTCAAATATCAGATAATAATAAAATCAGTCTTCTTCAAGAAAGTACCAAATCGGCTATAAATAATGAATTTAATTTAATTGCATTATTAACTAAAACTGATGCACATTTATCATTATTTGGAGGAAACATAATAACAATACATACAGAAAATGGAGATGAAGATTTCTTTGACTTTGAATTTGATTTTCAAAAGTTTCAAGAATTAAAAAAATCAGGAGCCAAAGATGAGGATTTGTTTGAATTCATAGATGAACAATTCTCTAAAATGACTGATTACTACTATAAGAGATTTAACTCTTTAGATGAAGTAGCACAAAATGAAATATTAAGTATAATAGCCCAACAAAGAGATAAAGATGGAAGAGGTATTGATTATATAGGAGATAATTTTACTACTAGATTAGATAGTAAAACAGAAATAAAAAATATCCACTCTGAATTTATTGCTAATTACATTGTAGCAATGCTTACTGCTGATCAGAATGAAATAAAGAGAGATTTTCTTAAAGTATTAGAGGATTCAAACATGAATTTTGCGCCATTCTTTAATCAATATATATCTATAGCAATGGCATTATCTAATAATGATAAGATTAATTATTTCTTAGAAGAAAAGCAGAAGAGTATAGTTAATATTACAAATTCTTCTCCAAATTTATATCCAGTATCTAAAAATACTACTGTTATTTTAGGAGATCCTGGGTGTGGTAAAACTTCAGCTATAGCATACTTCATTAATGAAATAAAAAAGCTCAGAAACAGTAGAGAAAAGATTATAGCTGCAGCTGTAACTGATGAGAGAGCTACTAATTTAAGTGGAACATTAGAAGGATCAAAGAAATTTACAATAAAAGAATTATTTGATCATTTCTTAACAGATTCAGGAAAACAGAAAGTATCAGAATATTTAACTAAAGTAAAAAACGGAACTAGTGTAGATGAATTAGTTTTATCTGATGAGGATAAAATTAAAGTAGATGATCCTATAACTATCATAATAGACGAGTATACTAACGCATTCTCAGAAGAATTAAGATTATTACAACAAATTCCTAAGACTAATTTCATATTATTAGGAGATGATAAACAGATAGGAGCTAGCATAGTATCTGCTGGAAAAAGAATATTTAAAGATTTAAGAGGATTATTCTATTCAGCTCCTGTCTTGGGTGTATCGGTTAGATGTCAAAATGCCTATAAACATGATAATCAAAATATATTATCTTTATTATTAAATAGATTAAATGATGAAATAGCTATAAAATCTGTAGCAGGAAGTACTGTAGATATAACTCAAATAGTAGATAAATTAAGAGATCTTCCATTTAGATATTATGAATCAGAAGGAACACTTCAAGGAGAAAAAATTGTTGAATCAGTATCTGAATCAGATATTAAAGTACTTTTAGATAATTTAGAAGAAGGAGAAAAATTAGCTTATATTTATACTCCAGATAAACAAGATACAGAAATATATAATATTATTCAACAATTAAAAAAGAGTAGTGAATATAATAATAAAATAGAGATTAGAGGAAGTAATAATGTACAAGGCTCTGAATTTAAATATACTATAGTAGATGTTACATATAGTAATAAAGATAATCCTAACGATTTCACAAATAAATTAAAAGAGTTTTACACCTTCATAACTCGATCTAAAAATGGATCTATATTAATCTCAGGAAAAGATAATTCAAATAACCTTCCAGTTATTAAAAATAAGAAACTGGATTTCCCTAATGAGTCTAAATTATCTGAATCTGATATTTCAGAGTACAAGAGATTAATAACAAATATGTATAATAAATCTCTAGAATCTGTCGGAAAAACTCCAAAACCTTCTAAAAAATCCTCTAATTCGGCTCCTCCTAATAATATTACAGAAGTACATAAGAAAAGGGAAGAACAGGCTAAAAATATTGACAATAAAACTAAATCTATAGAAAATACCAGAAAAGCGATAGAAAATACTATAACAAATAGTTCAGATGAAACAGAAATATACTCTTCTATTAGCATTTCTGGATTACAATATAATAATGGAGAATTTGAAACTATAGATGATGATAATACAGATTTAAATGTAATATTACCTAAAGGAAAATATTCTCCAGAAGCAATATTTGCAACAGACGCATATAAAGATTGGTCTTTATTGAAATTATATTTAATTACAAGAAAATATGATGAAGATTTTACAGGATTTAAATCATATACTGATAAATTAGGTATATCTTTTAATGATTTTCTTGGAATCTTAAAAGACAAAACAAAGACTAAATTTAGAATAAAGATAGAGCCAAATAATCAAAGTAATAATACTCAATTAAGATCAACTGATTATAAATATAGCGATAAGAATTATGCAAGATTAGTAGCATCTATAGAATATGAAGCTGGAAAATTTATAGAAATATCTGTAGCTAATGTTAAGCAAGATTTAGATATACTTAAAAATAAAATAAATGAGCAAATTGATAAACCTATTTATATAGATTTAGATGATGAAACTAATGCAAATTTAGTAGAAAATGGATTTAAATCTATAGGGTTTACTTCGTTTAAAGTAGATTCCACTAATGATAAGAATGCAAATGAATATGGTATTTCTGTATCAGACTATTTAAAAATTCACCCAGAAATAAAAGCATCTGATGTAGTTTATTATAATCAAGAAGTAGGTAGAGGAGAAGCATACATTTTTATAGACGATAATAATTCCAAATCTACAAAAAATCTTAGAGCCGATTATTTAAACAATGAACATACTACTGTAAGAAAAATAAGAGTAGAGGTTTCTAATATGTCTATAGACGAATTTATAGCTAACTTTAAAAATCTTGAAGGTAAAGCTCATAGTGCCAATATTGATGACTTCTTTAGATTTAAATATTTAGTTCCTCAGACATTAGGAGGTAGAATATTAAGTGCTCTATTTGAATATAGAGATAAATTAATAAATGCTAAGAATAATAATTCTCCTACATTAAAAGAAGATAACGGTAAGGATGAAGAATTTAATAGTAAAAGCGAAAAAGTTAATGGATTAATTAGAAAATCTATTAAGCCAGAAATAACTGATATTGATGCCGAAATAAGTAAGGTAAATCAAGTTATTAGAGATGTTTTAGAGAAATTACAAAGTATAAAAGATTTATCTATAAAATACTCTAATAAAAATATAAATAGAGATACTATAGAAGAGGCTTTGGCTAATGGAAATATACTTGGAATAAATGCTAAAGACTATAAGCTAGATTATGGTAAAGGTAACTCTAATGAATTTCAGGATATTTCTCAATTTACTGAAGAGGAAATAAATTACATATATAGTAGAAATAAGTCTAGTCCAGGAACTAGAACATTAAGAGAAATATTACAAAGTATAGCAGATATTAAAAATGATAAAGTACCAGAAGATATTGAAAGAGGAGTTAAAAAATATGATGAATTTATAAAAAAAGCAAAACTAGCTATAGATATTATAGATAATATGAATAAAGATTTATTATCTCATAATATAGAGCAAGTTCTTAGTTTTTTAAGTTCTAGTCATATTGCTGTATTTAATAAGAATTTAGCAGTAGCTAGAGTTTTATTAAATAATGCTAATTCTGAAATATCTAAAAGAGCCATGCAATACTCTGGTGCATTTAGCAGAGGAGTATGGACTACCGGAAAGAAAGTAACTGACTATGATGAATATGGAATACCTGCTAATGTAGGATTAGATAAAGTATATTTTCCTTTTAGTGTTACTGAAAGAAAAGTAATACTTCCTTTAAAATTTAAGGAAGAACAGCAAAATGTAAATACTCAACAAGAGCCTGAAGTAAAAGAAGATCCTATTGAGACTCTTTTAAAAGACAAAGAGCTTGAAGGAATTTCTAAGGATCAAAAAGATTATGTAAGAGAGGCATTTAAAGACAATAAGCCAAAAATTTTTGTTTTAATTAATAATGAAATTAAATTAATAACTAAAGATAAAGATATAATTAAATTAAATGCAAATAATACTGACAAAGACTCAATTAACGTATTTAATGCTTCAAATAAAACAGTACTTTGGAATAATGGATCTATATATATAAAAGTAGGAGATACAATAACCAAAGTAAGCTATACTAAAACAAAGGGTTTTGGATCCTCCACACCTCGTTCTATCCCTAAAGAAATTAAAGATCTTTTTAATCCTTCTACTAATTCAAATACTTCTGAAAATAATAATGATTCTGGTATTTCAGAATATGCTCAAAAATTAGGAGAATATTTAAAAGATCCTAATAATAAAATTATTACAAATGAAAATTCCATTACTGTTGGGAGAAGTGCTAATATAAAAACAATAGAGGGTATATCTCAAGTAAAAAATATTGAAAATGAAATAATACAACATTTGATAAAGAATCTTAAGAACATTAATACTAAAGAAGATGTAATAAAATTTCTTTTTGAACCTATTGCATTTAGTTTTAATGATAAAGTAGCATCAAAAGATGAAAAAAGACCTAAATTAATCTGTAAATTTGACTTAGGGAAAAATGACCTACAAAAAATTCAGAAGGCAATATTTGATAAATTAATAATAGAAGTATTTAGTCAAGAACTAAAAAATAATACTAACAGTTGTAATATATAATAAATTATGGCATGTACAAATTTTAAAGAATATGCTCAGGATTATTTAGCTGAGGATATTGCATTTGAAGACTCACTAAGTGAAGAATCTATAAAATCAGTAATAAGTGATTATATAGAACTGTCTAATGGAAATCCATTAGAGCTAGATGAAGCTTTAAATGCAATATCTGAAATAATTGAAGATAATTTTGACGAACCAGCAGATTTAGAAAATCTAAAAGTAATTATAAATTCAGTTATAAATCCTAATAGAAGTTCTAATACAGAGGATAACATTAGATTTATAAATTTAGATAGTTATACGTTGAAAAATACAGAATCGTTAGATTCTGTATTATCAACGGAATCTGATATTATTAGATTTAGAAATTTTGCTAGATCTAATCTTATTAGATATACAAATTTAAATATCTATAATGGACTAGAAGTAAATAATATAGTATCATTAAATTTTGCTATTAAGATGTATCAAAATAAATTGGCAAAGAATATAGCTGATAGTATTGGATACAATAGCAGAAATACAGACTTATGGACTAATAATAACTTCAACGAGAGAACTTATAAGAAACTAATGGCAGCCGCTGCTGATTATTATAGTAAGTTTAAAGATAATAAAACTGGAAAATACTCAGGAGCTACTACTGATAATGGATTTATGTCTTTTATTTTATTAACTAACTTTGACTCCATGCTAGAAAAATATACTGAAGTTAAAGTTACTCCAATGTATAGAGGAATATATAATATGCCAAGTAACGTATTAAAATATTTCCAAGGAGTAGATAAATTAAAAGAATCCTATGATGAAAATGTTTCTGCAAGTATCTCAACTCAATCTAATAAATCTGTATCTAATTACATATCTTCTATTCCATTAATGGATGAGAATGGAAATATTATATCTGGATTTGTTCAATTCAGAGATTTTAATAGTTTATTAAGGATAATTAAAAATGCAACTGATGTAAGATTACTTAGAGATTATCCAAATAAAGTAATTCCTGCGATACTAAAGGAAATGAAAAGTAATCCTAATATGTATTTCAAGGGAACTGATAGATTATTTCTTAATACCTTTTATGCTATATATTATGATATATTCTCTGATACTAATAGTTTAAGGTCAAGAAATAATGATAACTCTGGAATTACTAAAAATAACTTATATTCTATGATCTGTAACCATATAAATAAGATGGCTGCTGTATCATATAGAAGAGTAAAATATGATATGGAAGATGGTCAGTATAAAAGACAATACCTAGATAGTGAATCTATAGAAGGTAACAAAATGACTATATGTAATAATATTATGTTACATTCTGCAATAGATAATCTAGAGCATTGGAAAAATGAATACGGATTTAAATGGGAAGGTTCAAATGTAAGTTTTACAATAGATGGAAAAACTTTTAATATAAATATAGGATTAGACGATAAAGATAAAAAAATAAATGTTACTACAGAGGGTTTAAATATTGATTTAAAGGATTTAAATAATCCAAAATATAGAAAATTCTTCAGAGATATATTATTTAACGACTTTGGAGATCTTTTCTTTGAAGGTATTATAAATACTGATAAGAATAGTGATGTGTATAAACAGGGATTTCCTGGAATGTTTAAATTAGCTGCATATATATTTGTTTCTAATCAAATTCAGAAGGATATTGATAGAGCTTCTCTTAATTCTGATAATATTAAGAAAAATGTAAAAGAGAAGATAAGTATAGGATCTGATTCAGATTCTACTAATATTAAGGATTTTAGATGGTTTAATTCTAAAACTAAATTTATACGAGTAGAAGGATTAGATGGGCAACTTATTAGTGCTGCAAACCTAATTGCTAGAGCAGTATCATATTTGAATAAAGATTCATCTAGAAATAATGTAAAAATAAGTGATAATAGTTCTTTAAGTAAGTATAGACTTACATGCTTGGATCAGGAAGATATTTATATGTTATCTAAGAATAATATATTTGGAGGAATATATAAATATAACTTATTTACTCAGAATCTAAGTAACTGCAATATCATGCAGAATTTCTTCCAGACGGAAGTAGTAACTCCAGATGGGAAAGCTACTAAAATAAAAGACATGGAGGTAAAAGATCTTCTGTATAATCAATTCATTTTTGGTTATTTATTTGATAAAGAAAATTCTGTAGATATACAACAAGCTGTATATGCTGATAAATCTACTATTATTGGGAAAAATATTGATGTTAATAAAGTAATTAAATTTGAATATAAAGATTTTAAATTTGAAGGCACATTAAAGAGTGCTGATTATAGTACTCTAAACAAACTTATTTATTATACTAATAAAGGACAATTTGAAGCATTAAGAGATAAAATAGTAGGGGATTATGAAAAAGTTTATAAATATTTAAAAGAGTTATACGGAGATTCTTTCAATATAAATAAATTGAAATATAAAGATAAGCTATATTCAAAAATGAATGATAATAATGATAAATATTTATGTTTAATGAATAATTTAAACAAATTAAATAAAAAATTATTATCTGAATCTGTTTTAGCAGCTAAAAAGAATGGAGAAACTCTAACTCTTGTAGAAGACGTACATTATTCTACAGTAAAAGGAGAGCTTAATAAAAATTCAACATTATTACTTTATATTTCTCAGTATTTAAATGAAAAGAACTTTAATCTTAGACAAAGAATTGAAGATAGAAATTATGCTGAATGTTTAAGAGCTTCTGGGATTAATTTTGATCTTAAAACAAATGATATTAAAAATAAGCTTCTATTAAAGGATAGTGTTGAATCTTATATTACTTCCACGTTAAGTATATATGATAAAGACACTTATAATATAGATAATGTTTTAGAGAATATCAAAGGAAAAAAGTATGAAGATATATGGATAGATAATGATACTGAAGAATTAATTCCATATTTAATATATGATAAAAAGGGAAATCTTGTACAAGATACAACTTTAGATTTAACTACAACAGAAAACTCTGATGATTATATAGTAATTTTAAATCCTGAGTTAAAAAGATTTAAACAAATAGATAATTTAATCACCGATAATTATCTTCCTGCTTTAGTAGGATATACATTTGCTCATCCTAGTAAAGTAGATAGATATAAAGGAGATATTGAAGACATATATAATTTAACTTATAATGAGATAATTAATATAAAGAAAGAAGAAGCAGAGAGAACTAAGAATTTTAACAAAAGAGGTGTACAGCATGGAGCTACTGGTCATACTTATGCTAAAAATAAAATAGATGGTATTGGTCAGTATATAAATATTGCTGTTATCGAAGATTTAAAAGCTTATGATATGGGTATTATTCAAAATAACGACCCAGTAGATCAATATGATGGTTCTATCTTTGAATTAGCTTCACAATCAATTTGGGAGAAAAATTCTATTCCGGAGTTAGGTTTGGGAGAAGCTAAAAAGCCTTTAGGAATTTCTGCAATTCAGGATACTGCTGGATCAGCATTATTAAAATGTGCTGTATTTACCATTAATAATATGGTAATAAGAAACTCTATTACTAATAGAGTAAAGGCAAGAAATCTGGTAAGAGAAATGATGTCTAGACCTTGGTTAATTCCTAATTTAGATTTATCTGAGGATTTAGCTTTTTCTGATTACTATTATGCTAATACTGATAATTTAGGTACTTATTATAGAATTAATTTTGATGAAGATTCATGTAGAAGTGTACAGGTATCAAATGGAAAGATAGATAATGTTTATACTTATACCAGAACACCAGTAGACGAATTTGGAAATGACATAGGAGACTCTGAAATAGTAACTCATTCTATCAATAATAATTTTGATTTATGGGAAGTATTAGGAGGAGAATATTCAGCTTCCTTAGTTAATGGTAAATTAGAAATAGATGAAAGTTCTTGGGAAAATTTAGCCTCAATAGCTAGCGGAATTAATATAAATAACAATACTATAAAAGCATTAAATGCTGAAATAGAAGAATTAAATAGTAAACTAGATGAAGAATCACAACTTCCTTTAATTTCTAATATTAATGTTTCTGAATTTAGAAGTAATATTCTTTATGAAAATTATAAGCATTCTACAAAGAATATAACAATTCCAATTAAATATTTGAAAGAGAATAATGGAGATTTCTATTTTCAGCCCATGAAGTATTCAGATATTCATTATTTAGCTAATGGATCTGCTGTAAAAAATGGACAGGTAGCTATAAATTCATCTAATCATTATTATAATGCTGTTAATGACAATATACATTTATCAGATAGATTAATATATGCAATGTCTACTGTAGGTAAAACTACAGCTAAGAAAATGGGATATGATATTATAGATTTTGATGATGTTTTGATAGAAAACGATATAATAGATACTGGTGATTTAGTACAAATGTATGAATTACTAGTTGATACAATAGAGAATAATCCAAATAAACAAATATTCTTTTCTAATCAAACTCTATTAAAAGCTTTATCAGATCCTAGTATAAATACAGAAGAATATAAGATAGATGCAGTTCTTACTAGAAATCAAAATAGTTACAAAAATAGAATTATCCAAAGAGATAATATAAGTGAAGAAGAGGCTGATAATAATTGGATTGAATATAGTAATAACTTAAATAATTACTTAAGTTCAAATCCAGAAACTAGGCAAATTGATTCATCTAATAATGATTTATACGATTATTTAGATGGAGGAAGTTTAAACTCCTTTGAATTTGATCCTGATTATTTATTGATTCAGCTTAATTATGAGCATGAGATTGATAATGAGGATGTATCTGAAATGACTCAGGTAATTTCAAGTATGCTTCAAGGTACTTTTAATTATGATGACGCTATGGCTATCTATAAATTAATTGGAAAGTATATTGGAGATAATCTTGATGCCTACAATCCAGAACAATTGAAAAGTGAAGAAGGCAAAAAACGTCTTTATAAGATACTAGTAAAATCTTTGATAGAATTAAACAATAGCAGAGATGAAAATATAGCAAGTTTAGCTTCGTCTTATTTAAATAAGGCACAAGAAGTTATTAGAAAGAATGGAAATCTTGAAGAATTATTTAATATTCCATTTGATGATAATAATATTATTGGTTCTTTAGAATCTAATTTAAAGAGTAAATTTACTAATGGTATTATTAGAAGACATTTTCCAGGATTTTCTGCTATTTTGAATCCTTCTCATGATATGTATTCTGTTTACGAATATAAGAATAAAAATGATGGTTCTATAAAGTTAATCACATCACAAGATTTTATGAGATATGGCAAAGGAATGAGTTTATCTAAATTCTTAGAATCATTAGATAGAGAGGTGCCTCCTAGTGAAATTTTTGTTGGAGATTGGGTAGAAATAGACGGTAAACAATTTAGAGTAGGAACATTAACTGAAAGTAGTGAAGAGGATGTAATATCTTTATGGGACATAAAAACTTTAAAAAAGGATTCTAAAATAAAGAAATTATGTTCTAAAGGAAGAAATATTAGATCTCAAAATTATATAGTGTCTGTAGAGGATTCTAAAGGAAATTTATACACATTTGACTTATATGATTTGGATTCAGTATTACTTGGTCATAATTTAAAATACTTTATCGAGCATAAAAATGACATTTTAGCTAAAATTGTAGATCCTAAATCTGCTGAAAAAGAAGATCTTAAAGATATTAGTATGAGATCTGCATGGAATCGTCTTATTGCCAAATTTGGAGAAGATCTAAATAAAATTGAGGATGAAGATACTCTTAGAAAATATGTAAATACAATAATTCAAGAGGATTTAAATGCAGTTAAAGATAATAACATGTTTAGAGTACCTGTTAGATATGCAGAGGTAGAAAATCAATTAGTTAATATTGAAGATACACAATATATAGCTAATGAATTAGTTGTAGGAAAACCGTTTGCCACTAAATTCATGTTAGAAGTAAACGATACATTAAGTGATATATCAGTAGATTACTTTAAAAAGAAGTTAGAGGAGAGATCTACTACTAGACTAAATAGTGATCTATACCATTTCTTCTTTGCAGGTCCAGGTCATACTTTGCATTTTTATGAAGGAATAGATGGAGAGGAAGACTTAAGAAAAGAAAAAGGATTATCTAATTATGATATTGTAGAAAAGGAAATAGATACTACGATTAATAACAAAGGAGAAACTATTAGAATAGTTAATAATTCTGTGTCTTATCCTGTAAGTGATAATATGAAATTCTTTGAACTTACTGATAAAAATACTGGAGAGAAATTTGAAGTAGTAACTGGTGCTCATCCAGATGTTATTAAGAGTATAAAGAATAGTAAAGTATTCTATACTTATAATGGATATTTCGAGTCCTTAAGCAGAATTTCATCAGGTAAACTTTACAGTTATCTTTCTGATGATTTATTTTGGCCATTATTTGCAAATAATAGAGATGATATTTCTAAATCAGAATATATCGAAAATCAAACAAATCAAAAATATATTGATGCAAGAATTGCTAAACAAGCTAGAATTATATATCAATCTTTTAAAGAGAACTTAAAAATGATTGCAGCTCGTATTCCTGCTCAATCAATGCAATCCTTCATGAATATGAAGATTGTAGGATTCCTAGAAACACAATCAGCTTTAGCATATGTACCTACTAATATGCTTGTATATGAAGGTTCTGACTTTGATATTGATAAAATCTATGTAATGATGTGTGGAGTAAGTAACTCTGGAAGATACTTTGATTGGTCTCCATATTTTAATTATGAATCTGAAGATTTATTTGAATTATCTAAAGAATTACCTCTTCCTAATAAAACAACATATATTTATGATGAAGATGGAGTAAAAATAAATAAAGAAATTGATGATATTATAGTAAATAGTTATAAAGCTTTATTAGATGAAGATTCTAATAGTAGATACGATAATGCAGAAGAATTTCTAAAGAATTTAAGAGATCTCTTAAATGCTATAAATAAAGATTCTAGATTAAATTGTAGTAAGGATTTACTTCACATCATAAATAAGCATACTAATTATAGCTATGACGAGGATGGTGCTGTAAAAAATGCTATATTTGATAGGATGTATAAAATCGGGGTTAATCCTAAGAACTATATATTTGAAAATACTATTTTATCAATAGATTTGGCAAGAAATGCGGCAAATAAATCAAAAAGTGGTAAATTTGCAAAAGTATTAAGTTTGAGTAATCCAGGAGCTAAGATGGTAGCACAGCTGCAAAATGCTGTAGGAAAAGAGTCTATTGCTAAATATGCTAATGGTATTAAGGGATTTGCTTCTTTAACTGGATATTATTTGGGGCAATTAAATGATGCTAATTCTAAGTTCGAAAATGGAATGAAAGTTTTAGGATTATCTCCAGATTCTTCAGAAGAAGAAATAATAGGCAAAATTTCTGAATTAAAAGTAGACTATAAAAAAAAACTTCTAAAATATGGAGTTAATCCAGATAGTTTAGAATCTTATTTAGAGTCTTATGGCACTCTAGATCCGGAGATATATATTGATAGTAATGACAAGGTTATAGATAGTCTAAATCCTGATTCTAGAAAAGAAGTGCTTGAAATCTTAGATAAGTATCATGAGTTACTAAATGTGGAGAGAGCTTTACTCCCTGATTCATATAAACATTATGGAAAAACTCCTAACATATTTCCTAATTTAAATATTGATCCTCTAAGAAATACAAAGAATCCATATTTAAAAAGGATTATAGAAGAAAATGATAGTTATGGATTACAAGAAGATGTATTTGCTACGCTAGGGGTGATGCTGAACATCAGTACCGATTCTAACATAAGTTTATGAGAATCCCCACAAATATATTGTAAAATATTTTGTAAATATAAAATTAATTGTTATCTTTGTATCATGTTTAACTTAAATATATTAATATGATTACAGAAGAACAGAAACAATTAATCAAAAAACTTTATGTAGATGAACAACTTTCTATGAAAGAAATTGGAGAAAAAGTAAATTTAAATTATAGAACTGTGAGTTATCATTTAAAGAAAATGGGAATAAGTTCTAGATCTCCAAAAAAGATTGATGATGATAAATTTATAGAACTTTGGAATCAAGGTAAATCAGATGAAGAGATTGCTGAAGTTTTTGGAGTTACTAGATTAACAATTCAATCATATAGAAATAGAAATGGAAAGCACTTTAGTAAATATTTTTCCCATAAAGATATATCGTTAACAGATGAACAAGAACAATTTGTACTTGGAAGTTTATTAGGAGATTTATATTTATCAGCTCCAAAATCAGATAAACAACATTCAAGTATTGCTATTGTTCATTCTATAAAACAAAAAGAACTTTTTATAAAAAAGGTAGAAATGCTTGGAGAATTTATGGGTAAATATAAAATATATACTCCTGCTCCTGATAAAAGAACAGGAGAAGTTTATCAAACATATAGAGGTCATTCTAAAAGACATAAAGTATTTACAGATATTTACAATATATTATACATTGATGGAATAAAGACAATTACTAAGCAATACTTAGATAAAATTCATTCTCCTTTAGCTTTAGCTTATTGGTTTATGGATGATGGAACTAAATCTGGAACAATTGCTACAAATTGTTTTACATTAGAAGAACAACAATTATTAGTGGAATGGATGAAAGAAAAATGGAATATTGAATGTTCTATACAAAAACAAAAAGATGTGTTTATATTACACATACTAGAAAAATCTAGACAACATTTTGAAGATTTAATATTTCCTTTTATGATTCCTTCAATGTATTACAAATTAAAATATTATAAAGCAGAGTCGGTTTAAAACTCGGTGAACTCAGGGAATATCCTTATAGCTTTAACTACCAAACTTATATAGTAATATATAAGCGGATGAAGTAATTACTCATGTATGGTAACAAGGTTAAAGATTGGACAATCCTGACCCAAGCATCTTTAATAGATGAAGGAGCAACGACTAGTAAATCCTTTTAAAGGTATAGAATCTAAGTAGATTCGAAGCGCCGAGCACTATGTAAATAGTTGATGATATAGTCTGAACATTATCGGAAACGATAAGAGATACATGGAAACGATGTATCGTAACAAAATTGAATGCTAAAGAGTTAGTATTAGAGAAAATAAATGCTGCTGGAGATTTAGCAAGAATATATATTTATATGATTGCTACTGGACATAAATTTTCTGATATTACAGACTTTATGACTAAAGATATAATCACATTTATATCTAATAAGTCAAAAAGATCTATTTTTAAAGAGGAAGATGGATTTGCCAGTCTAGATTCTGCAATAGATTATTTTATAAAAGGAGTAAATACTAATAGTTATTTTGATTATGAGTACAAAAATTCTATATTTGAAGAGTTTATTAAGATAATAAATAATAGCAAATATAATAATCTTCTTAAAAATAAGAGTAATAAAGAAATAGAAGACTTATTAAATAATAATATAGATGTAATAAGACTTTTATACAATGAAGTAAAATCAAATTCTAAACTATTTGCTAATATATCTAAATTTATAGATCCTAGATTAGTGGAAGATGTAGACGATGATGTATTAGAGCATTTTAGTAGTAAGGGAAAGAATCTGAGGTATAAAATACTTAGATATTTAAAGGAATGTGATACTAGATATAACTTTATGTCTACTCATGATACAAGTGATATAATTGATTTATATAATTATAATACATATTCTAAAGAATTTTCTCAGTATACTGCATTATGTGGAATTAATCAAGGATTAAAAACTCAAAGAGAACAATTTTACTCTAATATCTTTAAAATAGAATCTTATATAAATAAGAAAATTAAAGATATGACATCTAAGGATAAAAAATATCCTTTTGATGGATATAGATTTGATTTTATTAAATTTATCACTAATAAAGGATATCAAAATTTTTGGATTCATAATTATGAAAAATATCTTATGAACTCCATTAACATTTTAGATGCTATTGTTAAGTCTCCACATTTCAACATGATGTATCAGGCATTAACAACCAGTCATACATTATTAAAAGCTATAAGTTTTAAATATAAAAAATATGAAGATATTGCTAAAGATTTATTAAAGAATGGAACAATTAATACATTATCTAAGAAAGAAGACAGAATTATAAAGAAATTTATTAATGATTTAACATTAAGAGATTTCTTTAATACAAATGAATTTGTTATTTCTACAGAGGATGAAGAATTTGAACATTATGTTGACGTTAAAGGAACAATAATTCCTAGTAGCGAAGATATAAGTTTAAGTACTCCATTTGGAAGAGCTTCTTTTAAAAGATTAATGGAAAGAGTAATTATTCCAAAATTAAAAGCGGAATATCCAGATAATGAATTTATTAAATCTTTAATATTAGATTACGAGGATAATAGATATTCTTTAATTCAATTTTATAAGCTTCCAATTAGTTTAAATAACTTAGATGAATTAGATTCTTTTAAGTTTGATGAATATGTTAAATCTTTTAATAGTATTAAGGAAAATGAGTTATATGGACATACAATAGAAGATTTATTCTTTGCATATAATTTATTACTAAATAATAATAGTTTTGGTCCAAAGGCATTTACTAAAATATTTACTGATAGTGTTAAAAATCCAAAGGATTCTTCCTTAATTGCACAATATAGTAAATATGAAAGTAAACTCCCAGAAAAGGATCTGCAATATGATTTAAAGGATTTACAATTAAGATTTATTGGATATGATGGAAATACATTTAGAATAGGAGAGAATTATGAAATTATATATAATGACAAAAGAATAGAATCATTGTCTATTGATAATAATTTGATTTTCCCATTCTCTGATGATCTAGCCTATGCTTATAAAAATGTTGCTAAAAGTCTAGAATCCCATTTATTAGATTTATTATATGGAGGACAAGCATTAATAAAATTAACTTGTAATGAGTAAAGGATGTATTCAAGTTAAAATAGGTAATAATATATATCAATTTAATGACATAGGCGTAGATTCGTCTATGTCATTAAATGATATTGCTAAAAAACTAACATTAAATAATAGAAATAAAGTAGATGATATTATAAACTACGCAAAGACTGAAACAGATATAAATAAGATATTAAGTACTGATTTATCAGAGGATAAATATACCTCAGTAGGAGATTTTGCAATAGGAAATGCTAATGCTAAAACATTAGCAGGAGTTTTTAAATTTAATAATGATTCTAATGCAGATAAAATATATTCTATTTCAAAGTTTATAGGAGGTATTAACAATATATTATATACTGATTCAATAGAATCTGATGCAGAATTATATATTGGAAGTACTAGAGACTTTTTAGTTTTAAGTAGTAAGGCTTCTTCTGATAAAGTACTAAAAGCATTATATTTTATGTATGCTAGTAAAGCAGCTAGAAGCACTAATAGCAAAGTATTTAGGTATTTATATGATAAAGTATATGAACTTAAAAGTACTAATAAAACATATAAAGAGAAATTAGATAACTTAAATATTGTAGAGGCATCAAGAAAATTATTGTATTTATTATTTCAAGATGATAGTGAGGCATTAAAGAAAATAAGAGCAGGACTAACACAAGTAATTAGTGATAGTATAAATGAAAAGGTACAGGAATATAATAATAAGTTAAAAGAGCAGGAAACACAAATAGAACAGGGAGATAGAAAAAGAATTACCGTTGATAGAGAATATATATTTTTTAATAATGCAATATCTAAAATAATAGCTGAGAGTAATTCAGAATCTACAATAATTATAAATGATGCTCCCTATACTCCTAAGTTTATAAATGAAGTATTAATGGAAATGAGTAATTATAAAGAATATACTTCATCTCCTACTACGAAATCTGGAGAAGTATTTCCAGAAAGATTAAATGGATATATAAAAGCCTATTATAATAGTCTTGATCCTAAAAAAGATTCTGCAAAAATAGAATTTTTAAATGGAATTATATTTAGTAAACATGCGGAAATAGAAGGCACAGAAGTTAAAGATACAGCTTCTCAATTATTTAAATCTACTAATAATACTAAATTTGGAAATATAAGTGCTATAATAAACTTTATATTCCATGAGTATAAAAGTGGAGAGATAAAAGTGCAGGATATTGATAATGATATAAAATTAAAATTATCTAATACTTTAGAATTAGGAGTATCTAGAGTAATTTCTAATAGTAATAACTCAGCATTTACTCGTATAAAGGAAAATGAGAATATTATAAAAGTAACAATTGTAAGAGATCAAAGTAAGAACTTTATTACTAAAACCGGAGTAAAGCCCAATAATGGCATAAAAATAAACTTACGAGCAAAATTTACTAAAGATGATATTGAAACAGTATCAAATTTATTATATGGAAGAAGTCAGTTAGTAATTGACTCTGTAGGCATGGATGCACTGTTTGATGCAGAGAAAAAAAGCATATTTGATTTTTTTGAGAAATTAAATATTGATGGTACTAAAATAACTACAATACATACTTCTGTAGGGGATGATTTATCAATTAGTTTAATTGAAACAATAAAGAATACTACATTTCCTATAAAAATTATAATGTATCCAAGATACTATGGACAAAATTCTAAATTAATAAATGAGAAATTCAAATCTTACTATAAGAATTATGATTTAGAGCAACAATTTGATGAAGGACAATTAGCAAGACTAAAAGGAGGCGAACCTATAGCTTTAGAATTGCAAAAAGAAAAAATGATAAAAGAAAATAAGTTTGCAAAAATACATTCTAATAGCGGAGTAGGTGAGGAAATTTCTATACTAAATACTACTGATAATACCTCATATAGAAGAGAAATAACTAAAATTATAAAGTTTGATTATGCTCCTACTTATTCTCCAGAATTATATGAGTCAGAGAATATTCCTAGTTATAGTATAGTAAATTTTACATTTAATGGAAAAGTATATACAGGAGTTATAACAAATTTTGATGCTGATTCTAAACAATATACTATATTAACTAATGATGCCTTTGGAGGAACTTTTAATATTTCTAAAGATAGTATTACTTCTATTTTAGGTAAAGCAGAATATAAAAATAATTACTATTATAGTAATATAGGATTAATAAGAAAATCTGAAGGAAAAATAACCAATGATATAAATGATTACTATGAATACTTTAGTGAATCCTTATATGAGATATATGATAATTCAGGATCTAACTTATCATATGAAGATTTTCTAAAAGAAAAATTTCCAACTATAAGAAGTTTACTTCAATCTAGATATAGTATATTGAAACCTGTATCTACTAAAACAAGAGAGGAAACAGATCCAACCCCTTCTCTATTACATCCAAAAGGAACTATTGAAGTAATATGTGATTCCATGAGAAGAAGAGGAATACCAATTCATTACGTAACTTCAGAAGATGGAATAAAGGCATTTACTCATAACGGGGAAATATATATAAATCAAAATGAATGTACTATTGATTCTCCTTTACATGAGTTATTTCATTTATTAATAGCGGAATATAGATTTAGGTCTAACGATAAGTATTTAGATCTTTTAGAATCATTAAAAGATACAGATGAATATGAACAGACTTCCAAGAAATTGCAAAAGACCTATAAAAAACTTACTATAAATGATTATCAAGAGGAAGTTCTAGTTCACATGTTAGCTGACTATTTTGCAGGAAGATTAATGAGAAATTATGATAAAATAGAGTTAGCTGGAATAGATATTGTAGATCTTACTAAACAAGTATTTCAAATAGAAGATATTAACAAAACTAATATATTACAAACTACTATATCAAAACTAATATTAGATAATAATAGCTCTTTAATAGATAAATTAAGGGGAGGATTTAATAAGAATAGATATATAGAAGAATCTAAGTTAGCTAGATTAAGATCAAAATTAATGCAAAATGATAACAAGAAGAAAGAACTTGTATCTAAATTAGAAGAAGAATGTTAGGAGAAGGCTGTATATATACATTAACCTTAGTTACAGACAAAGAAAAGGGAGGAGTAGAAAAATATGAGTATTATGATCTAGAAGAATTAAATGCTGACCTTAAAAAATTTATAAAAAGTAACAAGGAAATTTCAGAATATTATGAAAGTAGTGGAGACTATAGATTTAGTAAAAACATAGTAGAAGATAATGTTTCTTTAATAGAAGAAATAAATTCTAAAAATAAAGAAGCATTAAGAAAATTAAAGCCAGTTTCTGAAATTATAGGAGATGAAGATACAGGAGAAAGTTATAAAGATGGATATATTCCAGTAGAAGATTTTGTTCTTGATCAATTATCAAAACCTACTGAGAAATATAACGAACAAGCATGGGAAAACAAATATAGAGAAGAATTAGCTAAACAATATGCCAATCTTTCAGAAGAAGAAAGAAAAACAACTATTGATGAACTAGTAGATAAGAAGAAAAAATTTAATGAAAACATGCGTAAACTAGGTAAAGGTATTCACCAAATAGTTTATTACTGTTTTTATACACCATATACAAGTAGAAATAAAAGCACAGAAGTAGATCAAATTAGAGAAAATGTAAGAAATTTAAACTCTAAAGCTATAAGCATAGACGAATTAAGTTCTGAAGATATACAACAAATAATTAATCAGGTATATAAGATAAAAAAGGAATTAATTCCAAAAGGAAGAAAATGTAAGAAGATGTTCATAGAGCCTTGTATAGCTTATGATTCTAATACATTTAAAGTTAGAGGTAAAATAGATATACTATTAGTTCATGAGGATAATAGTATAGATATTATAGATATAAAAACATCTTCTAAATTCTATGATAACTGGGATGTAAATAAAAAGAGTAATGCTGCAGATCAGTTAAGAGTATATTCTGCATTACTAGAAGCTAATGGTATCACTTCTGATAAAATTAGATTACATATTTTACCAATAAATGTAAATCATGACCAGGGAAAATTTGGAATAAGTTCAGTTGGATATAATAATACTACTACACAAGTTCCTGTAGATTCATTTAAAGTATCTAAAATAAATGAATTATTAGGAATAGACCCAGCTAAAAAATTTACTAGTACTCCAGTTACAGATAATGTTATAACTACTTTAACTGGGATGTTTGGATATGATGCTTATAATTATGAAATAGAAAGTGCTAATTTAAAAGCAGAGTTTGCTCGAAGAGTAACTAAACTTCCTAATGGAAATTATAAATTTTATGATGCTTTTAATAAAAAAGAGGTAATTAAATCTACAGAAGAGGAAATAAAAAAAGAACTTTCTATTTATTTATCTAATCTTAATGATTCAAGAGTAGAACAAGTTCAGAAAATAAAAGAGGAATTTTTAAAGATAAAGAATTATACTAAATTATCTAGTTTAGATGTAAGACAAAGAAGACTTTTTAATTTCTTTGGAGGAACTTCTGAAGCCTCTGTAAGACTAAATGAATGGCTAAGACTTAAATTACATAAATATCAAAGTGATATCAATTGGAGAGTTATTGATAATGATGACCTAGCAAATCTTGGAATTTTAATGTTCCAGAACGATGTTACTAAAGAGGTAGAGTTTGTATCATTTTTATTTAATGATATTAATGCCCAATTAAACCTGGAAAAAGGAACTAATATACTAGGAAAATATTACGATGATTCTACTGTAGAATCTCTTGATAATAAATTACAAGCTACCATAGGAAATATGGAGCTTATAAAACTTATGTTAATTTCTAATTTATATAAATCTGGATATTCTGTAAGTAAACTGGAAGTATTAGATTTACATAATAGAACTGATAATAATGATTTAGGAATAAGAAGAAAAAAACTAGAATATAATTATAATATACTTGCTAATAAATCGGGGGTAGAAGCAAATACTACTAAATCTACAGATTATTATGATAGAATCTATAATATGTATAAAAGTATAGTAGATGCTACAGATATAGATTCTTATGATCTTAGTTCAAAACAAGTATCAGAACTAAAGATGGAAGTATCTCCATTTGATACCTTAGAAAAATTAAAAATACTAAATGAGATAAAAACATCTCTAGACCAAACTACATTTAGAAATAGAAAACCTACCGATGAAAATACAGCTATTAGTAGATTTTACTTAGAAGTAGTAAAAGCTATTACTTTTATTAATGGATTGGATGTAGATTATATAAATGACCCTAATATGTCTGGAGACTTATTAGGAGGTAATATATTATCTGCTGTACAAAATGGAACTCTGTTTAATTCAACTTTATTTAATACTACAGATACTATTCCTGTAATATCAGCTATAGCTACTAGAATATTTCAAGGTCAAAGTCAATTAAGATCTAGATATTCAGCATATAAAACCGTAGATAGAAGATTTACTGATAAATTCTATGAGGATCAAAATAAAGGATTTATTACTAATAGAATCATGAATAGATATGATATATCTTTTGAACATCTATTTGATAATAGTGATAATGGAAAAAAGAAATTATTATTAAAGGACTATAGAACTGATACTTCATTAAATAAAGCTGAAAAAGAATATCTTAAATGGTGGTTAGAAGATTTAAATAAAGTTAGATATAAAGGAAAATCTATTGATGAAGTAGGAGAAATGTGGTTTTCAGTTCCTCTTCTTGATGCTAAGTTAGCTTTTAGAATAAAGCAAGGTCAAAAAGTATCTAAGGCTATTAAAGATACAGTTGCTTTAGAAGATGTAGATCCAAGAAAAATGCAAGGTTTTTCTTCGGATGTAGATAAATCTAAGAATGAGTATCTTTTTGAAGCTATGTATAACGGATTTAAACAATCTGAAGATGAATCTGTTAGATTAGACATGATTAAATCTAAAGGTTTAGAAACATTTGAGAGAAACTTAGAAAGAATAAAAGATACCTATATTCATAGTAATTTAAGAGAAGAAATATTTAGTCCAATAGTTAGAGATATTAGCTCTGCTATTACAGCTTATGCTGCTATGACTAAAATGAGTTCTAAATATGGATCTAATGAAGCTACAATTAAATATATTGTCGATGCTATAAAATCTAATGTGCTAGATGAATCTATTGTTGATGAAGACAGTAGAGATCTTTACAGAATAATAGGAACTGCTAAATCTGCATCTAGTTTAATTATCTTGGGATTTAATGCAATGTCTGGAATAAAAGAAACTGGAGTAGGTTTATGGACTTTATATTCTAATGCTATAGCAAACTCTCAGGACGAAACAAGATTTGGAGTATCAGATTTAAATAAAGCATATAAGATGATCTGGAAGGATTCAGTTCATCAACTTTCTACTATTACTATGGGAGAGTATTTAAACTTTACCTATGGTCTTGCAAATATGTCAGATCAAGAAATAGTAGAAAGGCAAAATTATAATAAAGGAGAATTAGGAAGATTCGAAGATAGAGCTTATTTCTTTTGTCGTGCTCCAGACTTTTTGCACAGAATGACAATCTTATATTCTTATATGATTAAGCATGGAAGTCTAGACGCTCATAAAGTATTTGAAGACCATGTAGAATATGATTGGACTAAAGATAAAAGATTCTCTCTATACGCTAAAGATAAAACTGGGAGGACTATTCCAGACTCTATGAAAGCTAAATGGGCAGAACAGAGAGCTTTATATAACGCCATGAAAGAGCAAATGATTAAAGAAGGTGCACAAATAATAGATTGGAAAACTGGATATTCTAGAGCTATGACAGAGGAAGATGAACTCCCTAAAGCTTATACTGATATAGAAATGGAAAGAATCACCCAAGAAGCTAATACTTTATTTGGCTACATGGATAGTACAAATAAATCTATGTTCTTTAGAAAAGGTATTGGAGTTGTAATTGGGCAGTTTAAGACATTCTTCTCAGCTAAAAAGAATCAGTGGTTTTTATCTAGAGGTGTTTATAAGAATGGATCTTGGAAACATGTATCAGACTTAGAGGGGAATAAATTATACTTCAAAATATTAGAATCTGGGGAAAAAGTAATGACTACAGAAGTTACTGATATGCCAGTAATAAAGTGGGAAGGTTCTATGATGGAAGGAATATTCTGGTCATTAAGAGACTTAATTATAGATCTAGTAAAAATGGATAAAGAGAAGCTATTTAAGGATTGGGCAGATCCTATAAAGCGTAGAAATTTAATACTAGCCTTTAATGATCTTCTTGGAACTACTTTGTTTATGTTCTTTGCTTGGTTCTTTAATGAATTATATGAAAATAGTAAAGATAGTTCTCCTATGACAGCTGCATTCTTTAAAACTGGCTCTAGACTATGTAAGAATATAGGAGTTGATTTAAATATAGTAAATACATTCTGGCAGCAATCTGAGTTTAATATACCAATATTAACTCTTATGGAAAATGCTGGAGAGGGTATGCTAGAGTTTATAACAGGAGGAGATGTTGATTTAATGAAAGGATTTATTAAGACATTTGGTATATTTAGTATTGCTAGAGAGCCTATAATAGAAGCTATGAATCAAACTAAATAAAATAATAAAGGGGAATACAGGCGTAACAGCTTGTATTCCCCTTATTTTTTTCTAATATGTAAATATATCTATTAATTACTAACATATTCTGGCTTTCTATTATCCTGGGCATCTAATTCTTTAAACATCTTTTTTCCTAATCTTTTATATATTTTAATTCTTCTTTCCTCATCTTTTTCATTATAAGCCTTTTTAGACCATTCTACTATTTGTTTAGTAAAAGATCTTCGAAATATTCTCTCTCCTCCCTCTAAGGTCATTTGAGTATTTCCATCAGGTCCTATTACTAGCATTTTAGAACTACCTAAAGATTCTTCGTCATCTTCTATATCAACATCATCTCCTTCTTGAATGCCAGAACCTTGATTTACTTCTAATACATATTTTACATTATCTTCTTCTGCTATAGTTCTATCATTAGGTTCTCCTTGATAAACTGAGATAACTTCTTCATCATCATTAATAAAAATAATATCTAAAGGAATATCTGTATTTACCATCCAGAAACCAACAGTCTGAGGTTTATCATAAATAAACAACATACCTTCATCTTCTGGTAAATTTTTTACTCCTTGTAAACCTTTTACTTTATCCTCATCAGATTCTGCTACTTTTACATTATATTCTTTATCTCCTACTGTTACTTTCATTTTAATAATTCTCCTGTATTATCAATAGTGTTTTCCATTATCTGCTGAGCTATATTTTGTAATTTATCTCTTATAACATTACTAATATTAGTATAGTCTATTTCTTCTTGATTATATTTTATGTAATATATAATATAATTATTATCCTTACATAAGTTATATTTATTTATATCATCATTAATTCTTTTTTGAAAGGCTTCTTCTCCTCCAAAAAATTCTATAGGTTTATAATGTTGTTGTCCGTTATATTCTATAACTATTTGTAACTTTGGAATAACAATATCTAATCTATAAGATCCTAGCCAATTTAATTTAGTTTTATTTACTTCAAACCATATTTCTAATTCTGGAAAATCAGATCTTAATTTTTCATATATTCTAGTTTGACTTTTTAAAATACATTTAGGACAACCTTGACCTGAAATATGGTTAGCAGGAGTTTGCTCAAAATCTCCATGTTTAGGACAAGTAATTATTATCTTATCTATAGATTTAGTATAAATAGATTTATAATAAGAATATTTATTATTATGGACTGCATTAGCTTTTCTTATAAAATCTTCTAATGTATCTGATTCTTTTTGATTAGCTAATTCTCTACTGCATTTAGGACAACCTGTTATAGTATTTAAATGATTGTCTAATGATGATTCAAAATCTCCGTGTTTAGGACAAGTAATTTTAATAATAGAGGTATATCCTTTAAAATTAGAAGTGTCATAAACATAGGTATTTCCAAACTTTTCATGAGCTTTATCTAATAGATATTCTAGGGTATAAGTTTGATTATTTTTTAATTTATCAAACTTACATTTTGGACATCCAGCTGGTTTATTACAGTGATCATCTGGGGTTTGCCAAAATTCACCATGTTCAGGACATATAATACAAACTTTTGTTTTTTTATTTACATATTGTGCTTTACTATAATCATATTTATCTCCATGTATAGCTTTTGCTTTTTCTATAAATTCCTCAGTAGTAAGTTTTACTTTTCCAGAACATTTTGGGCATCCCATAGTTCTTAATATATTCTTTGGAGTTTTAGTAAATTCTCCATGTATAGGACATACTAAGGTTACAGGAGTATTAGTATCTATAAAATCTAATTTTTCAAAAGAATATTTATTTCCAAATTTATTATTACATTTTTCTATAAACTGTTTTTCTGTCATATTGTTTTCATTAATCCAGTTCTATCATCAGTATTTTCCATAATCTCTATTGTTAATAACTTTCCAGCTTCTATAGCTAGACTATCCTTATCTTTTGTATTTTCACTTGAATTATATAAATTTCTTAATTCTTCTATTTTCTTTGTTGCTTCTAACCTCAGAATTAATTCATTACATTCTATCTCAGCATGTTGAATCATTTCTCCACCTTCTTCTTTAGAAATTACCGGTATTCCCTTCTTAGTAATGCCTTCAAGTTCAGGATTAATTTCTGTAAGATTATTTTTTCTTGCATGTAAAGCTCCTTCTGGAATTACATTAATGGAGCCTCCGTTTTTATATTCTTGTATAACTTTCTCATCATAATCTTTAAAAAATTCTGGCCAACCTTGCTTATATCCTTTTCCGAAATCTATAGCTTCTTCCTCAGAATTAAATTTTAAATAATTTCCAGTTTTTAAAGCAGTATTATAGGCATCCTTATAATTTAGAAATTTTAACTCTCCATTAATTTCTTGTATTCTTGGATATACTATATTTCCAGCCGATTCTAGGTAATGGCTTCCTGTAGTGGGTTGTCCTTCATCATCTATAAAGTTAATTCCTCTAGCAGGCTCAGATAGCCTCTGAATGAATCTTGGATTGACTTGTTTAGCATAATCTATTAACTCCAATATTGAACGTTTTTTAACATTTCCTCCCTGCTGTAACTTTTTACTATATAAAGAAGATAATCTTTTAACTTCTTTTATTTTCATTCCAAATTTACCTGCTCTAGTCATATACATCCAATCGTCTCCATTTTTTGATAAAGTATCTCTCATTTGTAATTGTTGAACATTATTAGCTGCTAATAAATCATCTTTTCCTTCTTGTAATACATCGGCAGCTAAATCTCTATTTATTTGTCTTTGAGCTACTAATCCAGCATATTTTTTAGCTCCTCTTAATCCTAACAATCCAAATTTCTTAGATGCTAAGGCTTCTTCTCCAGTGTAAGAAGATGAAGTATCTACAAGTTCATTAGCTGTATTTCCTTTAACAGATTTAACTCCTGCCCCAAATAAAGAACCTAATCCTTTTAATGCAACAGATGCTACTGTCCCAATTCCAGGAATAACACTAGCTACAGAGCTTAATCCATTAAATACACCACTAGTTATTTTGCTAGCTTTATCATCTGCCTGTGGAATAAATTTATCTACTAAACCTAATCCTATATTAGCAACAGCTCCTGTAGATATTCCAGATCCCTTAATTATTTCTTTATTTAAGGTATTATTAGCTTTAGATAATCCTCCTGCTTTTCCAAATAATCCAGTTATTTTCTTAGTTTTATCAGCAGCTTTTATAGCTGCCTGATAAGGAGAAGAATTACCAATAATACTAGTAAGAGATCCAGTTAAATCTTTAGTTAATTTACTATTGACGATAGAACTAGGAGAAGTTGGAGAGATTGTATTTCTAGTTAAAGCACTATCTAAAAATTTATTTAGATTAGCCTTTACTAAAGAAGTACCTCCATTTGGATTTGATATTTGAACTGTGTTATTAGTGGTTGCTAATAAATCAAAAGCAGCATTATTGCTATCTAATTGCTGAGTAATAGCGGGATCATTTGCAAAATTATAAGTTAATCCAGTTAAACTATTTGGATTTAATGCTCCTATTACAGAGCCTATATTAGATCCGTTGAAAGCAATATTAGATTGAAATATTTGTTCTGGAGTTTGTAATCCAAATTGTCCCTTTCTTATTTTTCTCTTTTTATTTGTCATAACTAACTATATGAAACTGTATAAATTGTTTTTAAAGCAGTTATAATGGCTAAATCTTCTCCACTATATCTTACTTTAATCTTACAATATTTATCTCTTATTCTAGTTTCTTTTCTATCTGTCCATCCTGTATATATTAATTCATCATTAGGTGTATTCTCTATATCAGTTATATCATAATTAGTAGGAAGATCATTTTCTACTATTTCTGTAGCTGTTATTCTTGGAATATTATTTAATATAATAGGAGGAACAGTAGTCCAATTCTCATTTCTCTGAACAAAGTTTATAGGACGTATTTCTACATTCCATAAATCTTCTTTATAGTGCATATTACCTTTTAATCTTCCAACTTCTCTAATATCATTAGCCTTTTGATGTGTAGCTATTCTATATTCATCTAATAAAGGTTCGTGTACTATTTCAGATCCAGTATGATTTTGGTAATCTCTATTATATTTAGAAGTAGCTCTTTGATAACTATCATATATTTCATCAAAGGTGTCTATTCTTTCATAATAGAGTGGGAATAATGTAGATTTGGCATTTAAAGCTATAGGAGTTTCTTGATAGTCTCTATTGAATAATATATCAGATCCTAAGTTCTGATATAACTCTTTAGTTGCCTCCTGTCTATAATACATATTCTTTTTATCATCAGCAAAATCATATACTTCTCCTACTATTTCATAATGAAATGATTCTGGTTTAGCTTTATTAGCTATTATGTACAAATTATTGAATATTTTATGTAGCTGAGGATTTTCAGCTACTATAACTTCAAATTCAAATGGATGTTGTTTACCATACCAAAAACATGGTTTTAATCTATCTTTTATATTTATAATTCCAGATTGTCCATGCTTCCAGAAATCTGTAGTAATTTTCTCATAATTATTATTTATTACTACAGCTATAGAATTAGTATAATATCCATCATTAGCTTCCATTTGATCCTTCCATCCAGTTACATATTGAGCCATATTTTGATCTGTAGAGTCGTAATTAAATGTTACATTAGCTCTAATATTTAAATATGCAACTATTGTACTTTCTGGCAATCCTCCGTTATATATTAACCTATTTCCATTAATAGAGAAATATCTATAAAATCCTCTTTGATCCTTCTCTAATGTAAATGAAACATTAGTAGATATTCCATCAGCATTAGGTAAATATCTATTAGATAAACTTAATGTTCCTCCTCCATTTAATGGATTGTCTAGAGTAATACCATCAGCACAAGGATTTCCAGTAGTTCCAATTCCAAGTTTAGAATATATTTTAGATGAATCTCTATCAAAACTAAAGAATATATTATCTATACTTGCTGAATATGATGGAATCCAAGAATAAAATGTTATCCATTTTCCTAATAATTCATTAAAACATAAATTCCAAGCACATTCTTCAAATCCATATAAATTATCGTAGAACGTAAACATTAAATCTTGTTTATAAGCATTATAGTGTGTTTTAACATTTCTAATACCTATAACAGGAGTTAATTCTCTCTCTTTTAATGTTATATTTCTATTTAAGAACTGTTGTACTTTAAAGTCAGAGATAACTTCAAATATAGAGCCATTAGTACGCCATATTTTCCTTGCAGTAGTATCTACTCCATAGACGTAATTGGGGGTCACTGTGATACTCTCTATCCACCGACTACCGTAATTACTATTCAACATTTTTGGGTTCTCTGGAAGAACGTTAGAGGTGTTTATAAACACTTCTCCGCCTGCTCCTTCCCCTGCAAGTGCTCTTTCGTTCACTGGTATGACTGCAACTCCATGTTCAAATACAGCAATAATTACACCATTAAATTCAATTAATTTAGTAATTCCTCCATATATAGTAGAATAATCTCTATAATGAGTTAAATTATAAACTCTATATCCATTTCTATATGAATCATTTATAAAGATATTACTATACATTATTCTAGTTGCAAATATATCCTTTAGATAAGGAACATCTGCCATTAAGAAATTAAATTTATTTCCTAAAGTTACACTATTTCCACTATTAATTACAGAAGATTCTGGAATCTTAGATTCTCCAGTAACAGATTGACTATATAAAGGATAAAATCCTCTGCTCAATCCAGTTAACCCATTTTCTTCATAGTGAGAATCGTCTGTAGTTCTCATGGATAAATTAATATTAGCACAGCATTTAAATGTTATCCAATGACCAATTTGAACTGCATTTATATCTCCTCTATTTATTTTTTCATTTTTTTCTTTATTTGAAACATCATAATGATCAATCCAAGTATCCTCATTAACTATTATATCGTTATTTGGGGCTTCTGGATCTTGGAAATTTCTAACCATTCTATGACTAAAGTTACATATATAACAATCGCCTCTATAAGCATTTACCCCACATCCTTCACTATCTGAAATAATAGAATTAATATCTATTCTATCAGTTATTGGCATATATGCAGACTTATCTTCATATCTTATTTTAAAATAATCATTTACTTTACTTACATCATATCCAGGAATATGTATATTTACTATCTTAGCAAATTCATCAGAAAATCCTTCAATTCCAACATAAGTTCCGAATGATCCTCTAACTAAATTAGTTGCTTCTGTATCAATATCGTCTTTAAGTAGATACCTAACTCTCCAAGCTTCCTCTGCATTACCTGCCCTTCCTATATATTTTTGACTTCCACTAGTAATCATAGGACAGTCATCATTTACCATAGTAAGTTTACATTCTGAATAGACATATTCAGTTTCAGGAGTATATGGGATATAAGTATCTACATAATAATGTCTTATATTAGTAAGATCTACATCTAATCTTCTATTAGATGGCTGATATTTAGTTTCTCTAATAGCAAATTTACCTCCAGTAAATAATTGATTAAAGAAAGATTGCCTCAATTCTGCCTCTGGGCATATAAGAGCTTTATTATGAATAGACTTAGTATCTTTTGGATAACTATATAGTCTCTTTTTAAAATCATGAACTATTTTTCTTTCATCATCCATAAATCTTTCTGCAATCCATCTTCCTCCTATCTTATCACATTTATCTTTATCTATTTTAGAATAGTCAGTATATAATAATGGAATATAAGCATTTTTATCTAATCCTATAGTTATACCTTGAGCTAATATAGTAGGTATTCTCTTTTGTCTTACTATAAAGAATCCTTTAACTTTAGTTTTTAGTATTTTAAGAGCATCTCTATCAAAAGCTATTCTTAATCCTATAGGAGTAGAATGTAAAGTTCCATTATTATCAGATCCTTGTATTTGAGTTACTCCAGAAGATGAAATTCTAATTACTCCTTTAGCATTTTCTAATGGATACGAAGATTTGTTTCCATAAGAATCTAATATAGTATAATCTCCACTATCAATAGCTATTTTATTTATAATAGGATTTCCATCTGAATCATAATTTCCTGATAAAGTAGGAATATTAGTATATAATCCACTAATTGAAGAATCTATCTTAGTTCTTACAGGTAATTTATCTCTACCTCTAATATTAAATACTGGAGACAAAGAAAAATCAGGCATTATGTATACTATTCCTAATCTATATATTTCTTCATCCCAATATCCTAATTTATTATATATATTTTTTACATTATAATATTCAAATTGATTAGTAGTATCAGAATATTCATGAGTAACATTTCCAACTGAATCTACAGCAAAAGGAATTGGATATATCCTTAAAGATAAATTAATTAAATCTTCATAAGGAATATCTACTTTATTTACATTACCCATAAACAGCATATTTTGACATTGTGCTGCTGTTTTAGCAGATTCTACTAAATTATATTGAACATTTAATTCATTATCTGATATTTCAGAAGATGCTTCATATCCAGTAATAGTAATACTACATTGAGTATTTATAATTGGAAATTTATGATCTATTAAATAGTTTTTATGAGTTTGAACTCCGTCTGTATCAGATGTAAATCTTGTATAATAAACTCTAACATTACTATATCCAGAATCTACATTAGATAAAGTAAATTTAATAAGTTTATTACTATTTTCATCTTTTACTCCTCCTTTAATAGATCCTATATCATTTACTCCTCCTACATGGCAAGTTACTACTCCAGTTTCTCCAACGAAATCTGTCATATTAGTATCTGTATCTTCATATCTAAAATAGAATATATAATTTCCAACTTTACAAGATCCTCCATCTTCTATTCCATTGAAAACTATTCTGGGAATTAAACTAATTCGTTTATATAGTGAAGTATCAATTTCGAATTGATCATCATCATATATATTAGCATCATTATTACCCATTCTATTAATTATCTTATATGTATTATTCTCCATAGGTGTAAATCTAGTATTTATTAACCTAGGAGGATTTTTATCATCATTAAGTATAAGATTTACTGATCCATCGTAAGAGGGTTGACATTCAATTTGAACTGGATGATTCAAATCAAAATTTAATTTCTCTGTAGTAAAATCAGTAAGTTCCATAGCTTGATTAGTAGTAGAAGCTCTAGTATTAGATAAAGCTCCGTAATAAGATAAATTCTTATAACTAATACTAGTAAGTTCAGATCCTGTAATTTCTGAATATATTGTATTTCCATCAACATCTAATACTTGATCTAAACTATTAGTTGCTACTTTATCAGTACTAAGTCTATAGTTTCTTAATGGATTATATTCCCATGCCAAATTTCCTTCATTTTTTAAACATCTATATAAAGGTGTTATAGAAAATGAAAAATTAAATCCACTCGTAGAAGGAATACCTAAACTACAATTTTTATAATCTTTAAGATTCATGTTAAAGGTTTATATGTAGAATTTCTTAGATAAATATCTCTACACATTCTAATATCACTAATATGTTTTCTATTACCTCCGTCAGAAACATTAGTAGATAATTTTTCTATTCTATTTCCTAAATTATTATTATTTAATACAGGAACTGGTGATCCATTTATTGAGCCTACTACAAATAAATTCTTCAAATTAGTACAAGCTTCGTTACTAAATAATTTTATTCTTGCAGCCTCATCAGAGCTTCCACTGACATAAACTCCTGGAGCTGTTTTATAATAAATGTTATTAGCAGCAAAAGGATTACCCAAACTATCTACTCCTTCTAATAACTCATAAGAAGATGTTCCTTTATCTATATATATTAATGTAGGCCTATAAACAGATTCTCCATTTAAATATGCAATAAATTGATCATAAATTATAGAAGCATCTATTTGAGTGCCTAAATCTAATGTTACTCCTAATAAATATGTATCAGTTTCTAATTCAGTTAATTCTGTAAGATCAATATCTATAGAATCTCTTATAACAGTATTATCCTCATTTATAGTTTCTATCTTATTGTAAGGTATATTAATATAACTACATTGTAATACATTAGGCTCTCCAGTTGTAGATTCTATACTCTTAAACCATTTATCCTCTTCTATATTCCAATTTTCACTACGAAGATAGTTTTTTACAGTCTCCTCAGTAAATGGATTATTATCATATAATTTTATAGGACATTTTCCTTTTACAGCTTTTATACTATCTTTATTTACAGAATATCCAATATTAACTTTGGTAGGAAAAATTCCATGATAAGCCATTCTTGATAATTTAGTTATCCATAATTCTCTTTCTATATTTTTATGTAGAATGTGCATTATTTTTAATATTGGAGTAACACAATTAGTAATACATCCATTATATCCATTTACAGAACCTAAATTTATAGCAGCAAATTGATTATTATTATCTCCAGCATCTGAAGTTCTCCATACTACTATAGTTACTATTTTATTATTTGTTCTTTTATTACTAAATACATAAGTAAGTGTACCTTCTTCTTTAAATCCAACCATAAAATTTGTATTATATGGATGATTATTTTTATTAGAATTTTCAGTATAGAATCCTACTCCTAAAGATCCAAAATCTTCTGGACATTTATAAATTCCACCATCGCTACCATTCTTTTTCAAGTTATCATGAATACCTCCTTGAAGTAAATATATAGCAGAATGTCCTGCAACATCAGCTAAGTTTCTTCTAATAATATCATAAGAAAGTCCCACAGCTTGTCCCACATCTGATTTATTACCATTGGCATCTTTACCACCAATTTGTTGTAATAAATACATATTGTCTACATAATTATCAGATTTTCCCCAAAAAGAATATATTTTAGTTGCATCATCATCTTTATATCCAGCATCAGATCCTAAATATAGTACTTCTCCACTATTAGATATAATATCAGTACCTACTGTTACACTAGCTCCTCCTACCATTACAGATAGTTCACTATTTGTCATATTTGTATATATACAAGGTCTTAATTCATTTATAATAGCAGTAGTATAATTAGGATCAGTTAGATTTCCAGTAAGTCTTCTTATAAGTCTTCCTTCAATATTAGAAATAGTTATAATAGGATCTTCTCCCTCTTTTATAGTAGAAGTTTCATAAGTTCCTTCTGTATAAAGCTGAGAATCATTGATTAATTCGATCCATTCTAATGCATTCTTATATTCATTATCAGTAATCTTTTCATTTCTTTTTAATTCTACTAATTTGGAATTTACATTTCCATTTCTTAAATTTTCAAAAGTAATAGAATAATTTGCTTTTTCTAATAGATTACGTAAATTGATAACATTTTCATTATTATCAAAAATACTTAGTTTTTCATCTGTAATATCTATATATTCGGAATTATTAGCAGATAATTCTCCAGAAGGTTTATTTATTATTTGGCTATTATTATCATAAGTAATAGTTGTATTTGATAAATCTTCTAAAGAAAACCATCCTGCATTATAATCTCCAAATAAAGAATTAGCATCTTCAGATTCTAATTTAGTAGTTACTTTTATTTTGGCATTAGATAATTTCCAATCTTGATATAAATTAGCTCTAATGCTACTACTATTAGTTGGTTTTTCTGAGCTATAGATAAATGGAGAATCTGCACCATTTTGAGTTGGATTATTAAGATAATCTAATACAAAATCAGAACTATCAATATCGTATTCACATTTCAATTTAAATTTAGGAATATACTTAGATGGAACTTGTAATACAGAAAAATTAGATTCTTCATTTTTTATATATTCTTCATTAAAATACCCAGTAGTCCATAAAAATCTATAAAATGTTCTAATTTGATTTCCTGCGTTTAATCCAGTTGTAGTAACAGTTATTTTAACACAGTAAAGATTATTTTTTAATAATTCATTAGATTTTAATGTATACTTAGCTGGTTTATTCTCTAAAGCCTTTATACCTACTACACTATTAGCTATATAATCTTTATTTGATATACCAGAACTATATATATCTTTATAATTTAAATCATACGGAAGATTTAATGTTTCTGTATAATTTCCATTATAATTACCATTTATAGTAGATCCACAAATAAATTTATTCTTATAAATAGTATTGTAGTAAATATCAAAAAATTCAAATGATACTTCTTTTATAGATTCTCCCTCTAATAGATTGGTATCTAATCCATAATTTATTCTTATTTTATTATTATCTACATAATATCTCCATTCATTTAATATTATATTGCCAGTTCCAAATAGACTAAAATTGACTATGCCAGTTCTAGCTAAAGCCTCACAAGCACCTAATTGAGTATAAGGAGTTATTTTATATTTTAATATTTGATCTCTTGTAAAATCATCTAAAGAATAAGATATAGTATTGTTTCCAGATGAAGTAGTTAATCCAAAATTACCATGATTAGATTCAAATTTAACTCCAGTAAATTTGATAAGTTCATTATCTGGTTTAGCCCATCCTGAATTATTAAAAGTTAATTTAAAAGAAACTTTTTCTGAACTATTCTCATCTGAGTACTTAACATCAGAAGATCCAATTTTTTGTAAGATTTCTTTATTAGAAGAAACGCTTCTACTAACTACAAAATCATCTAAAGTCTCTAATTCTACTATTAATATTAATTTACCAGATTTCTTACCTTTATAAACTAATAATTGATCAAAAGCCTTTCTATATCCATCTACTGTAGATAAATCCCCAGGACTTCCGAATATTAATCCTCTAGAATATACACCATCAATTTTACATTCTTCATCTATATAATTAATTATTCCATAATCATCTATAATTGCAGGATGAAATGTAATTGCTCTAGCATTACTAGTACTATAATAACTTAATAAGTTATATCCAGTTCCAGAAATAAACAATCCGAATTTATCTCCAGGATTTAAATACATATCATCTGGCATTACATCTATTCTTTTATAATATGTTGTAAGAGTATCTCCCGAACTAAAATCTGATTTAGATACAGAGATATTCTTTTTTCCTATTTCATCTTGAGTTAAATTCCTTTCAGGAGAAGGAAAACTACCTAATTGTCCTTTTTTAGTTAGAGGATTATATGATGCTACATAAATTATTCCTCCATATTCTTTAACTCCTAATGGAACAAATCCTGTTGGCAATTTAGCTGTCTCTACTCTTCCATTACCTAAATCATTTTGTAAAACAAATTCATTTCCATTCATGGTAATGAGAGTAGCATTTAAAGCATTAGTAAGGACATTATTAGGAGTAGTAATAGGGTTTAGGTCAGTTATTAATCCTTCATTAAAAACATTAGTTGCTTCTAATTTACTCATAATTATTTATTTAGTGATTTAAAGCCTTCCTTCTTTCTATAAAATAGATATTCAGCTTTATCCGTTACATAATCATTTTCTAGTGTTTTATATCCTAAATCTACAATATATGGAACTCTAAAAAAGTATTCCTTATTATATTCATTAATTTTACATTCATCTAATATTTTATATAGCATTATAGTTCCAAAATTAAACCATTTTCTTTTTCTTCCTCTTCCTTTTTGCTGGGATAAATAATTATTATATTGTTCTTCTGTCAATCCAAAATAATAATAGCCATCCCATTTTATCTTTCTCTTATTATATAATATTCTGATTTTAGTAGTCATTTTCTTTATATAATAAAAGAAATGTTTTAAGGAATCATAAGTTAATCTTCCTATATAAAATAAATACTTATTTTTTACTTTATCTTGTATCATTGTATCAGCTCCATACATATTATGTAAATATATAGACTTTAATCCAAATGATAATATCTTTTTAATGTCTTCTTTAGGAACTAAAGGAAATTTATCATGGATTATATCTATATAATCAAACATATTTTTCATTACCATAATTTTGTTTTTATGACAAAAATAAGATAATTTAGGATATTTTCCAAATGATATGAGAGATTATTAATAATATACCATTCCATTATTAGTATTCTCTGTAATTATATCTTTTAGATTATTACTAAGATATACAGGCTTCTTTATTTCCCTTTCATTAGCAATAAACATAAATTGCATTTGATTGCCAGAAAAATTAGATTTTAAATAATCCACATCAAGCCATTTTCCATTTCTTCTAGCTTGTTTAAACTCTTCTCCACTAGTTCTTACTATATTTAAGTAGCACTCTCTTTTAGTAGGAAATTTAAATGTTACATTATTCTGAATAATATCTAAGAGTATTACTTTTATAGCATAAAGAAATATTTGTAATACTAATTCATCTTTATCTTGATACCCTACTGTTTTCTTAAGATCGGAAGAACTAATACTTAATCTCTTATTATTAAAGTTTTCAAATAATTCTGTAACATTAAAAGCATAACCTGTTGCATAATTACTCATATTATTTTATTGGTTTATAAGCTTTATTATAAATTTTACGACTCCAAGAACTCTTAGCATCTAATACTTGATTCATAGTATTCTGATCTAAGTAAACGGGAACTCTAGCTGAATCACAATACTTTAACCACTGTTGATAGAGATACTGAGCTAGTTGAATTATGTTTTGATTATTAGTTATCCATCCTTGTTTCTGCTTAGTAGCAAATGCTATATAAGTAGCTATGGCTAAAGCCTCTTTTTCATTTACTTGAGGAAGTCCATCTTCATCTAATATAACTCCTTTATAAAGTATATTAACTTTTCCGTAGTCTTTATCGAAGTAAAGAGTATCTCCAACTCTCTCATATTTAGCATATTTACCACTAACATATAATGGGGCTTGATATAATTTTCTAGCTTCTATATACTGTTCTGTAAATTGTGAATTATAATCTCCATTAACTGTTTTATTTGTACTATAATTCCAATCTTCGTGATTATATGTTACAGCTTCTATAATATCACAATTACAAGGCAATTGTACAGAGAAATCATCACAAGAAACATCAGCAGAATATCTATATAATCTTACTGTTTTATTCCCTATAAGATTCCAAGCTGTTAATCCTAATTCCTCAAATTGTTCTGGCTCTAATTCCAAACCATATAAAGAATTAGCTATAGTGTATATATAATTAAAATCATTCATCGTGGTACTTGATCATTAATAGTTGGAACTGGAGCCAACTGACGATAAAATCTTATTTTTTTCTCAGTAAGTCTCCTTTTTATCTCATTATTAATAAAGGTGAAATTATCAATATCATTAATAGGACAACATCCATAATGTTCTAATTGTCTAGGATCTTTAAAAATAGCTGTGACTGAAATCTGTTTTAATAGAGGTGCATTAAATACAAAACAGTCATACATATTATTTTCATTAGGAGTCATATCTATATAAACAAAAGGTTTATTCTTTCCCCTCTTTCTATATTTTCTATATCTCCAAAATTGAGGGCTTGTATATACTACAAAAGGAATCTGCCTATCTGTAGATCCTATATAATCAATAGCCTCTGTACCAAAATCTCCTAATATTTGAGGAAGTTCAAAATGTGCTACTAATTCATCACAATCAGATTGTCTTCCACAAGTACATCTGTCTAAAGATTTACAATCTAATTCTATACAGTTAATGGATAATAAAAGATCTCTCTTTGGGACTAATCCTTTAAGGTAATATTCTTTTATTATTTGTAATCTTTCATCTATAATATCATCTTCTAATTGTTCCAGAGACATTGATAAATTAGAAGAATATCCTCTCAATCCTCCATAAATATCATTAAATATAGCTGAAGCAAGTTTATTAAATACCATAGTATTAAAATAAATAAAGGGCAAAGGACTTCAAGCCCTCCGCCCTTTGTTATGATTATTAAGCCTTTTTAATCTCTCCTACACAAGATAATGCAGCCTCAAACTGAGGAGCTATATCATGTTTAACATAGAATACATGATTAGTAACAGATTTAACTGGCATACCAACTGCATCTGCTCCCATGATTCCTCTATTCTTACAATAAGTAAGAGTATATTGATCATATACTGCACCAGGAATAGGAAGCTCCTCTTGGTTAATACCACCAAATCTCAAAGCCTCCATAGTAGGAAGTCTGAAATCATGAATTAAGTTAGAATAAGTTCCAAATCCCTCCTTACCTTGAACTAAAGTATTCTCTCCATCATGATCAGGATTAGAAGCCTCTAATGCACTCTTGATTACTTGATAACTACAAGAGCAAGAATCTGCACAAGAACAAGTATGAGGATCAACAAGATATTTCTCAATATCTACCTTCTTAAATCTTTCATACTCATCACAGGCAGTAATAGTTACTGTATCACCTACAGCTTCTACCTCAAAGATTTTATTATCCCAAATTTGTTTATAAAGAGAAGCATTCTTTACAATTCTCTTAGCAATATCAGAAGCAAGTTCTCCATTGTCTTTGATTTCATACTCAATCCACATTGGCTTACCCTGAAATACCATATCATTAGCAAAGAATGATACACGATTACCGGAATATCCAATATAAAGAGCTACTCGGTAAAGACCTACACCATCATTTTTAATTTTTAATGTTGCAGAAGCCATTGTAGGATTATATCCCTCTCTCTTATAGATACTAACTACATTATCCTTAATAAACTTATTAACTCTCTTTACATTAAAACTACCTTTAACTACAGGATCCTGCATTGTATCTTCTTCCTGAGAAGTCCACTTCGGCTTACCACTAGAATCCAAATTTGAGTTTAAAATATATGTACCTGTATATTGAAACATAATTATTATTTTTTAGTTTGTTGTTGTGACTGTAGCTGAGCTGGTGGTGCTATAGTCTGATTAACTGGAATATTAGTTTGAAGTCTTGGATCACTAGAGTTTTCCATGACTAATTTTACCAACCCATTAATAATCTCTTGACATACATAATCAGGAAATTCCATCATTTGTGATGTATCTCTTGTAGAATCTAATTGTGTTTGTGTTAAACGTAAATGCTGTGGTGATTTTAGATAATCAATATGAATATTCTTTAATTGAAATACAGAATCGTCACGTCCATATCTAATCTCACATCTGACTGTACTAGCATTGCCGAATCTATGACCTATATTCTTTTCAACTAGACTTTCTTGTTTATTTCCAATTTTAATAGATCTAGCAAGGTTAGAATTAGTATCATAGCTATAACCTCCAGATGGAGTATCTGTTCCAGTTCCTAAACTAGTATCAGACACATAACTATTAGTAGGAAGATCAGTAGATTTGTTTACATTATGGATAAAGTAATAAGGACGTCTATAAGATGGTCTCATATAGAAGTTATTAATAACTAAAGGCCACATATCTGAAGTTAACCTTGTTGCCCCACAATTCCATAAATCTCCTGCATCCCAACAGTCTTTTTGTTCATTTACTTTAAATATACAAACACAATTAAGCATATGAAGATAATCATCAGGTAAATCAGCTTCATATGTAGCTCCATACAAACCTTTAATTGTTTCTGAATCAGCAGTTCCATAAGCTGAATCAGCTTTCTTAACAGGAAGTATAGCAGTCGCTTTTAATACTCTCAAATCATCAGTAGTTTGCTGATTAGCATCATAGATATTATATCTAGTATTTATATATTGCAATACAGCTTTATTTACTAAATAGTTAAAATCTGGGAGTAAAAGACTTGGAGCTTCTACTTTATTCATTTCCACCAATAAGGCTTCGTAGAGCTGTTTAAGTGTCATTATTTATTTTCTTTATTTAATTTCTCTAAAGCTTTTGGATTACTTACCTCTAAATCAGGATAAGTATCTCTCTTTATAGATTCTAATAACTTTTTATTTCTAGGATCTCGCATCCATGAAATAACTACATCAATAGTTCCTCCTAAAGAGATTCCATCACCATATACATAGATACCAGAAACACTTCTGATAACTCCTTTATCTCTTGCATCTAAGAAGAGAGTTCTTAACTCTAAATCTTCTCCAGTATATAACTTAATAATTTTCTCTGGATCTCTAGATGCAATCTCTAATAGATAATCCTTAATATCTGAATCAGAAGCATGAGACATATGTTTGCCAAGTATTCTAGCTACTTTTAATCTACCTTCTGCTCCTCTAGGATCATCAAATATATAGCTTTCAGCATCATGAATCTTTTGTCTCTTACTAACTTTCTTTTGTACTTCTACTCCAGGTCTCTCTATATAAAGTTCAGCTCTACCATATCGTTTAGTATCACCATCTATAATAAGATTACCCTTAGCGTCTCTCTGACCTCTAAAATCTGCAATCATAGGACAATTTCTAATTGCTTCCCATCTTGCTTTGTCCCAAGGATCAGTAAGATCAAAAGTTTTTCCATCTTCTATTGTAAATGTTTCTGTTACTTTAATAAAAGGTTTGCCACTATTTCTTTCAGCATCAGAAACAATCATATTTCCAAATGAATCAACCTGCTTAACACATTCAGGCCAATTTCCATTTTTATCTCTACAAGGTTGGATGTAGTATTTCATTCCTACCTTACCAAAAACACTTCTTAAAACTATTTTTGACTCTTCCATATTAATTCATTATTACTTATACTATTTAAGAATAAGGGAAGAGTAAATCTTCCCTTATTAGTTTTATATCTTTTATTAGATTTCCTCTAAAATAAAGCTTCTGTCAATATGTTATCACTAGAACTCTTTATTTCTAGTATCTACAATTTCATTATTAGATTATATTTGTAGTTCAGACTATATCATTATCCTTTTATAAAGGATATTGGGCACTCGTGGTAGTATTATTGTTTGTGATACTCAACTACTAGTCGTTAGCGGTTTAATGTACTTTTATTCACTTCCATTACTTCCGACGGGATTGTCTGTCTCCAGATGTTCCCCGTTTTCACCCAATTTGCTACTATCATTGCTGATAGAAGCCGCACTTATTAATAGTATTATACTATTTGATTACATACGGAGAGAATACTCCTACTCCAGAGTATCCCCAGTTAATTAACTTATTAGCAGCTACAGCTGAGGAAACTACTCCAGATGACAAACCGTCTAATCCTCCTACGCCCTTTAGGAGGTAATATTAGCTTAATATTTCTATTAAGATTAGACTATATCATTAACTTATTATGTTTAAATGTACTTAAATACATACCCTTTAGTAGTAGATATTTGCCCATTTAAAACTTTACGTACATTAGTATATATTTTTTTGCATTCTGCAACTGATTCAAATTCATTAATAAGATTGCCATTTAAATCATATTGTCCTACTTTTCTTCTAATACCTGGATTACTGTAATTAGATTTATCATTCATTTTTATAACTTTATTTATATTCCATTGATACTTACCTAAAGTTAATCCAGAATTAGCTGCTTTATATAATTTTTTATAATCTAGATTTAGTTCTTCACAGAAATTAGCAACAGAATTTTCATTTATAAAATTACCGTTCATATCATATTGATATATAATCCTGTTAGTATTAACAGTTTTATCAAATTCAGGATTATATGAATAATAGTGTTTATGAATAGCAGTCATTTTATGAATAGCATCTCTAATTGATTCTCTAGCTGCATCGGAATCTTCCGCAGCTTCTGAAGTAGAATTATAAACTTTTAATAATTCCCCATTTAAAGAGAACATGTAAACAGGTTTAGCATTATTACCTAAATATGAATATTCTTTTATATCTATTGTAGAATCAGCACTCCAAAAGTAATTTCCACAACTTTTCTTGTTTCTCATACCTATAGATATTCCATATTCATTTATTCCTGTTTTCTCAGAAGCTTGTTTTATGGAGGAGAAACTCTCTATTAAAGTTCCATCTAATGAGAACTGATTAACTTCTTTCTCTAAATTTACTTTTTGACCTCCTTCTGCTATATTATATACATCTTCTCTCTCCAAGAATGTTTTATTTACTAAAAAATTTTCTAATAATAAAGCATCTTCTAGTGTATCAAAAGTTGCTAATACATATCTATGAAATTTATCAAATCCATGTTTTTTAACAGCACATTGAAATTTAGTTTTTGGATTTTTAATAGTACTGGGATTAAATACATTAACCATATTTCCTATATATCCATCAAATATATTCTCATTGTCAGTTACATGCTGTCCAATATAAATTTTATTATTTTCTTTATTTACTGTTATATATACTATATACTTCATAAGTTATTTCCCATTTCGTTATTAATAAATAACTACGTCCATTCGGACTAGTCGTTGAACCTTATCTTAATACTTCATATCGCTTGTATTTATAAAGATCTTGGTTGCTGATTATCCTATCAATTAGGAACTTCCAGCAGTTAAAGAAATTTTATGTAAATTACTCACGTAATTTATTCCCCAGCGTATTTTTGTTTAGGGAAGCGGTTTGTGATGAAATCTCCGCCCTTCAAAGTAAACATTTGCCCTAAATTACTTATTTTAGTAATTTTTTGACATGGACTATATCTTTAACTTTGTAATAAATTATTTATTCATCAATATATTTCCAAATATATCCTCCAGCAGTTTTTCTTTTGCCAGATAATACGTTAGGAGCACCACAAGTATCTTTTTTTGCCTCTCTAACTGTATTGAACACTTGTATTAATTCTCCATCTTTAGTATATTTTCCAACTTTTCTAGCTTGTGTCTTAACGACTAATTTTTTCATTTTCGGTAATTTTTCAGTACTCCATTGAAATCCATATGCTGAATTTCCAGTTCTTAATGCTCTATATACACAAGATGGATTTCTAATTTTTAAATTATCTATAAGATCAGAATAAGTAGGTATGTATTCTATAAAATTACCTTCTAGATCATATTTATAAAATCCTTCTATATACCTATTAACAGGTATATTAAAATGACTCATTCTAATATCTGATACATAATAATTATTTACTTTATATTTTCCATGTATAGAATTAGATAAATTAGAAACTGTAGTATTTATAAATTTAGCACATTCTGCTATAGACTTAAATTCTTGTAAATAATCTCCATTTATATCATATAGATAACATTTAGTTTTATTAGCATCTATTTTAAAATTATCTATATCAATAAATTCATATTTATAATCAGTCCACAAAAATCCTAAACTTGGAGTCCTATCAAATATCGCTTTACCTATACTAGAAGAACTACAATTAAATTCTAATGCTGCTTCTGTAATACTTGAATATTCTTTTATAAATTCTCCTTTTAAAGAATATTGATATATTTGTTTAGTATTTACAGGAGGGATTTCGCCTCCCAATGTTATATTATAGGTATCTTTTCTAGCAATAAATTCTGGACACACTAACCAACGTTCTAAATCTAGAGCATCTTCTAATTTATCAAATACTTTTAGAGTTTGTCTGACAAATTTAGATGGTCCATATTTTTTAATTGCATATTGGAATGGATATTTTGGATATTTGTATGTATGTGGTTGATTAGAATAACAATTACACCCTAAATATCCATCAAATTTATCAGGGTTTTCTGTTCCGTGAACTCCTATATAAATTTTCTTATTTATCGTATTAGTTGTTAAATATACTATATATTTTTTCATATTTAGAAATTATTGATTTTACTTATTCATTAAGTTATCTTCCGCTTCCATTATTTAACATAATGTACGTCTCGCGACTAGTCTCTGAACTTCTATTAGAGTTACAAATAATTGCCGACATATTCTAATATTTAGCTGCTGATTGTCTTATTAAGAGTTCCAGCAATTCAGAAGATATTTTTCATTTATCAGTTTATACAGTTATTGCTCTGCGCTCCAAATGTTAAAGTGCAGGTTCACCTGTAGATTTATCTGCGGTTAAATCAAGCATTAAGGCGTAACCTTTCTCCATGCCATACTCACGAGAGAATGTTCTATCAACCTTAAACATAATAGAGTTCAATTTTCTTAGTAGTTCGTTACACTACGTCTAATTATTTCTAATTAGTTGAGACTATATCTTCATCTTTATATTTAAAGATATATCCTTTATGAGATTTAATTATTCCCTTTAATACTCTGTTAATTTGAGAAGTACTTAAATCAGGATTATCTTTAACACAATCAAGTACACAATCATAATCAGATACATGATTCATTTGTTTATCAAACATAGATATTGGAATTACTTTATTTTTATTTCCAATATTTACTAATGGAGAAATATCAGAATCATCTCCTTCATAATATCTCCATTGATAATTAGCAGCTAAACCTTTAGTTCTTAAAGCTTGATCTATTGTGCATATCTGTAAAGCCTCCTCAGCTTCTGCAATAGAATTAAAATATCTTAGAAATTTACCACTAGGTGTATACTGTGCTATTTTTCTAAGTTTATTAGATTCTTTATAGTCAAATACTTTTTTATAACTCCAGAAGTAACCAAAACTACTATTAGTAGTATTTAAGCAGTTATTCCTAATTGCTTTCATAGTAGTATATACATCTTCTGAATTTATTTCTAAAGCTGCTGTTCTAACACAATCATAACTTTTTAGGAAATTACCATTAAGATCAAATTTATATACAGTTTTTTTAGTATCTTCCATTATACTGCCAAAACCTCCTAATGCTAGATTATAGCAATTTTTACTTCTTAATAGTACTGGATTTACTATTTCTCCTTCTAACTTAAAAGCCGCTTTTCTTCCTTCTTCAGTTCCGGGGAATATAGCTATAGTAGTTCTTTTAAAGTTTTCATAACCATATTTCTTTATAGCTTTAGCTAGACCTTTATCTTCTGGTTTAATATTTGATTCTCTGTAAATCCCCTTCCCCAAATAGCCATCGAAGACATCTGGGTTAGTATTGTGTACTCCTATGTAGAATTTTCCATTACATAGGTTAATAGTTATATACACTATCCATTTTAGTTCCATAAGATGTTTATTATTTCAATTATACTTATAATTTAAGCCTAAATTAATTAGGACTTACTAGTCGTTGAGCTTTTCTCATATTTTCTTTCAAATTTAGAGACTTAGTTGCTGATTATCCAATTCTATAACTTTTTAGCATTCGCAATTATCATTTCTGATTATGCTGTAGCATATAGACTCTAAGGATTTCCCAGCAGTTAAATAAATTTATTTTTGATAACTTTCATTATCAGGAAGCAATTCTATGTTTACCTCCAAATTCATAAGATTGGAACGTAGCACCTACATCAAGATAGCCATTCTTAGCTTTACTATACATGTAAGCAGTATTTGGCTTAAATCTTGATAAATACTCTCCAAGTACATTCTGCACTAACGACCACATGCGCTCATTACCATTTATGTTAGCTTTACATTTCTGTAAAGATCAGACTATATCATTATCTTACTATAACGGTTTTATATTGTCTTTATTTCCATAAAAATATCTCCATCTAAATCCTCCACATCTTTTTTGTTTGCCACTAATTGCATGACAAATATTGGTGGGAGTATTTATATTATTAGCAGCAGCTGCTTCTTTAATAGTTGAATATGATTCTATAAAAGTTCCATCATCGGAATATTTAGCTACAGCCGTTCCTACTGGATAATATTCAAATTTATTTTTATATGACCAGTAGTAACCAAAAGACTGATGTGTTTTTTTATTAACACAATTATTAATAGCTGCTCTAGCTGAATAAGGATTTGGAAATATCTTACATGCTTCACTTGCAGATTTCCAAGTTTTTAATAAGTTACCTTGTAAATCAAATTGATATACTGCTTTCTCTTTAGTTTCTGTAGCTTCTATATCGTCCTCACTTCCAGTATAGTATCTCCATTGATAATCTCCTGCATATCTAGTAACTCCTAGAATACAATTAGATATAGAATTTAAATTTAATTCTGTTTCAGCTTCTACTATAGAATCCCATACTCTTATAAATTTTCCTTCTATACTATACTGAGCTATTTTTTTCTTTTGATTTTCATATGCTGTAAATCTGCCACCTAGTGCTAAATTATATGTATTAGGATCTTTTACAAAATCTTCATTAACTAATTCAGCTTCCATAGCAAATGCTGCTTCTTTACCTTCTTTTGTAAAAGGAAATATTGCTAATGTTTCTCTTTCGAAGTTTTCATAGCCATATTTAGCTACTGCCTGTGGAAAACCTCTTCTATTTTTCTTTCGATCCTTCTTCGAAACACCCATCCCTAAATATGAGTCGAATACATTAGGATCCTTAGTTTGATGTACTCCAATATAAATTTTTCCGTTAATTTTATTAGTTGTTTTATATACTATATAATTCATAAGATAAAAAACTTTTAGTCGTTGAACATTCCTCCCTTTCGGAGGCCTTTGCTGCTGATTATCCAATCTTATACTTTTCAAACTATCACATATATTATCTCTAATTATGTTGTAGTGTATAAGCTCTAAGGATTTTCCAGCAATTTGAATTTTAGTTTCATCACTGTCGCCAGTGAAGCATCCATAATTCTAGATGAAAATCCAATGATTCCCTGTGGGTTGCTCTGCCTTCTCCGCCATAGCAGACATTGCTGCTTGGAATACCTGAATAGTAAAATTATTGAATGCATACTTAGATGCAAATCGTTCTACTTGAGGAATTACCCCGTCACCAATATATCATACTGTTTTCTCTTATTACTAAGAGTGTCGGACTATATCTTTGGCTTATCAAATGAAAATTTAAATTTATGACAATGATTTCTTTTACCTAAACAGACTTGTAATACAGATGGAAACTGTTTTCTGCACTCTGTTATTGAATCCCATTCTCTAATATAGTCTCCTTCCAATGTAAATTGGTATACTTTTCTTGGAGTCTTTTGTTCTAATTCAGGATTTTCTATTAATATGTTATCATATCTAGAATATGACCAATAGTAATCAAAAAATTTATCACTATTTTTTATTGCTCTTTCTAAATCCTTTTTATTACATTTAAACTCCTTCTTTAGAACCTTAATATTTTCATATACTTTTATAAAGTCTCCGTTTACATTATACTGATATATTTTTGGGCTATTTTTAATAGATCCGTCTAGATAAGATTCTATGGTTTCTCCTTCTTTTAAGAACCAAAACCCAGAAGTTGCATACTTTCCATAAATAGCATTAGTGATTTTACTTCTATCAATATCCAATGCTTTTGCAGCTTCTGTAGTATTCTTAAATGACTTCAAGAATTTTCCATAAGTAGTATATTGTCTAATACTTCCTCTAGAGCTTGGCCTATATTCTTTAGTATCTAATTTCTCATAATATTCCTCAGCCCAATAAGATGCTTCGAATGATCTTTTATCATCTATAACCATTCTAATTCTATCTTTGTTGCAATTAAAATTTGTAGTTATAGATATTATAGATTGCCATTCTTTAACGAAGTTTCCATCTAAATCGTATTGATAAATATGTTTCTCTAGAGTTGGAGGCATTCCTCCTCCAAGAGTAATATTATAAGTATCAGTTCTTTCTATAAAACTAGGACATACAAGCCATCTTTCTAAATCCAAAGCGTCTTGTAAGTTATCGAATACTCTTAAAGTTTTCCTATGAAAATTTTTTGGGCCATATTTGGCTACTGCACATTGAAATGGAGTCTGTCTTTTATTATAAGAATTAGGAACATTATCAAAAACTGCACAACCTAAGTAATGATCCCATTCATTAGGATTCTCTGTTCCGTGAACTCCAATATAGATTTTATTATTTATTAAATTTGTAGTTAAATATACTATATATTTCATTGTCTTAAATTTTTATACTTATCATTTGTAAGTCATCTTCCACTTCCATATTTTATATGTACTCCCATTTGGGATAGTCTCTGAACCTTTTTAAATTCATGCTAAAAGTCAGTAATTTAAACTTGGCTGCTGATTGTCTTAAAATATAAGATTTCCAGCAATTCAAAAGATAAATTTTTGTAATCATCACTGATTACCCCCACATATATTATTTAATAGCTATCTTAACTATTAATTTTATGTTTATGGGTCTTCCAGTATCCATTTATTATTATTTTAATACTTTATATTACTATAAAGATTAGACTATATCTTTAACTTAATCTATGTACTTAAAAATATATCCTCCAGATGTTTTTCTGTCTCCATGTAATACATGTCTACATCCAGAAAAATCTTTTGTACATTCTGTAACTGTATCATAAATTTTTACTAAATTTCCATCTATAGTATATTGTCCTACTTTTCTAGCTTCTTTTTTTACAATGGTACTTGGCATTTTATCAACCTTCTCTAAACTCCACTGAAATCCAGCAAATGTTCTTCCTAATTTTATCGCCGTGCTTAATCCTCTAGATTTATTTAAAGCTTTTTCTGCCTGAGAACAATTATTATATTCAGCTATAAAATTTCCTTCTAAAGAATATTGATATATTTTATGCCCTCTTATATTTATTTTTTCTGGAAATTCAAGAATATTATATTGAATATATGAAAAATATTTATTATTTATTTTAGTACCAGTTTCACAAGCTCTATGAATATTAGAAGTACTAGATTCATTAAGTTCGGCTGCTTTACTAACAGATTCGTAACAACAATCATATTCCAAATTATCTGAATATTGATATATTAATTTTTTATTGCTGCTAGTTTTATACTCCGTTAAATCAAGTCTATCGTATTTCTCTTCTGACCAAAAAAAGTTGCCCGCCTTTATTTTTTCTTTTATAGCTCTTTTAATAGTTGTAAAACCTCTATTTACTGCTATAGATGCTTGTTGCTCAGATTCATATTCAGATATAAAGATTCCATTTAGATCATATTGATAACATTTTTTAGCGTTTCCTGCAATATCACCTCCTCTTCCTCCAAGAGCTATATTATAGGTATCCTTTCTTGCAATAAATTCTGGACAAACTAACCATCTTTCAAGATCAAACGCATCTTCTGAGTTATCAAATACTTTTAATACTTTTCTAACAAAGTTCTTTGGCCCATATTTCTTTACTGCATACTGAAATGGATATTTCGGGTGTTCATATGAACTTGGAGCATTTGAATAGCATTTACATCCTAAATAACCGTCAAACTTATCTGGATTTTTTGTTCCATGTACTCCAATATAGATTTTATTATTTACTAAATTAGTTGTTAAATATACTATATACTTCATTTTATTTCAATTTTATACTTACATTGTTAAGTTATCTACTATTTCCACTATGAAGTGTACGTGCATCGCACTAGTCGTTGAACCTTATATTACTCTACTTTTAAAGCCTGATTCTGTAATATCTTGGCTGCTGATTGTCCTTTACAGGAGTTTCCAGCAATTAAATAGATTTTTAATAGTATTTATACTATTAGACCCCAATACTGTTTAGGGTCTACAATAGTAGACTTTCCATTTTTGTCTACATTAGTCTTATTAAAGAGCACAAATAATGCGCATTTATATATTTCTATATAATTTAGACTATATCTTTAATTTTTAAAGTATATCCTTTAGTACTTTTATTAACTCCTCTTAAAACTCTATTTACACAGGAATTATCTAGATTTAATTCTCTACATAAAGAGTTAATGCTATTAAATTCCCCTACAAAAGTTCCATCAAGTTTATATGCTAGTATGACTTTGTTTTTATTTTTCTTTATATATGGTTCTATCTTATCGAATTTTTCTAGCCTTAGTTGTTTTTCTGCTATAATTGACTTAGTTTTAATTATAGTGGTTAATTTTTTGTTAGAGGAAACTCCTAAATATTTATGTATATCTTTATAAGGAACTTCAGCTTCGAAATCTCCTTTTAAATTATAAACATAAATAATTTTGTCTTTTAAAATCATTCTAGGTTTCGGAATATATTCATCAAATAACTCTAAACTATAATAATTACCTTTTGTTAAGGCATTTTCTTTTATTCTATTATATAGTTCAGAAGTAGAATAGTTATTTTCTTTTGCCGCTTCGTTTATTGAATTGTAAATAGATATACATTTTCCATTTTTTGAGTATTTATAAACCTTTTGAGATATATTTGGATTAGAATACTCTGATATGTCAATTGAATCTGTATATGCCCAATAATAATTAAATAACCTGTTTCTTTTATTGATTGCCATATAAATAGATTGTTTCCATGTCTCTAAAAAATTAGATACTTCATATATATCTTTCCATTTTTTAACTAATACACCATTAGTATCAAATTGAAAGATCTCCTTTCTATTATAGAATAAAGGTCTTACATTTCCACCTAAAATACAATTATATGTATCCTCTCTTAATACAAAGTCTAGATTTACTAACTCTCTTTCTTTTATATATGCTTGATCTTCATCATCATATGTATAAAGAGTAGTTCTTTTAAAATTAGATGTTCCATATTTTTTTACAGCATACTGGAATGGATATTTTGGATTCATGTATGTACTAGGATGATGTATATTAACCCCATTCCCAATATAGCCATCAAATCCTTTACTTAAATCTGTTCCGTGTACTCCTATGTAAATTTTATTATTTACAATGTTAATTGTTTGATATACTATATACTTAAAATTATTCTCCATTTCAAATTTTTTTATTTTACCCTTAATCGGATAGTCGTTGAACCTTACATAAAGCCGAACTAATATCTTGCTTTTATGTCTTGGATGCTGATTATCATACTATTTTTAAATTAGTTTAGATTTCCAGCAATTAAAAGAATTTTAAATGACCTGCTCTTCAAGCCATTATTTCTAACCTCTAAGAAGCTATTTAACAAATCCTTCTCTTTCTTATTCATTTTATAAAGTGTTTCTTTCAAATGACCATTATCTTTGCCTTCTGCAATACTGATAAATTGGTCTTCCATTGCTGCAAACAATGCAGAATAAGAAACATCAACACGATGTGTGGTAATGTATCCACGCAATCTTATATTTTCATATAAGTTAGACTATATCATTAATTTCCCTCATGAAATTTAAATACATAACCAGCTGTAGTATTTGCAAGGCCTCTTAATACTCTATTAACACAAGAAGTCTTTGCTCCAAATTCCTTAGCAGCTTTTTGTACACTTTCACACGTTTTTATAAATTCTCCAGTTTTTGTGTATACATCAACAGATTTAGATAAATGTGTATTTTCTACCGGATTTATTTTATCAGAAAATTCTGTTTTAATTTGGAATGTTTTATACACACCATTTCTTCTATTAATAACATCCCATATTGAACTCCATGATTTTACTCCCATAAATTCCATTAATTCCTTAGAAGTTTCTATTGTCTTTATATAATTTCCTTCTAAAGTATATATATAAAAAGTTTTACCTTTTAGTGATTTTTTAGGAGTTGGAATAAATTCATCGTATAGAGTAAAAGAATAATAAAATTCTCCTTGTACTAAAGAATTACCTTTAATAGCTGTAGTTAGACTACTTGCAGATATATTTTCTTCTTTAGATGCTTCATAAAGAGAATTATATTCCTTTATTAATTTTCCTGATTTTAAATATTTATACACAGATTTTCTTGGGGTTCCTTTAGAATAAGTATTTATATCTATGTAATTTTCTTTACTCCAAAAATAATCAAATAATGCTTCTCTATAATAGATAGCATTTTTTATAGATTTCTCAGGACATACGAAAAACTCAGAAGCATCTGTTAAAGTGTTCCAATGCTTTACTAATAAACCTTCTTTATTAAATTGATTTACAGGCTCAGTAGAACGATACTCTCCACCCCCTTCTATCATGTTATAATTAGTATTTAATTTAATAAACTCTAAGGTCACTAATTCTTTTTCCTTATTAAATGCTTCCTCTGCTGTATCATAAACATATAAAATACTTCTAGAAAACTTATCTGTTCCATATTTTTTAACCGCATATTGAAATGCAGTTTTAGGATTCATATAGGTACTTGGTTGTGTTGCTCTAACTGAACAGCCTAAATACCCATCAAATTTATCAGGATTTTCTGTTTTGTGTACACCTATGTAAATTTTCTTATTTACTATATTAGTTGTGCAATATACTATAAATTTCATATAAAATTATCCTCTTTTTCAGTTATTACTTACTTAAATGATTGTTTAGTCGTTGAACCTTATACAATCCGTTACTTTCGCACTCCATGTATTGTATCTTGGCTGCTGATTGGGTTTTAATACCGTTCCAGCAATTTAAAGGATTTATTTTTAACTTATTATTTAAGTTAAAAGAAGCACCATGATTAAAAAATGCTTCTCAATATTAGATTGATACTTTATGTATCCTTCCTCATGCATCTCTGGCCATTAAGCCCTTTATATTACTATAAAGATTAGACTATATAATTTTCTTTCTTATATAAAGAAAATATCCGTTTCAATTTTCTATATATTTATATACATTTCCTTTATGTTTTTCATACTTTCCATTTAATACATTCTGAACAGAACTACCTACTTCTCTAGCACATTGTCTAGCAGATTCCCAAGTTTTGATAATATTACCTTCATTGTCTAACATAGCTACCTTTTTTCTTCCTTGTCTTTTTGGTTTATTGTAGTTATCAAGTTTTTCTAGTGACCACATAAATCCATTAGAATCTAATGATTTTAATTTTATAGATTTAGTAATATTGCTATAAGGATTTTCTTTTTCTGCCAATTCCTGAGTTTCATAAGATTCTATATAATTTCCATTAGAATCATACTTATGTACTTCTCTAGTTCTTATTTGCAAAGACCGTGCTTTATCATAAGTTTTCTCCTTTATAAAGGAGAAATAATAGGTATCTTTTACACAATATCCGGTTAACGTAGCCGATCTTATATTAGAAGGAGAACTATCACTATTTCGACTAGCCTCATTATAAGATTCAAATTCTCTATCAAATTCTCCTGTTTTTAAATATCTAAAAACTTTTACTTTTAGATTTGTGTTATATAAAGTTACATCTATTTTAGCTACTTTATCGGTATTGAAATAAAAATTATTTACCCTATATTTATATATTACAGCTCTTCTAATAGAAGATCCTTGTACTCCTAGTTCATGAGCAGCCGTTTCATAATTAGGATACTCATTAACGAAGTTTCCATTACTATCATATTGAAATACCTTAATCCCAGATAAATTATCACTATATCCTCCTAGTACCATGTTATACACATCATTTCTTGCTAAAAAATCTTCGTTTACCAATTCCGCTTCTAAATTTGAGGCATCTTCAGCATTATCAAATACAGCTAGTGTCTCTCTAAAGAAATTCTTGACCCCAAATTCTTTAACTGCTTGCTGCATTTTAGTTTTAGCTTTTTCATAAGTCTCAGGTTTGTTAATATAAATACCATTTGCTAAGTATAAATCGAATGTATCTGGATTAGCTGTTTTATGTACTCCTATATAAATATAATTATTAACTTTATTAGTTGTTTTGTATACAATATATTTCATAAATTTACTCCTTTCGGATAGTCGTTGAACATTATACTATTTATTTAATTATTAGGATTTCTCCATTATTTTCTAAATTAAAAAGTATCTTTGCTGCTGATTGTCCCATATATAAGGATTTTCCAGCAATTAAGATATTTTTATACTATTAGTTACCTAATAGTGCCACACTCAGAATTTGCATGATAAAATTCTCAATGGCATTTGACTGAAAACGGGTAGTATCTCCAACTTGACAGCCTGAAACATCAAGTAAAGATGAATAATCATTATCAATTAATCGTACAACATACTCCCAAAGATCATCAGACTTTCTTACTGGTCTCTCGACCACCATACATTGCTGTCTAGTTTTATCAATCTTGAAAATATCGTATTTCTCATAGTATCTCTCTTTGAAATACATAACAATTTCTGATCCATTCTCTCCCGTATCAGTAGGAACTGCAGCAAACTCAATTCTCTTAATGAAGTTTACTTCAATATCGAAATCGAAGTATAAACTATCAATAGAACGATATTTTTGCTGCTTGTTATCCATATAAAAGATATTTCTTAAAGATTCTGTTAAGAATGTAGCTGTTAATTCAGGATACATTCTTGATACTACACCCAATCTAGTAGGTCTAGTCCTAGATTTTACAAGTTTTTTAATTATCTTGTCTTACATTTTACTATCATGTAAGTTTAGACTATATCTTAGTCCTTATATAAGGACTCCGCAGGCTCGTGTCAATATTATTGGTATGGAATCCTCAATTATTAGTCGTTGAACCTTGTATCTTACAATTAAATCCAATTTAGATACCTTGGCTGCTGATTACCTCTAGTAGCGAAGGCTTCCAGCAATTCTTGCGGTTATACAATATATATTACTATATATTAGGGCACTAGACACCCAAAAATTTATAGAAGTCCTCATAAGTTCTAGTAGAACTCATTTCAGGACGCTTAGTTACAAAATTTGCTACTATCATATTATTACATTGTTTAAATTAATCTAAATCAATAAAATTTGGTGATGATATTGGTTTATAACCACCAGATGTCTGTTTAGATTCTTGTTTACGAACTGTTGTTTTTTGAGTAACTGGTTTTTCTGGTTGCTTTCCATTTAAAGCATCATCAAAACCTTTTTTATAGTTGGCTTTAGAATAAGCCTCTATTTGTTCTTTATAATATCTGGATAAAGTTTCCAATGCTTCTTCTCCATTAAGAGCAAACCATGCCATTCTTGTTAATGTCTCTGGATCATTTAATGCTCTAGCAAAATAACGAGTTCCAGTTTTGTCTACTCCTAATATAAATTCAGCTATTTCCTCTTTATCATTATCATCTAGATCGAACTCTCCTATTGAATCTACTTTATCTACTGCATTCTGTATAGCATCTTGAAACTCTACTACTTGTCTCTGCTCTTCTTCTTGACGGAGAATCTCCTCCTCATTTCGTTTAGCTGTCTCTTTAGCTCTATAAGAATTTCTTAATCCTTGCATTCTTTTCTCCCATAAAATTTGATTACCCTTTTCATGCTCCAAGGCAGCTATACACTCTTCATCAGTTAAATCTGGAGAAGTATCTTTCAAATCTAAGAGAAACAACTCTTCATCAGATAGAGAATCTATCTCTGTGCTCTCATTAGCAGTAGAATTTATATAGTCTTCTACAGCTTGTCTTTTTATCCACTCAACATAATCATTTACAGAGAGATTATTAGATCTAACTTCATTTAAGAAATCAATCTCATCATCATATAAATTAGGCTCATTAGGTTGAGCATCAGTGGATGATAAAATACTTAATTGTTCTTCTCTAGACAAAGAATTAAAATCCTTCTCTTCTATAGAACCATCTTCTGATTCCATCTTAATAGATGTTGTATCTTTAATTCCTTTAGATTTAAGGAAAGCTGTAATTAAATCATCTTCATCATCTGGCTCAGGTTCATTTTGTTGAATATCTGGCTCAGGTTCACCATTAGCCCCCATATAGGACTTAGTGTAATTGTCGGGGTCGAAATTATCATCTGATATATAGGTTTTATCCATGACTACATCATCATCGTCCTCGAAGTCTAAATTGTTTAAATCATCAGTCATATTATTCCTTTTTGAAATTATTTGCAAATATAATTAATTTAAATCTCTACAACAAGCAATTATCATACATTGTTGAAATAATATAGAAAAATTATCATAACTTTAATAGATTAATACTAACTTTATATTTATTATAACTTCATTATGAATATTAAAGTATAATAATCGGGAATAGTTTTTAATCTTTCCTGACTTCCATTATTTAATTTAAATGTATGAGTATGTTCTCCTAAACTACCTGAAGAGTCACCACTAGCTGCACTTCCTCCAGAACCTCCAGAAGAAGAATCAGTAGTAAATGTATCTGTAGGTAAATTACTTGTTTCTATTAAGATTCCATTCTTTAATTCATTTAATGGTCTAACATCTGTTGGCCCAACAGAAGTTCCTGCTACTATAAATCTATCAGTAAGATCGGGAGTTCCTTCAGTGCCATCACATATATGCCATCCTTCTGGAATATTATTTAATAATCCATTATACATTTTTATTTCTCCTTGTAATGGAGCTTCACAGCATGGGCAATGTACTTCTACTTTTCCTTTATGATTAAATACATTTACTTGATGATTAGTATCATATAATAGATCAATATTTAATATACTATCTAATGTAAAATTAGTATTAACAAAATTACCTCTGAATTTAGCATACTTTACAGTATCTCTCATTATATTATTAGTGAAATTAGTAAATTCACAATTTTGAAAATCTGTAGTATATTCTCCTCTAAATGCATTTCCAGATCCAGTACAATAAGTTATTTTTGATAAGGATGATTCATGTAAATTTTGATACTCAAAATTATTATAACTAAAGATACCGTTAAAAGTATTTGTTCCAAAAACATCTATTTTTAAATGATTCTGTCTGAAATCATGGTTTATAGTATTAGTATTAAATGATTTAGCTGTTATTGTATTCCAGTTAAACATGCAAAATCCATCTAATCCAGGATCTCCTTTATTAATATTTAGTTCATTAATAGGCCCAACTATAGTATTATGACTAAAGTCTACTTTAATTATAGAATTTATAAAAGTACCATCAATTATATTATTATTAATTCCATAAGTAGGATTATCATCCTTTAATAACTGTACATTATTAATTCTTCCAATAAATTGATTGTTATTTACTAATCCTTCACATATAAATTTAATAACATCAGCTTGGAATATATTATATTTTAATATATCTTTAAAAGTATTATCCTGCCAAATGTCAGCAGAGATTTGATTTCCGAAAAAGTCTTTTTCCCATGTACAATTATCAATTATAGAGCTACTAAAGATATTAGAGTAAGTTTTACCTTTAAATGTACATTTAGTTAAGTTTCCATTTATTTGATTATTTTCTATTTTATTTCTAAATGTACATTCCTCTATACTTCCCATTAACTGATTACTAATTATTTCAGTGAACTTACATTTAGTTAGAGTAGAGTTAAATGTATTATTTTCTACATGTCTATTAAATGTACATTCTTCTATATCTCTATTCCAGACGTTTCCTACAACTCTTATTAAAGTAGTTTTATCATTTGGATTAGTTGTTTCATCAGGATTTGTAGTTTCATTATTATCTGGATCACCTGGATTTTTATTTCCTGAATCGGGATCTGTTGGAGTTTCTCCAGAGCCACCTTCATTTCCAGTTCCTCCATTATCTTGATCAGTATCTGGATTGTCTACATTATCGTCAGCTTCATCATCATAAATAGATCTTAATTCTCCATCTTCTTTATATTCAAATTTACAATTATTTACATTACCTCTAAAATCATTCCTATTAAATATTCCAACAATATCAGTATTAATAAAAGTTCCACTAAATGAATTATTCTCTATTTCACTTTCAGGACTTCCAATGTTTGAATTTTCAAACTGTCCTCTAAATTCATTATTATTTATTTTCTTGCCTGTAACTATTATAGGATTTAATTCTTCTACATTTTTAGTATTTAAATCCCAAAATATATTATTAGCACATACTATATTCTCATTAGTATTTAAACTTGATAAATCTTCATTATTTGGAGAATTTAATACATATTTACCATCTTTTGTATACTTTTTAAAGTCTAATGGTGCTTCATTATTCCATATATCTTTTACATAATAAATTCTTCCTTTATTTTCCAAATCTAATTTAGCATACTGATCTTCAGTAGGCCATTTATCTTTATCATAATTTTGAGATCTTATATCATATTTTATTTGAATTATATCTTTATTATCTTCCTCATAATAATAGGATATAATATCTTCAAATTGATGGCTATTTTTTCCTTTTAATATAATAGGTCTAACATTTCTATCTACACCAAATTTTGGCTCATTAGATGGTTCATCATAAGCACTTGGATCTATAGAATCTACTTCTGAACTCCAAGCACTAGAATAAATAATGTTTACTCCTATTTCTTCATCTACTGTAGTTATTTCCCATTCATTTTGGTAGTCTATAATTATATATGTAGTTCCAAATAATACTTTTCCTGAATTTACTAATTCTACAGCATCTTGGTATCTTAAATAAACAGGAGCTACTTCTACTTCTGCTGAAATATGATCTACCTGTAGATAAGATTCTCCAGTTACTTTATCAATCCATATTCCCCATCCAGAAGATCCTTCTACAAAATTAGAAGAATATATTTCATCAGTAACTATTCCTTTTAAAGCATTAATAATAGATGCAAAATCTACTTCTCCAGATTTTACTATAATTTGTTCTTTTCCATCTACCTTTACAGTTAATTGCTTATTGGAATCTATTACTCCTCCATTTTGGTCTTGATATATATCTGTGTGATTATCTTCTGTACCTACTCTTAAATAATTCTTTAATCCTTCTATTAATAATGCTAATGATTCCGAATCTCCTAAATCTATAGTTACTTGTTTATTAAAATAATTTGATTTACTAGATTCTTCTTTATCTGTTACAGGATAAAATATTCCGTCTTTAAGAATATAAGCTTTATTCTCTGATACTATATATACTAGTCCACTAGCTTCAGCTTTTAGAGCATCTTCTTTAGTATAAAATGATAATCCTATATTATTTTGAGCTTGAAATTGTTCTTCAGTTGTTAAATTTTGAATATCATTATATACTATATATCCTCCTACTTCTTTAGCATTACTGAATATTTCATAAATATTATCTCCTATTTTTAAATATAGAGTACCAGAATCCTCATCAAAATAAAATCCATCTTCATCTTTAGTAGAAGGCTTTCCTTTTATTGTGCTAATTATATCTTTATTTCCTACATTAAATTTTCCTCCAGTAAATAAATCTGTGAACTTATCTCCGAAGTTTATCTTTATTTTTCCTTTAGTTTGTAATACTAGATCCTGCTCTTTAGTTCCAAAGAAAGTCATATCTCTCCCTAATGCTCTAGCACTTCTAGATAACTCAGTAGCCATATTATATAATAGTTATAGTTATATTTTCTTGATTTTCTAGTAATTTTACTAACTTAATTTCATATGGAGTAGAATTAATTACTTTTCCTTTTACTTTGTTCTCTCCCAAGATTACACACCCGGCTGAATCCTGCTCCGTGTTCCCTTTATGTATTCTGATTCCCAGGAAGTGAGGAACATTTAGTATTTCTGGTAATATTCTTTTAAATTTGTTAGAATAAGATAATACTACTTTATAGGTTCCAGCTGGAATAGCAGTTTCTCCATATATTTTTTCTTTACATTTACAATTTATTCCTTTAGGAGTATAAGGACAATCTTTAGGAAGGCTTCTTACTTTATCTTCTATAGTATCGCAAAACCATGTTCCATTTATATACAAATTACCTATTGTATATTTGTCTCCTTTATATATTCTTTTTAGTAATAGTTCCATATTAAGTTAATTTAAGTTAATTAAACCTTATAAAACAACAATACCACTGACACAGATATGCCAGTGGTATCATTTTTATTTATTTTTCTGCTTTTCTTGATTATAAGCAGACATTAATTCATCAACATCTGAATCATTGAATCTAACTGATCCTATAGTAAATCCTCCTCTTGCTTTCAATTCAGATTTTAAAGCATCTGCTATTAAAGATGTATTAATATTTCCATCTTTATCTACAAGTAAATCTATGATTCTATTATGCTTGTCCACCCAATTTCGAACTATATAAGTTATAACTGTTTGAGTAGGAAGCGTAGATAATCCAAAGAAGTTAGAAGCAATTCCTTTAATATACTTCTCTACTACTTGAATTAGTAATTCTTTGTCACTCACCATGATAATTTATTTGCCGATTGATAATTCTTCATATCTCTTTTTTAATTCTGGGTCATTTTCTAATAAGTGAATAAGTTCATCAACCTTCTTTTGTTTGGCTTTTAAATCCTCACTCACTTTATCTTTAATTCTCTTTATAGCATTTAATAAGTTTACAGCAGAAGTTTTGCCTTCTGGTGTATTTACATATTCCTGAGAGAATTTTTGTCCTAGAAATCCCATGAATCCAGCTTCATAAGTCTGTTTAGCCATTTTATAATCAGGAGATTCTGACATCATCCTTTGCTCGTCAGAACTCATTCCAGCTACAACTTTATTAATATCTTCTAAGATAGAACTTCCTTTTTGCATTTGCTGCATAGCAGCTAATTGCTGATAATAATTCTGTTGCAAATCTTGAAGATTAGTTCCAAATGGATTTTCAAACATTGTATTAAGGTTTAATTAAATCTCTGTATAACTATACTAACATTATATGCAGGAGAAGTAACTCCAGTAATAGATAGTGCAGATTCTCCAGTATTAGATATAGTAATTATATCTCCACTCTTTAAGAACTCTATAGTTCTTACTGTAAATTCCTCATTTATAGGAGTAGCTCCTCCGATTCGTGGATTACTAGTTACTGAAATACCATTTATATTAATAGTTGGAGTTACTGTAGTAGATGCTGTTGCAGGTAATCCTGTAACTCTAACATCTATATAATAAGTTCCAGTATTTTCTACTAATAATGATGTTCCAGAAATAGAAATATTATTAGCACTTGAATGTTCTAAAATAAATCCAGGCTGTAATAATCCTCCAGTAGCTGCCCATGTTTGAGCAGTACTATTTTCTATTAAAGTATATCCAGGAGTTGAGCGTCTCTTATTAACACAACTACAAGTCATAATTAACTATAAATTTTGTGATCCACAGCAACCAGACCAAGTAGTTCCGCTACCATACGTAGTAAAAGGCGTACAATACAAAGGAGAGATATTTGGTACAGGAGCACATAAGTTACTATAAGCATACTTCAATTCTCCATCTATCTTGTGATCTATTTGTCTCTGTAATGCAGCATCAGCTATTAAATTAGCCTTCTCTGCTTTGCAGCAGCAGTCATCTGTATATTTATTAGCTTTTACTTGAGTAAGCTCAAACATCAAAGGAATAGCAGCATTAGTAGCAGCTTCTCTCTTCTCTAACTCATTGATTCTATTTGCTAATGTTTGATACATATTAGCTTTTTCAGTAATATCTTTCTCTCTTGCATTAGTAAATTTATCACAAATAGTTAAGTTCTGAGCATTATCTCTAGTGATTAAGTCAATATACATACTAGATTTTTCATTCAAATCTGTAATTCTTCCATTGTAATTTTGATATGACAATTCTTTTAAACGACCATCTATATAGGAATACATATTAATGTCATCTTGCAGGGATTGTACTCTATTATTCCATGCCAAATTATCAGCAGCTTGTCCTTGTAACATAGCCATTTGCATAGCTCTTTCAGCTAAACAGTTTCCATTGTTATTACCAAACAAGTTACCTAAAATACCGCCATTATTGCAACAACCTCCGTTATTGCTTAATGCTGCTAAACTAGTACCTATAATCATTATATTAACTATATGTTACCATATAGATTAGACTATATCTTATTCCATTTCTGGAACTTCCCCATTTCGGTATTACCCTACGCTTTCGCTAGTCGTTGAACTTTACTTTTAAAAGTCTTAGCTGCTGATAGTCCTATTAGGATTTCCCAGCAATTAGAGGAATTATTCGATATACATTACTGTATAAAGGAGCATTTTTATATACCCAAAGTTAATGCAGCATTTGTCTTCCCTTTACTTCCAAAGCTATCATGAGCTTCTTCGTGCGTAATAAATTCCAATTTTGTTATCTTGTATATATTTAATATACAACTCTGCACTTTCTTTTTTAAGTTATATGCAGTTCAGACTATATCTTCTAACTCGGACACTCGTGTTGATATTATTGATTCTGCTTCTCAATCATTAGTCGTTGAACCTCTTCTTTACTTTTATGCAGTTCAAGAATTTGGCTGCTGATTATCCACTTCTGGACTTTCCAGCAATTCATCCGATTTTACATGACCAAACTTCCATATAAATCCTTTATGAGTTTTTCTTTGACCTCTACATACAGCCAATATATGCCTATTATCTCCATTAATTGCTCTTTCTGCTTGCATGGCACTTTTATAAGTATTTATTAATTTTCCATCAAGAGAATATTGTTCTATAATGTTTGAATTTTTATATACAGAATTAAATTTAGATTCCGAAATAGTTTTTCCGTATTCTCTTTTAAAATTTCTACCTCCTCTCATAGAGTTATATCCATTTTTTATAGTATCTCTAGAAATAATTTCTTCATCCTCTAATTTATTTAACTTATCAAAAAGTTCTTCTGCTGTATCTGCTTCCACAGTGTGTAAAATCTGCCTAATAAATCCTCCTTTTCCATATTTTCTTAACGCATTGCAGAATTTATTATGCTTATTCATATTAAAAGCATCATAATAATGTTGGTAATCTCTTTCTTGTATAGGCTGTATAGTTTGTCCTATATATTCTTTTCCATTCTGTTTATTAACAAATGTATAAATGAATCCTTTCATATTTTTAGATTTAAATAAGATAATTATTTAGCCATAATAATAATTTAAATTTAAATAATTAATAAAATAGTTTCCGTGCACAGAAAACTAAAAAATTTGCCGTGATAAATCTTGTTTACTATTTCATCTTTTCATAATGCAAAAATAATAAGATTTTTTAGCATTGTCAAATTTTTGTAAAAAATCTTTAAAATTTTATATCTGACAATAATAAAGATTATATTTTAAATATCAATTTATAATTAGTATATAAATTATAATAAAAAGAGCAGAGCTAAATAAATGCTCATAATAGCTATTAGCTCTGCCCAGAATTTTATACTAGTATATTTGAATATTTTATTTATACTTCTATACTTAATAAACTTTACTATTAAATATATTAATAATGGAATCCAAATTAATAATAATTTAGGAATAAGTAATCCAATCCATATCTGAGAACAGATAAAACTAATAATAGCAAATATAGTATGTACCATATCTACAGATTTATCTCTCCTAAAATCATCTGCAACTCCAATAAATGATATACCAACCATTGATAAAAATGCAAGTATTTGATAATTTTCTGGAGTTACTGATACTATTGGAGGTAGTAAACAATATGATATAAATACCATAATTACTGTAAACCATATTGGATTATCTAAGTAATATCTAGTTTCTGATATAGAGTAAGGTATTTTCTTTTCTTTTATTATTAATATTATTAAGTATATAAGAATAATAAAGAAAGTATACATTAATCAATAGCAGTTAAATAAATATCTACATAATCTTTTAAATCTCCTTTCATTATAGATTCAGAATCCTTATGACACATATATACAGTTCCTCCTTCTGTATAATACTTTCCTAACTCTAAAGTCATTCCAGAAACATATACGATAGGATCCTCCTTAGTACCTTCATTTATAGAATACTTACTCCAATCAATACTATCTTTTTTATCCCATCCTTTTTGGAGAGTATCTAAAACAAATTTAGTAGCTTTTAAATAAAAGTCCGATAAATCTTCTACAGTTTCAAACTTATGATATGTAGGATCAGCAGAAGTTCCAAATTTAAATGTAACTGGAAGAGAGGCTCCATTTGTTTGTACTGCTAAATCATAAGCTGTTTTATAGTTAAATTGATTTTCAGTAGATAACCATACATGATGGTTATTCCAAACAAAATTATTTAATATTTCATCATCAATTTGATTATTTATATATGATAAAATCATATTTTGAATAATATCCATAGATGGAGTATAATAAAGTCTTTCATAAGTCCATGTGCCTAATGGAGATTCAGATTCTTCTCCAGTCTCAGGATTTATTTCTTTATCATCTTCATAATCCCATCTAATTAAATACACATCATCATTCTCTTTCTCTAACTGTATGTAGTTCTCTTTATAATCAGTTATTCTTATCATAGTAAGTATTATTTATAAGTTTTTAAGTTGTTTCAATTTATTATATTTATTTTTGTAAGTAGCTACTTCAAAATAACCTCTTATATAAAATACTTTCCATCAAAGTGGAGATATTAATTTTACTAACTTTCTCCTTAACACAGCTATTATATAGTCTAATAAATCCTAAATAACTGTAGCTAAAAATTTATCTAGGATATAATTAGGATTCCAGTTAGTTTTATTGTGAGATCATTTATTTGTTTAAATATTAATAAATCGTCTACTATAATTATTTTTATATTATTTTGTTTACCTTTGTATATATTTAGACTTATGTGTATGGTATTGAGTAAAAAATACGAACATATTCCTCGTAATTTTTAGCGGTACCACCGACGTTACCATTTCCCCAATTAATAAACCATGCACTTCCCGCATTATACTGTGTGGAACTCCAATACCGATCTGTAGATTCTTTCTTCATAGCAGTACCACCAATTTTACTAAGAGCACTATTTATAGATGATTTGTTATTATAAGCAGTTTGCCATTCACCTAATGCACCTAAATAACCATATGATCTAATACCGTTTATACTATAATTATTTCGTCCACAAATATCTACAGCAGGAGAGTTCGCACCTACAGATTCTAATTGACTACCAATTTTTGGACAATTTGTTTTTCCTTCGTAGTCGTTTTTGGCTGCGGAAGAATGTATAGTAGTACCAATACCTGATATTTCTAAGTCTACTCCCCCATTCTCCCAGGCATAAGTATTATTATTACATACTTTATCAATAATAAAAGCACACTTATCTGATATAACCGCAACTCCAATAGCAGAGGAATTATTAGCAGTATTCCAACTTTCTACAGCTGTTAAAGTACCAGTTTTATCACAAATATAAATACCGTTTATTAAAGTTTTATAAGTAACTGTAACAGTCCTAGTTTGTTGACTTGCTGTAATGGAAGATTCTGAAATTTGTTTATTATATCCTTTAACTAAACTTGCAGATATAGTATATGCAGTATCATAAGGAATGTAATAGGTTCCACTAGTAGCTGTTTGACTTTTGCCATTTACTGTAATTGTAAATCCTGAAGTTAAGCCATTTACATTAACAATTAATTTTTCAGAATCATAAGATCCAACTTCTGTTACCGAATCAACATTAGAAGTTCCAGTAATATTAGCAGGAGTTCTATAATTAGTTATAGTTCCATTAAATGCTATAGTATAATCAACATTATATGGAATAACTACAATTCCCTCATTTATAGAAGAAGTAAAATTAACTGTTTGAGAATAACTAGAATAAGTAACTATAGCAGAAGTAGTATCCATTGCTACTCCTTGATTATTAGTTCTCTGTACAGTTAAACTACAACCTTGATAAGTTCCAGTTTCTTGTATAGATTGAGAACTTCCTGTTCCTGAAATATTTTCAGGAGTTGTATATAATAAAGCTCCATCATTATTTGCTACAGAACTAAATGCAATAGTATAAGATTCACCTAATGGGAATATAACTGATTGAGTACTATTACTATTAAATGTAACTTCTTTAGAACCTGAATCATAAGTAACTGTAGCTGTAGAACTTTCTGACATAGTTATATTAGAACTTCTAGTTACTGATAATAAGCAAGCTTTATAAGTAACTGTAGTAGTCATGGAATTTCCACTAGCTGTAAATGTAATAGTATTAGATCCTGTTATGCTATCTGTATTAGATTCAACATTGTATCCTTCAATATTACTATAAGTTATTGTAATTTCATCATCAGGTAATACTTTTATAACTTTAGATATTGTATCATCAGTAAAAGATAAAATTCTATTCTCTGACCATGAACTACAACTAATTTCAGCTGTAGAATTTCCTAATGATAATGTTTGATTAGATGTTCTATTAATAGTAATAACAGTTTGAGTATATAATCTAGTAAGAGAAGTTAATTTATCTGCAACAGCAGTATAAACTTGTCCTTCATCATCTGTAGGTTTTTTATATAATAAATTACCTTCAGAATCTTTTATATCTGAATATTGTATAGTATATTCTGCACCTTCTGGAATTGAAAATACTAATGATTCTCCTTCTATATAACCTAACGTATAATTTTCAGCATTATAAGATACAGTAACAGAAGCTCCTACAATTCCTGGATCTGGATTAGCTTGATTAGATGCTAAGTTAATAACTAAAGTTTCTACTTTATCTACTTTATTAATTTCAGATGGAAAATATGTATTATGTGTCCATATTCTTCCGGTATCTGCATTAAATACTACAGCATCGGATCTTATTTCTCCTGCTAGTAATAAATCCTCAAATGATTCTTCTGATTCTGAATAAATAAAATTTTCTTTCATAATGTTTTATTTTTTAATAATTTTATACTCGGAGGAAAGCCCGAACATAAGGGTCGTTGGTCTTATAGTAGCCGTACACGCGACCACCGTACGCGTCCACGTACCTAGCGTTGTTACTGCTGTACTCGGAACTAGACCAATAGCCGTAGCCCGTACTCACAGACACGCCGTAAGAACTACCGTATGCGGTAGTTATCTTTGAAATAGCTTCATTGATAGCTTTAAGCCTACTCATCATATAACACAGTTCACCCATTGCAGGCAAATACCAATCACCTTGTTTAGTTCCATTAGTATAAAACATATTGCAACATGAAGCTGCTGGATAATCAGCTTCTGTATTATATGTTGGTTTCCATGATGAATAATCTTTAGTCCCACGTTGAGTTACTATTTTACTAGTATTTGTGATCCCATTAAA